GGGACCATCGACCCCGACAAGGTTCGGAAGGACAAGGCCAGCGTGATCTCCCGGGAGAAGGTGCTCGAATGGTACGAGCCCGACCCGATGGGACTTGAAGGCGTGGGTGGACTCGGGGGCCTGAAGGACTGGCTTCGGCAACGACGCACGGCATTCTCACCCGCCGCCCGGGACTACGGGTTGCCGACCCCAAAGGGGGTCATGCTCGTGGGCATCCCCGGCTGTCTGCATGGAGACACCGTGATTCACGATCCGGTGACTGGGACGACCGAGACGGTGCGAGAGCGGCACCAACGAGGGGAGCGTTTCCACGTGTGGTCGCTACACCCGAACGGTGAACCTGTGATTGCCGCGGCGGAACGTCCACATAAGTACGACCCGGCACAGATGGTCGAGATCGAATTCGAAAACGGTGAGACGATCCGCGTCACCCTTGGACACCGTTTCTGGGACGGGGAGAAGTGGATCACTGCTTCCGAGGTTTACGAGCGGCTGCAGCGATCCGAGCCCGTCCTTCTCCCGACCAATGCGGACACCGACCTTGCAGTTCGTGCCGAAGATGCTCTCCGTTGGTCTGAAACAACTCCAGGTTCTCTGGTCGATTGTCGGAGCGATCTCCGTTCCTGTGGTGCACCACCTCCCCTGGTCGAAGACGACGATTGAGCACCGTCTCCATGACGAGACGGTGCTCTCGGACACAGCCACTCCTACGCCCAGCTTCGGGGTGACCAGGCATCCACAACAACACGTACCCACTCTTGTCGATTCGTCGCCCACCGCGCCAAGCCGTGTTGCCGGAGCCCGCCGATCTCTCTGCTGTGAAGCGCGCATCGGCTACAGTACCCCCGGCACTGCGGATCGCATCGGCGACACGGTGTGTGCTTGAGCTGAGACGTGCCGCAACCACCCCGAGCGTTAGGCCCGTCTCGTAAAGTGCTCGAGCTTCCAAGGCACGAGACTGCGTCCACCGCTGGTTGCGACTTCCCCAACCCAGTCGACGACGGTAGTTGTTGATCGTTGCGAGGCTCACCTTGAAACGCTTCGCCAGATCCGCCAGCTCTACCTCCCCTTGGAGGTAGGCATCCCGCAAGTTGGCAATCTCGTCGTCCGTCAGGCAACGCGGGGCCATACTTACTCCTGGGTTACACGGTATACCTAACACTAAACAAAGAGGTCGTCAACATGGACAAGATCGCAGTTCGATCCGTGAAGCTCGTGGATGTCGAGCCCTACTACGACTTTCACGTCCCTGTGTTCAACAACTATTGGGCGCATGGCGTGTGGCACCACAACACCGGAAAGAGCCTCGCCGCCAAGGCCATCGCCACCACGTGGGGTATGCCCCTGCTCCGCCTCGATCTCGGGGCGCTCAAGTCGAAGTGGGTGGGTGAGTCGGAAGCGAACATCCGGAAGGCGCTACGGGTCGCCGAGTCGGTCGCACCGTGCATCCTGTGGTGCGACGAGATCGAGAAGAGCCTGGACGGTGCGACGAGTGGAGCCGCCGACGGTGGGGTGTCCGCCGACACGCTCGGAACCATCCTCACCTTCATGCAAGAACGACAGGGCGCCGTGTTCGTCCTGGCCACGGCCAACGACGTGAGCAAGCTACCGCCCGAGCTTCTCCGCAAGGGACGGTTCGACGAGATGTTCTTCGTCGACCTCCCGAAGTTCAACGAGCGGCGAGAGGTGGCGGCGGTCACGCTGCGCAGGTTCAAGCGTGACCCCGACGGGTTCGACCTCGACGCCATAGCCTCAGCGACCGACGAGTTCACCGGCGCCGAGATCGCCGCGACCGTGCCGGAAGCCTTGTTCTCCGCCTTCGCCGCCTCCCGAGAGGTGACGACCGAGGACATCGTGGCGAGCGCCCGCACCGTGGTTCCCCTGGCGAAGAGCGCCAGCGAGAAGATCAAGGCACTCCGCACGTGGGCGCAGGGACGGTGCCGACCGGCCGCGCCGCCCACCCAGGACACCGAGGCGATCCCCGGGTTGGGGCGCGCCATCATCGAGTGACTTCTAGGGCGCGAGAAAAAAGTTTTTGAGGGGATTGACATGTGCATGGTGCATATGTCATAGTAGCACAAGAAAGGGGAAACCAATGACGATCAAGATCAAGCCTGGGTTGCTCGTGAGCCTGTCCGTCCGCTCCCGTGGTGGGGTCACCTACCAGAAGAAGGACCTCCTCCGCACCGTCGAGGAGGCCACCGAGGTGAAGGCGTGGGAGACGACGCGCATCATCGCCGACACCGAGGAGCACGAGCGCGCCACCAAGGTGCGGGGGGCGGCACGCTCCACCATCGCCAAGGTGTGCACGCACTCCGCCTTCGGGCTGCTCTGCCCCGAGGCGGACGAGTCCAACCTGGACGCGGCCATCGCCGCCGCCCGGAAGCTGGCCGAGGAGTTCAACGCCACGGCGAAGCACACGCAACTGGGGGTGTACGTCCTGAAAGGACGAGTCGCCGCTACCGACGCCGAGGCGGCCGCCGCCATCGCCGACGAGGTGAAGGGGCTGCTCGCCGAGATGGAACGGGCGTGCAAGGCCGCCGATGTCGAGGCCATCCGCGAGGCGGCGAGCCGAGCGAAGGGGCTCGGGGAAGTGCTCGACGGACCCGCCGCCTACACGGTGGGGGAGGCGGTGAAGGCCGCCCGAGCGGTGGCCCGTGCCGTGGTCAAGCGGGTGGAGAAGGAAGGCGAGAGCGCCGAGCAGGTGCTCCGCACGATCTCCCTCGCCCCCATCGAGGTGGCTCGGTTCATGTTCGAGGACGACACGCCCGCCACCACGGTCGAGGGAACCGAGCTTCCGGCGGTGGATGTGCGCCGCTTCACCGACGACATGGGTGGGGATCCCGAGCCCACCGTGGACGAGCCTTCCACGGGAGAGGTGAAGGTCGCCGCCATCGACACGCAGCCCATGATGGAGGTGTGACATGCCGATTGACCACAGGGGTGTCTTCGTGAGCTTCAACGACCGATGTGCGCGTTGCTCGTGCACGTACAAGGAGCACGGCAACACTGGGCGTTGCCCCCACGGGGCGACACGCTACGCGCACTTCATCCCTCGTCCGAAGGAGGTGCACCCTGCCGTGTGATTCCACCCGGTCCCCCGGCCAGTCGGCCGCCGACCGTCAACGACAGATCGACGAGGCCGTGAAGCGCCTCGAGAACGCACTGCGGGATCGCTCCGCCAAGGTGGTCATCGCACAGAACGGTGCCATCGCCTTCACCGGCGACTGGGATCGCTCCGGGGTGGGCGACGTGTGCGCCTACCGGCGCCTCGTGGTCGACGGTTCTTTCGCACTCCGCACGGCGGTCGCCGCCGCCGAGGCGCAGAGCGGACGCAAGGTGAACGAGGCGGCCGTGGCCGCCGGGTTCCACAGCCACGACAAGGGCAAGACCTGGGGGAGGGACTGATGAGGTTGCCAAGTGCCACGGTCCGCAAGACCAACGCCAACAACCCCGACACACGCACCGTCGAGGTGTTCTACCCCGGCGGGCGCGGCTTCCTGCTGCACCTGTGGGTGCGCCACGATGGCACACCGATCGCCAGTGTCGAGCGCGCCGATCCCGGCATCGTCGTCATGGTACCGGCGAACGCCCAACACGGTGCGCAACTGGGTGATTCGATCGACAGCCACGCCTTCACCACCACCGACAAGCCTTTGAGGCGCTGATGCTTGAACAATCCGAGCTTGCGTGCGGCGCCTGTGGTTGCGCGGAGCATCGCATCCGTGGTGTGCAGCACCCGACACGCCGTTCCTTTGTCGAGCTGGTGACCGTGTGCTGTGGCTGCGAGAGCGTGACGCACGTGCGCCTCGAACCACCCTCCCTGGAGTTCGACTGGGGTGACCCCGACTACGGGGAAAAGAACGACGGCATCCTGTGCATGATGCGGTGGCCCGAGAAGAAGTAATTCCGCTGCCCACCTGCTTCCACGAGTGGCCGCAGACGAGCGGAGACGGCGGGCGGTCCGACCGTTGGGCGAAACAGGACCGTGGGTAGGTGCTCGCCCTAAGTAGTGCACGCACGTTCTCTGCTACGTCCCGTGCCTAAAATCAGACCAGCGAGGGTGCGGCCGGCATCCTTTCCCGTAGGGAGAAGTGGTTACCCCCACACCCGGCCACCTCTTCAAGTGCGCGGCCTCCGAGTTGCTTCCGTTTCCCCGGCAGTTCTCGTCGAGGCCGCGCCTTTCCTCATCCGTGACCGGACCGGTTCGTCCGGCGCCTCGTCGCAGGCACCACGCGGCACCAAGGAGAAGGACATGCCCAAGCGCACCATCACCATGACCGGCCGTCCGCCGATCCAGATCGCGGAGGAAGACTGGCCCATCATCGCCAGCTCGAAGCACACACCTGGATCGTTCGTGAACGGCACGCCACGCCCGAAGTACGAACACGACACGTACAAGATCATGGTGCGTGCCCACAAGGATGGGCGGACCATCGTGTACGGCATCCTCGACGGGGCCACCGCCTGGACCGGGACCGAGGACAGGCGGGCCGGGTACCTGCTCGACCGGGAGGCTGCGACAGCCGCGGGCATCGTCCACGCCATCCGCGCCGTGGCCAAGGTGCTCGGCCAGTACGACGACGAGGACGACACCGCACTTGTGGCCGACTGCATCGCCGACCTGCCGGCTGAGGAGGTGTGATCATGCTCCGCTACATGCTGAAGTCGGTACCTGACCAGGACGAAATCAAGGAGTTCGTGCTCCGCATCGCCGCCTCAGCCGAGGACCTGGATGAGGAGGTTGTGCGGGGATTCCTCCGAGCCTACGCCCAGGTGGAGGACGTGGAAATCCTATCCGCCGAAGAGGCGCACGCTCTGTGGCATCGAGTCTACATGCGCGAGTACGCACGGCGAACCAAGCCGCGGGACCGCGACACGTGGATGCCCGATGCACTCCATTTCGATGGTGTGCCGAAGGACTGCGTGATCCACTCGGCACTCGTCGATGCGAGCAAGAACCTCACCATCGAGCGCCAACTCCGCTCCGAGTACGAACAGATCTTGGCGAAGCGAAAGGGGGGGCCGTCGTGAAGCACGCAGGACGGAAGATGTGGCGCGCGTTCGTCCGCGCCGAGGGGTTCCCGACGGCGAACGGCGCCGTGCTGTGGGAGGGCCCGAGCGAGATCGACGGGGCGCCCATCGTGCTCATCGTGACAGGGCTCGCGAAGGTGTCGAAGAACAACAAGACCGACGACATGCTACAGACGTGGATCCTGCGGCAGGACATCGCGCCGCACGAGGCCGCGCGTTCCGGGGCGGACGAGTCGATCTGTGGGGACTGCGCGCACCGCCCCTCGGTCATCGAAGAGACGGGCGAGACGCGTTGCTACGTGCAAGTACACAAGGCACCGCTCGCTGTGTGGAAGGCGTACATCGCGGGGCACTACCCCAAGGTGGGGGCAGACCAGATTCCCGTTGGGTTCGACTGGCGGATGGGCTCCTACGGGGACCCCGCCGCACTGCCCGCCGGTGTGTGGGCGCCCTTCGTCGCCCGCGCCAGGGGACGAACCGGGTACACGCACCGATGGCAGCACCTCGAGGTGCAGGCCGACCCACGGTGGGCGCTCTGGCTCATGGCGTCGGTCGACTCCGTGAAGGAGATGTTCCGCGCCCGACGGGTGGGATTCCGTACGTTCCGCGTCGGTGACGACGACTCCACTCCGGTGGCAGGGGAGAAGGCGTGCCCGGCCGCCGCCGAGATGGGACGGCTTCTCTCGTGCGCGGCGTGCAAGCAGTGCGATGGGAACGAGCGGGGCGCCGACCGTCCAGGGAGACACATCAACCACCACGGACCCGGTGTCCGGAAGGAAGCAGCATGAACAACTACCGCTGCCCCAAGTGCGGGGACGATACGAGCCTCCGGGCATACGAAGAGGTCGACCGCATCTGGGACGTCGAGGTGCAGCCAGACGGCACACTGCACTTCTTCTTCACCGGCGAGACCACCGACGGAATCGGAGAGTACGACATCACCTGCCGGTGTGGCCACAAGTTCGGGAAGCTGCCCGACGGTGTGGAGATCGAGTACGACCCGGCGTAGTCTCACTTGCTGGGTGTGAGGTGCCGCCATGTGCGGCGCTTGCGTATGTCGCACACAGTCGGGTTGGAGATCCCATAGCGCCGCGCGAGCACACACCCCGGGTCGGCAGAGTCAAGAATAATGTGGCTCGAACTCGAGGGCCAACGGCAACCCATCGTGATGCTCCGCCGTCGCAACTCACGGATCATCGACGTTTCACCAGTCAACATCAGGAGGTCAACATGAAGGCGAAGACGAAGGCGAAGACGAAGGCACCGACCACGGCCAAGGCGCGCAAGACCGGCCCGCCCACCCGCGTGGTGGTGCGTGGGTCCGAGTGCGGGGTGTGGATGGGCACCTTGGTGCAGGTCACCACCGAGCGGACGGTGGTGCTTTCCGACGCGCGCCGTGCGTGGTCCTGGACGGGTGCCACAGAGTGTGCGGGGCTTGCAGTGCGCGGTCCCGGTGGGGGCAAGATCACACCATCGGTCCAGACCGTGACCCTGTTCGGCGTGTGCGAGGTGTTGGAGGCAACACCCGCTGCGGTGGAGGCATGGGGCCAGGTGGCGCCGTGGCGCGTGTAGGCTCCGGCGACGGCTCCGGCGACGGCTCCGGCTCCGGCTCCGGCTCCGGCGACGGCTCCGGCTCCGGCTCCGGCTCCGGCTCCGGCTACGGCTCCGGCGACGGCTCCGGCTACGGCTACGGCTACGGCTACGGCTACGGCTACGGCTACGGCTCCGGCTACGGCTCCGGCGACGGCTACGGCTACGGCTCCGGCTCCGGCTACGGCTACGGATAGCCACCCCGGGGGATCTCCCGGGGGTGGGGTCCCACCCCAACAAGACTATGGCCTGCGCGATCTCCGTCGTGATCTTGGCACTCCCCATCATCTCCCCGTGGGCGTGCCGCCCCTTTGCGTGCATGTCCCGCACATTGTCCTGGGGTGTGCCGAGGAACAGGTGATCCGGTCTGACGCACGAAGGTACATCGCATCGGTGAAGCACACACATCCCGCCAGGAACCTTACAGGAGAATGCCAATGCGTGTACCGTTGACCATATCGACCGAATACGTCCCGGAGTGGGGCGTGTTCGAGGGGCTGCGAGAACTCTGCCAGAACTGGATCGACTCGTCTGACCTGATCGAGCGCGGCTCGATCGTCAACAGCGCCAGATTCTCAGGCATTGAAGGTGGTGCAAGCACTCGCTCCACCGTCTCCTACTCACGCTCCAACGGCGGCACCGTGGTGTTCGACAACCCCGGCGCCGACATGGCCCGCGATGTTCTACTCCTCGGCGTGTCCACGAAGCGCGACGACGAGGCCATGCGTGGCCAGTACGGAGAGGGCCAAAAACTGGGGGTGCTGGCGCTGCTGCGCTCCGGCAAGTCGGTGCGCATCGAGACGCCGACCGAGATCTGGACGGCGCGGATCGAGGAGCACGAGTCCTTCCCGGGCCGCAACGTGCTCGTGTTCAACACGAGGGCGCGCACCACCATCGGGACGGGTGTGCGCGTCGAGGTGAGCGGCATCGAGCGGGAGGAGTACGAGCGGATGCGGCAGAGCTTCCTCTGCTTCGACCCGCCCAAGGCTTCGTACACGGAGCCCTACTACGGCACCGTCATCTTCGACCCTGCTCGCAAGGGGCAGGTGTTCGTGAAGGGGGTGCTCGTGTCCACCGACGCGACCCTCGCCTTCGGGTACGACCTGTCCCGCGCCAAGGTGGATCGCGACCGCAAGATGGTCGACCAGTGGGACGCGCGGTACGCGATGGCCGCCATCCTCTCGGTGGCGCGCAAGCAGTCCGATAGGGTGAACATCCTCGAGATGATGGAGTCCGACGCGCCGGAGATGCGCGAGGCGCAGTACCAGTCGTCGATCCAAACAAGCGTCGTAGAGGGATTCCAGGCGAAGTACGGCGAGGGCACCTACCCGTGCGCGTCCATGGCCGAAGCGCAGGACCTCGAACACGCCGGGGTAAAGGCCGTCCCGGTACCGAAGGTTCTCCTCGAGACGCTCAAGGCGGGGGGCCTCGACGCCAACGTGGCGAAGGAGAAAAACCTCCGCTCCCCGTCGAGGGTGTGGGCGCTGCAGGATCTCACGGTGCCCGAGCGCGCATCCCTGCAGTGGGCTGTGCGCATGGCGGCTCACGCCTGTGGGTGCGAGCCTTCGGCGCTGTTCGAGAGACTTCGCGTGGTCGACTTCCCCGCACCCGCCCTGCTCGGACTGCACCGCGGTGACGACGTGTGTGTCGCCCGGAAGCTGCTCGGCGACCGCTTCGAACTGCTCGCCACGCTCATCCACGAGTACGGACACGATTTTGCACCAGACGGCAAGGGCCACGTCGCAGCCATCGAGAGGATGTGGACGCGGCTCACCATGAAGATCACGGAGGGTAAGTGACCACGATCAAGATGCGGTCCAGGTTGGACGGTACGCACGTGCAGACCCACGTGTACATGGGACCTGACGACGACCACCTCGTCTACTGCGGGGCGCTCGTACAGGAGATCGGCCACTGGCAGTGGTTCGGCGCCATGCTCTCGCTCGGCGCCAGGAACGCGAGGGGCTACACGAAGGTGATCCATGAGGGGGACGAGCAGATCATCCGCGACCTCGCCGCCAGGGGTGACGCGCGCGCCACCGAGGAGGGCGGAAAATGAACCACCTCAAGTTCGACCCGTACAGCCGTCAACCACTTGAGGTGGCCCTGCGCGCCCTCGCGGACGGGTCCAGGCTGGCAGGCGTGACCTTGTTCCGCCGTGAGGGCGCCCCCGCACTCCAGGCACGCCTGGAAGCCGTCCAGGAGGCGCTGCACCGGGCGGTCACCCTGGGTGTCCCGCAGGAACACCCCGAGGTGTGGGCCGCCGTCCGTCACATCAGGCAGATCGAGGCGCACCTTCCGCATATGCGGTAGTATGTTGGCGGTACCGTCAACAACTATTACGAGGGGCATCACATGCACGACGACAACACCACGCTCCCGGCCTTCCCGAAGGGAAGCGACGGGGCGCAGCGCCGCAAGCGAGCCGACGACCTGCACGGCAACCGCCACCTGGTCACCTTCCGCGACGCGGAGGAGAGCCTCGTGACCTCAGCCGCCGACCACCTCGGCATGCCGCTCGCGGTCTTCCTGCGGAACTCGGCCATCGTCGCGGCCCGCAAAGCCTTGGAGGACAAGTAGATGAGCGACTTCCCCACCCGACCCACCACCGAACCCGGCCCCGCTCGACAGGGGCGCCCGCCTGCCCCACCCGAGGAGCGACGGAGCGAGATCCTCAAGGTGTCCCTCAAGCTGGACGAGCGTGCGCTCCTCGAGGAGGCCGCCTCTGAGTCCGGTATGCCGATCACCGTCTTCATCCGCAGCGCGGCCATCGTGGCTGCGCGCAAGCTCCTGGAGGAGGCCAAGTAGATGACCACCGCCCTGGATCCGAACTACGCCGACATCGTGACGGGCGCGCCCCCCGAGTTCTGGGAGCAGCTACCCCACGGTCCGACGCCGAGGCACCGCAGGCACGGCAAGATGGCCGCCCCCCTGTCGGCGCTCACCGATCCGGACTCGTTCGTCCGGGGTAGTGCGCTCACGCAGGCCGTCATCTTCGGCGGCCTCAGCTTCCTGTTCACGTCGTTCATGTGCGGCATCGGTGCCATCCCCGGCGCCATCTGGGGTCACCACTTCGGCATCCGGGTGGGCAACCACATGGTGGAGAACCTGTGGGACAAACTCCACGAGGAGCGCGCCAAGTTCCTCGCCCTCGAGGAGAAGGACCGCAAGCGGGCGGACCAAGCTCTGGTGCAGGCACAGCGCGAGCGTGCCCGCGCCGAGCGTGAGGCGGTCAAGGCGGCGAAGCAGGCGGAACGCGACCGCGTCGCGGCGGAGAAGCTCGACACCGAGGACCCGCTGTTCCACGGGCTGCTCGGCCTCGGCTACACGAGGGAAGAATGCCTGCCCGCCGTGCGTGCCACGAAGAGCGTGCCGGACATGGGCGCCCGACTCCGTGGTGCCCTCAACCTGCTCGGCAAGAAGACCGCATGACACCATGCCCCAAATATCGAGTGGGGGCGCACCGCCTTGACTGGACGGACTGGAGAGTCGTGCTTCGCACGAACTGGTACATGGTGGCCCTGCTCTACGCAATCGCGATTGTCGTACGCGATCCTTGGGTCGCAGCGAATGTGGAAACCAAACCCAAACTGCCGTGAAGGGAAGACAGCCATGTGCACAGAGAACAAACCCTGCATCCTCCACACGATGAGCACCGTCGCCGCCGCCATCGGCGGAAGACTCGTGCCCGTCGAGCACACACGCCTCGGCACCGTGCCAAAGATCGCGCGCGGTGTCACCATCGGGAAGGCGAAGATCTACGACCTCGAGATCGCGCTCGTCGAGACGAGCGAAGACCGCTGGTCCTTGCGTGCCACGGTGAGCATGCACGCGTTGACCATCTCCGACGCACGCGTCTCCACGGCGATGGCCAGCGAAATCGCCGACCTGCGCGACGGACTCAACCACTTCGAACTCCTCGTGGCGCAGCACAGCTCCGGCGTGGGGGGGCTGTGGTCCACGACCGAGATCCGCGAGACGATCGATGCGCGCCTGCGGGAGAACGCGGAGTTCGCGGCGCAGCTCGCGTCGCTGCTCGAGGAGGCGATGGGGCGGGGACACGGTCAGGTCCTCCCCTCCGGTGCCGTGGGTGAGGCATGATCGCGCTTCTCGTGTCCCTCGCCGCGCATGCAAGCTGCACGGTGCGCAACGAGACGGAACTCCGCTTCGTGGTGAAGTCCGAGGACGGCATCCGCACCACGACCAACCAGGTCCTGCAGGCACACACGACGAGGTCCCTCGAGCCCGGCACCCTCACCTTCGTGTCCGGTCAGATCGCGCTGCTCGCCCCGTGCGACGGGTCGCTCCGCATCGTGAGTAGGCAGGGCGCGATCGGAATCGAAGGCGGAGGGTGAATGGATCAGTTCGAGGACAAGCTGCGCTTGAGTGTGGCGAGAGGCGTCGCCCGCACACTGTGGTCCGACTGTGAGAAGACGCGCCTCCAGGAGATCGAGATGAACGCTCGACTCGGCCACCCGCCCGACTACATGAGGGGCTCACTCGTCGTGCAGGTGCGGTGGGACAAGCTCCAACTGCTATGCGAGGCACTGCTCGGGGTGGACAGCGGCCATGGCTGATCACGATCCAAAGTGCCACCTCCTCACGTACGGGGCTGGCCCCGGTGTCTGCGACTGCGGGCTGCAAGCACGGCTCGCGCAGGCGGCACATGATCGCTGCAAGCACCACTGGACAGTGACCAGCGAGTGCCCAAAGTGCCTACGTGAGGAGGTCGACAGACTGCGTGCACAGGTGGCACGCCTACAAGACGACGCGATGATGGCGTGTGAGCAGCCACCACCCGACTGCGGTTGTTCGGGCTGCTCCTACGCACGAGAGGTTGGGGGCGCGCAGTGACCCTGCACATCTTCACGGCCGGCAAGCAGCCGGCCACCCGGTGGGTTGCCATCGACGGCACCCTCATCGAGTGGCCCGCCCACAGACTCGCGTACTGCACGTCGTGCGGACGCCGGCGGCGGCTCCGCAACATGTCGATCTGCGCCTACTACGACACGCTCCACCTCTCGTGCGCACCCGAGTGTGCACCCAAGAAGAGACGTTCACGTAGGCGGAAGCTCAAGACCCCACGCTGACCACCCCGGTGTCCTGCGGCGGGCGAAGAGTTCCACCCGTGGGACGGGGCCGAGCAGCCCCTCGATGCGACGGCGCACCTCCTCCGGCTTCTCGGAGTGCGCACCCCTCGGCGCGAGCACGACCTGCCCCTGCGCCTCGGTGAGCAGAGGCAGCGGCCTGCCCCGCTTGCACGTGGTCCCCGCCAGCACCAGCTCCGTGGTCGGCTTCACGAGCGTGGGGCGCACGCCCTGCCCCTCGATGATCTTCCCGGCCTTGGTGGTCTTCACCCACACGTAGGCCACACCACGGAAGTGTAGACCCCACGCCTTCATGACCTCGACCGCAGCGTCGAGGCGCGGGCACGTGGCCCACATGAAGAGCGCGCCGTTGGCGCCGAGCAGGTCTCGCACCGGCAGTGCCTTGAGCGCGTCATCCGACATCAGCTCGTAGTGCTTCCCTGCCGCCTGGTCCTTGTTGGGATCACCCCACATCATCCACGGCGGGTCGGCATACACGACGGAGAAGGTACCGGGCTCGAGCCCGTGGAAAGGCCAGGGGTTCACAGGTGGATCTTCGACGCCGTTGGTTCGACCTGGTTCTGGTAGCGCCCGGCGTAGGGCGCAACCTCGCCGAGGGCCGTGGAGAAGGTGACCTGAAAGTAGCGGCCGCCTGGGTAGAGGATCACCGGCTCCACGACCGCAAGCTCGAGGGTCCACGTCCCGTTGAACCCGACGTCGCCGAGCCCGGCGGTCACGTGGCAGAAGACCCCCAGCCTCCCGAGCGAACTGCGCCCGGCTATGGCCGGCGCGCAGTCGGGAGAGAAGGTGCGCTCCCTCGTGCGCCCGATGTAGAGCACACCGGGCTTGAGCAACCAGCCACCCTCGCAGTCCCCAGCCTCGATCAGGGGTACCTCCACGAGGTCAGGTGGGAAACGGGAGTCGATGGCACCACCGTAGCTGCCCACTGACGCACGTTGCCCACGGAACTCCCGGATCAACCCACCGTCGTCGGCCGTCCACACCTTGTAGAGGCGCTCCTCCGCACCCTCACCCAAGCGTGCGTACCGCATGAGCGTGTCGCCCATGTGCAGGTCGTAGCTGTTGGGCCCGGCGAACTTCGGATCGAACGGATCGATCTCAAGCTGCCCAGCCTCGACGCGACGGACGATCTCCTTCCCTGTGAGGTACGCCATCAGACGCCCCCGAACAGCTTGAGGACCACTTCCCTGTTCTCCGCCGCCTTCTCCCGTCCCTTCCGCGTGATCTTGTAGACCCTGCGTGTGCGCCCAGACTCGCCCGCCTTCGGCTGCCCGACGGACTCGATGAGTCCATCCTCCTCAAGGTGCGCGAGCGCGGGGTACATCGAACCCCACCGGGCCATCACCTTGTTGTTGGTGCGCTCCCGAATGCTGTCGAGGAGGCGCTGGCCGTACGAGTCACCCTCGGCGTCGAGGAGGTGTAGGACCACCGCCGGGATCGTGACGGGGTTGGTGAGCACCGGCTTGCGTCGCACTTTGACCTTGGATGGCATGTCCCGAGTGTAGCATCAATCCTTGAGGCTGACTACCCTCGGGGAAGGGCACGACCGGTCCGCCCTCCCTGTCCGGGCACAGTGCGCACGGTCCGGGGGGCCAGTCACAGGGGGTACCATCACCTACGCACAGTGGATCGCCCCTCTCGTCTCGCGGCCGGAGATCCACCTCAGCCACCCTCCAGAAGCAGCGCCAGCTTCTCCCGCTCGATCGCGCAGACGAGATGCGCAACGTCGGCCTCACCGATGCAGTGCGCCCGCAGCGTCTCGTGCGCGCTGGTTTGCCCGGCGAACACGAACCCCCGCAGGTACCCACTGCGGGCATCCTCGAGCAACCCCTCAAGCAGCTCGATCACGGCGGGCACCGGAGCGGACCGCACCTTGGAGAGAGCCACCGGCGGGGGCAACTCCTGCGGAGCGTCGTGCTTCACACGAACCTCGGCGGCGACGCGCCCAACTTCTTCAGCAGGCCACCGATGAGCTGCCGCCATTCGCGGAGTCGACGACGACGGGGCTCGAGCCCGCCCTTCACGATGGCGTTCGCGATCACGTGGGGGATCGCCGCGGCGGCCACGTCGTTGAGGCCGTGGAACTGCACCACCATCTCCGGGTCACCGGAGAGGCGCCAGTACGCATGCTCAGGCCCGGTCGACTCCGGCACCGGGAAGATCTGAAGCTCGTGGGTGGCACCGGCGTAGACCCGCTGCCCACCGTTCGCGAGGCTCACGCACGCCACGCCGAAGGTCCCCTGCTCGAAGCTGATCCCCTTGAACCGCACGAGCCAAGCGGACAGCCCGTACATCTGATCCATGCTCACGGGCGGCTGCTTCCGCATCCACGCCCGACCGAAGGTTCCACGGGTATCCGGCTCACGCACAGCTCACCTCACTCGTCGCACGCTGGTACCTTGCCGTCGTCGAGGAGGCGACGCCACACGCCCTCGACGAGCGCGTTCTCCTCCACCCGCAGAGCACGCGCATTCTCTCGGGTGAGGCGCTCGCTGATCCTGACCTGCCGCCAGACGAGGAGGATCGCCTCCGCTGCGGCTTCCATGTTCTCGGTGTTGCACCGTGTCCCCGCCACCCACGAGCCGCCGTAGTCGCGGACCACGAGCGCCCCCGAGACGAGCGACACGGAGTAGCCGCGCCGCGCGAGATCCCACACCGCCACGAACCCGTCCGCGTGGGCGGGGTTGCACTTCCCCTGCTCCTCCCTCCGCTGCGTGTAGCAGTCCTGGCACACCGTGGTGTCGTGCTGCCGCGTGCTCAGGTCCGGGATGAGTCCGGTCTCCACGCGGGACCACTGTTGACCGCAGCTCTCACACAGACGGATGACCCTCAAGACAGCACCGCTGGGCCGGGGTGACCCGAAGGGAAAACGCGAAGGGCCGTAGGCCGGCGCAGCGGTGCCATCAGGACTTGTCTCCGGGTTCGACCGGCACGGGCTCGGCGGTGCGGACCGTGCGGATGGGTGGTTCGATGTCGACGACGTCGATCGTGCGCACCGGGGTGGCGGCCCGCTCGACGACACCCTCGCGCGCGTTCGAGATCAGGGAACCGAAGACACGGGAGATCACCCCCTGCCCCTTCGCCGTGACGGTGACCTCGGCGGTGGGGGTGGTCAGCTTCTGCAGGCTCTCGAGCAGGCCCATGAACATCTGGATGTTCTGCGACACGTCGCGGGTGAGGAACCCCCCGTTGAGCCGCTCCACCATGGCCGCGAACTGGACGCGGTCGAGCTGCAGCGCAAGCAGATCCTTGACCGCGGCCATCACGTCGTCGCGCCCCTCGATGGGGCGTAGCTGGCTGAGGGTACACTCCCCGCCGGGGCGGTAGACTGGGCACTTGTCGGACACGGCACACGAGTCGCAGTACCGACCCACCTGCAGGGCCGGGGATGCCTGCCTGCTGTTGGTGAGATCCCCGGCGAACGTGCCGGTGTTCCCGCCGACGACGAGGGCCGTGCGGTTGGACTCGCGCCGCCGGGCGACAAGCTCCCGCTTCTCCTGGTCGGAGAGCCAGTAGGCGTTGCCCACCTGCGTCTCCATGTGCCTCTGGAGCTGCACCCACTGGAGTGCGTTCCAGCGGTCGACCGCCCACCCGTCGAGACGGCGGAGGTCGTCGCTCAGGTTGTACTTGTCGGCCTCCTCCCACACGTTGCGCCGCTCGAACTCGCGAAGGCGGAGCTGGTTCTTCGCGTCGGCGTCGCCGGCCTCCGGCTGAGGGAACACCTCGAGGCGCGTGGCCGCCATGTTCCAGAAGTAGATGTGCCCCCACCGACCCCAGGCGGTCCACGTGGTTGAGTCGACGGCAAACCACGGAAGCTGAAGCACGGTGGCCCGGGTGACGCCGCGCCCGTACACACGGACGCCGACGTCCCGCAGAGCGGACAGGTTCTCACGGAAGAACTTCGAGTAGTACGAGTCGGCCTCGCCGGCGGTGAGGCCGATGTGCTTGTACGTCCCGTCGAGGATCTCGTCCTCGCCGTGGAACATCACGACCAGTCGGTCGAGGAGCCCAGCGTCCTTCCACCTGTTGCGCCACGCCCGGATCGTGTCGAGCTGCACGTAGGCGATCGGGTCGAACTCGACCCACACGTCGAGCTGTTCCTTGTGTCGGTCGACGAAGCGCACGTACCGTTCGAGGTAGTCCTCGAGGTTGTCGGCGTCATCACCGGAGACAGACTGGGCACCGGAGTCGAGCATGACCCAGGCGCCCGCCTGCTTGTAGGTGTTGAGCAGATCGTCGACCTCCCCCCTCTTGCGCCGCGCGAGCTGCGCGTAGGGCAGACACACCGCCCGCACACCGAGGGACGCGAGCGCGTCCGCCCAGTTCTGCCTCGCCATCGCCGAGAGAGCGACGAACATGTCAGCCCGTCTTCCTCTGCTGCGCCTGAAGGACGGCAGCCTGTTGCATGACGGACGCCGCACGCATCTGCTGCGCGATCTGCATCTGCCGTCCGGTCACAGCCGCGGCGACCTTCTGTACGAGCGCCTCGGTCGACGCCCGGTGCAACAGGTAGTCCACGTCGTGGACGTTCACGTCCCGCTTGGATTCTCCCGACTGCTTCACACGGATGGTCCCGTCTTCGAGCATGTCGATGACGATGCCGAAAGCGACCTCCGGTGCCTTGGGCTGTGCGGTCTGCTGGTCCTGTTCGTTGGTCTGTTCCACGTGTTCTCCCTTTCAGAAACGAAGGTGCGCCGGTGTCGAATACTTCCTGTGCAGAGCCATCTTCTCTGCCCATCTGGCCTGCGTGGCGGGCATGTCGCGGGTCGCCACACCGAGCCGGTTGACCGCCCGGCACACGGTGGCGACGCAGCATCCGATCCGGATGGCCCACTCCTCGGCGGTGAGATCCCCGGCCATCTCGAGCAGCACGGTATCCCACCCGTGATCGATGACGTAGGGTGCGCGCCCACCGGCGGACGGAATGAACCGGGGGAGCGGCCCACTACGCTTGCTCATCGATCACTCCGGGGCGGGGCACAGCCGCCGACAGCGAACGCACCAGGAAGTAGAACCGCACGAGCGTGCGCGTCTCGTTGTTGATCACCACGTCCTCGAACGTCGGTACAAGGTGGACGTCCTTCCCGTGCCCAGCCGCCATCATGCGGGTGACGATGGCGGCCTTCACCGCCTGGCTGATGGCCCCGGCTCCCATGGCCCGGAGATCGACGGAGTAGCCCTCCTGCACGAACTTCCACACGGCGCCCGCAAGACGACGGACCGGCGTGTCCCCTGAGACAGGAAGTGAGGCGGTCATCGTTCGCTTGTCGACGGCATTACCGCCGATCTGGGTCTTGCTCATGTTGTGGCTCCCACATCTTTCCACGATCTACCTGACAACAACAGGTGCATGTTCCGATTGGACACACCGTATATCTGTGCCAGTAGCGCACAACTCCACCCGAAGTCGCGCTGAAGGGCGCGCGCTGTGCGCACGTGCTGCACTGTCAGTTTTGCACTTGCCCCAGCCCGTCGGTACTGTCGCCCGCGGCTGACCTTGTCGTCCATGTTCCGCTGCTGAGTGCCAGCGTAAAGATGATCGAGGCGAACACAACCTGGGTTGTCACAATGGTGCAGCGCATGCTCGCCCACCCCCAGCGGACGCCCAGCCAGCGCAAGTGCAACGTGCGTAGCAGGAACCATTCGCCCGGCACATGCGATCTTAGCGTACCCCCTGCTGTGCCCGCCTCTCCACAACCAGCATGGCGTGCCCATGTTCGGCGCAGTGGGACCGTTCCTGTCTACCTTCACCCAGAAGCGCTCCGCCAGATCGATCGGCACATCCACCACAGATAAGGAGCGAAGGGGCATTGTGCGGCTCACGTGAAGTCGAGAGGTCTGTCGGGGGCCGTGTCGACCTTCCGTGCTCCTGGTGTGGTCGAGATCAGGGTCTTCACCCTGTCCGGCGACACCCTCGCGAAGAAGGTCTCGAGGCTCATAATCGCCCACCTCGGCGACGGCACGCAAACCGGAACGTCGGTGAGCTGGGTCCACCCGAGCGCCACGAGGTCCTCCCCACGCAGGACGATGAGGGCCGGCACGCGGTTGCGGTGCAGCACCAGCATGGGACGGAGCCCACTGTCCTTCGCGCGCTCCTCGATCTCGTCGATCCACTTCATCACCGGGCCGGTGCCCTCGAACAACTGCTCGAGATGCCAGTTCTCCCGGTTCCGGATCTCCACCTCGAAGGGCCACGGGTCGACGAACATCAGGTCACCGGCGAGGCGCCACTCCGGAGCATAGGCACCAGAGAGCGGAGTGCGCTGCACCTGCCCGCCCCACCACGCGGCGAATAGGCGGGCACACTTCCGCTCGAACGTGACGCCTTTCCTCCTGGACATAGCGCCGCTTTTGCTGTCTCCCTTGGCCGCCATCTACTTCTCCCCGACGGCGCGGGCTTCGAGCTGCCCCCGCACGTTCTCAAGTTCGGCGTCGAGCATCACGATCTGCGACTCGAGTTCGTGTCCCTGCAACCGCAGGGACTCGAGCTGTAGCCGCATCGCGTGCCGCTTCCGCATCAGATCGGTGTGCTTCTTGTCGAGCGGAGTATCGGCGCTCACTTCTTCTTCCCCGCCCGCTTGTACCCGCCCTTCGGTCCGAGACGCCCAGCCTTCGACATGGAGAGGGCCGTGGCCACCGCCTGCTTGAGCGGCATCTTCTCCTCGCGCACGAGCTTGGAGATCTTCTTCGAGGTGGCCGCGCGTTTCTCGGCCGCCTTCTTCACGCGACTCTTCGCCATCACCGCCTCCACTTCTCGGCACCGTCGGCCATGTTCCTGATCGCCTCGACCATCCGAGGCGTCACCCTGGCGTTCTTCGTAGCCCAGTCCCTCATCCCCTCGACCTTGCTGCGCACCGAGTCGACGAAGTCCTCGGCCTTCTCGGGCAGATCGTCGAGCACATCGAGCAGGTCGTCGCACTCCTTCACGAAGTCGTCGATCTCACCAGCATCGTCTCCGCTGAAACCACTGCTGTGCCAGTCCGACATCATGCACCATCCTCGTCGTCATCGCGACGCCGATCGATGTCGTCCGAGATGGCATCGATCATCGCCTGCAGTTCTTCCTGCAACACCTGAAGGTTCGACGCCGCGTCCTCGAGGGACATCGGCTGTGCGATCTTCTCGTTCGCCAGCTTGAGCAGATCCGACCAGTCGACTTCCACCATGGTCACTCCTGTTCGACGACGCGCACGCCGTCTCTGTTGAACTCGAGGGCGGCCACCCAACCGAAGGCGCATGTTTCCCAGTCCTCGCCGTACATCTCGAGCGCCCTCGCCCTGTAGCCAGCGAGCCATCGCTGCGTGTTCTCCGGCCGGACCCACTCCGGTGCGGTCATGTGGTCGCGCTTGGATGGCCCACCGGTGGAACCGAAGGGGGCGTTCTCGCACTGATCCATCGTGCAGTTGAAGCGCCCATCCTCGAACGGATCGGTCTTCGCCAGCTCCGCGCTTACGGGGTGGATCTGCATCAGACCTTCCTCTCACGCTGCGACATCCGCCTGGTGATTTCCCTGGAAATAGCCTGGTATTTCATGGACAGCCCCTCGAGCACCGCCTGCATCACACGGTAGCGGGTGTCCACACGAAGCTGCTCTTCCGTGGCAAGGACCACGCTGCGCTCACCCTCAGCCTGCGCGCGCGCGACGGTGACGTTGTCCTCGTACACGCCCACGAGCGCCTCGTTGTACAGCTTCGTCCGCTGCCAGTCGAGGACCTTGCGGTCCGAATCCTGGATCGCCACGTGGTACGACGCGTACGCCACCATGGATGCCCAGTAGCTCATGTGCTCGCCGAGGTCCTCGTCGGACACGTCAGCGAGGTTGTGGGGCCACTCTGGGGCGTCCCCAGGGGGCTTGTCGGGCGGGGGGAACGGGATGGCGGCGAGCAACTCTGCCACCGAGTCCCGCACAATCCCGGAGTTGGCGAGCGGCTCCACCTTCTCCGCGGCCCGCACAGGTTTCAGGTTCTTCGCCACGTCGCCCATCAATCCTCCACCGCGAAGCATGCGTCGCAACCGGCGCAGTCCTTCGCTCGCTTGGTGGTGGGTGAACCGCAGTCCTCGTGTCGCTCCGGCAGGGGTACCTTGCCGTCGGCGAGGCACTTCTCGAGGAGCAGCGTGTCCGCCAACTCGTCTTCGATCAAGGATCTGTTGTAGTCGAACCAGAAGTCCGCGATCTTACCGTTGTTCTTGCAGACGTACAGCAGCACACCGCGCTTCTTCCCGAGCCCGTGCATGTACAGGTTCACCTGCTTCATGTTCTGGGTGGAGGGACCTGTTGCTGTGAGGGCGCCGAACCTGCGCTCGTTGGCGGTCTTCACGTCCACCACGATGTCTGGCTTCCCGTCCTCGTCGATGAGTAGTCCGTCGGTGTGTCCATAGATGTTGTGCCCGGGGATCCGAACGGTGGTCTCAATGAACTCCCACCGACCCCACTTCGAGCAGTGCAGGCACCCACCTCGCCGCCCCACCTCCTGCATCAGTCGCCCCCGCGAGTCATCCTCAGGATCTGGGTCGACGGCGCTACACGTCTCGACGCAGGTGGCGGGGGTCAGGTCTGGCCCCTCCTTGTCCTCGCTGCTCCCCCACTGGCAGAACTCGCACGAGTCCTTTGGCATCACCCCCTGCACCACGGTCAGACAGCGGGAGCAGCGCCAGTTCCCCCACAGGATGCCCATAGGCCCGAGGTACCGCTCCTGGTACCAGTGGTGCACGGCGTGGCCGACGTCGAAGATGCGCTCCATCTCCACGTCGACCGTCTTCTTGGCGATCGGCAACTTCTGCCGACGCCGGAGGACCTCGAACCGGGGACAGAACCCGTCGGACACGATCTCGCTCGGGTGCCACACACCCTTCTTCCTCTCGGACGGACGTGCGGCACGCTTCACGATGAACCGGTCGAGTTCACGCACGAGGCTCGGCTTCGGCTTCGTCTCGCGCGCCTCCCGGATGAGGTCCTTCAGGCCCATCAGTCGACGACCTTCGCGACGTCAGGATCCGCACCGCCGTTGACGGGGGCAGAGGGAAACGGCGTAGTCGTCGGGGCCGCGGTGGCCTTGGGCTTCCGGGTGCGCTTGGCCTTCGGCGCATCCTTCGGCTTCCGACCCCGCTTGCGGGTGAGCAGGATGTAGTCGAGCTGCTTCCGCACGTAGACGTCGCACGACTCGCAGACGTCGTAATAGTCGGTGGCCTTGAGCACGAGCGACCCGTCGTCGTTGCCCGTGGCAGACAGCCGCTGAAGGCGGAACTTCGGCAGCACCTCGGGAGCGTCCGAATCCACCTTGTCGGAGACCCGGCTCGGTCCCTCCATCTTCTTCCCGCAACGATCGCACTTGACGATCTCAATCACTTCCTTCGCCATCTCACACCTCTCCGCGCAACAGCGCACTGAATGTTTCTTTCTCGATCACGACCCAATCCTTCGGCACCGGCGTCTCCGCACTCTCCATCGTGACGACCACTGCGGCCAGGTGCCCGGTGGAGGTGGCCTCCCGCCAGATCTTCGAGAGCACCTTGATGTCCACCGGCACCTGCTTCTTCGCGGTGGTCTTCATCTCGTACCGGAACTTCGCATCGACGGCGTCACCCTTTGCGATCGTCGTAGCACCACTGTTCGGTGTGAGGCGTGCCCCGAGTTCCGCAGCGATCCGCCGTTCCTGTCGCTGGGAGTGGAGACGCATGGCCCGACCCTTCGACTTGGACATCACGCAACCCCCTTGTTCAACGACGCAGTCTCAGAGGCGATGATCCCTGCGTAGACCGCATCGTAGAGATCCGGATCCTGCGCGAGAGCCTGCCCAGCCTGGTTCGCACCCTGCCCGAGGACGCGATCCCCGAAGCGGTAGTGCGCTCCGTTCCGTTGGAGCACACCCACCCGAGCCGCAGCGTAGACCACCTGCTGGAACACGTTCGTGGTCGCCTTGTGGATCTCCGCCCCCGTCACCGGGTCGGAGACGCGCGCCGTGTAGAACTTGAACTCCCCGAACCGGTACGGGGTATTGGTCTTGTTCTTCACCACGTCGAAGTGGAAGGTGCGCCCGACGACGAGGGCTTCCTTGCTCTTCGGCCGCGCCCCGCTGTCCTCCTCCCCGTCCCCCGGCGTGTACCAGATCTTCGGCCCCGCGCGCATGTGCACGATGCAGGACCCGGCGAAGAGCTGCCCCTGCCCACCGGGCATCACCTTGTCCATGCCCGTGGAGATGGACGAACGGAACTGCTGCACGATCACGATGGTGGGACCACCGGTGAGGAACTCGTTCGAGGCCGTGTTCGCTCCAGCCTGGAGCGAGCGGAAGCCCTTGTTCGCGATGCGTGCCATGAGCCCCTGCTGCCACTCGACGAAGGACGACTCGATCTCCGACTTCGGCGTGAGCTGCGCGAAGCTGTCCACGACGATGAGCCCGTTCGGCATCACCCGCACGAACTCGGCGAGCATGTCGAGGGTCTGCTCCATGTTCTCCGACGGGTGGACGAGAACCGCGTTCACGTTCACGCCGTTGAACTCGGCCCACGCCTTGTCCCACGACTTCTCCGCGTCGACGTAGATCACCGGCTCACCGCGGTTCTGGAACTCGCGCATCAGCCACAGGCACACGAGGGTCTTGCAGCTCGACTCCATCCCGGCGAGCAGCGTGATCCTCCCTCGAGGGAACCCGACCTCACTCCCGGTGGCCCCGAGGGCAAGGTCGAGCGCGAAGATGCCGCACGGCACGCGGTCCAGATCTGGGAAGTCGGAACCGGCGCGGAGTCTGCTGTCGCCGTGGTCCTTGCGTATGCTCGCCACCGTGGCGTTGAACCGGGATAGCACGTCCACTGGCTCGGCCTTCTTCGCCCTGGTGCGGGCGTGTTCCTTCTCCTCGGACTTCGCGAGGGCAACCTTGACCTCAGCATCACGGATGGCCGCCGGCCTCTTCTTTCCTCTACCTGCCACGCTTACCTCCCTCGTCGCCGTCGTTCCGCACGGTGCGAATCTGGGCTCGAATCTCACGCTCGGCGACAGCCCACGCGAGACCGTACGCGTCAGGGACCTCAGCCAGACGGCAGGGCAGCTCGACTCCGACGTCGACGCGCGCGGACTCGTAGTTCCCGAGGTTGATGGTCATGCCGAGCCCGACCTTCACGACGGCGAGCTTCTCACCGTCCTCCTCGATCACCTTTGGCACGGTGTCTTCCTTCCCGGGGTACCACTCCTCCTCGTAGAACTCCGCGTCGCTCTGGTTCATGTCGACGCGCTTCGGGTACGTCCGACGAACCCACACCTTGCCATCAACGCTGCGTGCCATATTGCTCTCCCTTCTTGAGGAAACTCGATCCCGCGCGGTGCCGCTTCCTTGACGCGACCCCACCCACGTTACCCACGTGCTCCCACCCCGCCGCGATCTCCGCCTGCACGTTGCCGGTGGACCACGCGATCCGACCATCCACCCGGTGCTTGTCCACCACCCGGAGGATCAACTCCACCTGCGACTTGGTCCACAGTCGCTTGCCGTCGAGGCCCCGAAAGGGCGACTCCGGGATGTACCCGGCCGTGATCCACTTGGTGAAAGTGCGCAGGTAGATCCCCAGCCCAGAGATGAGCACCTCGGACGTGTACAACCACTCCATGCGCTCGTTGCCGTTGGCGTCCTCCACCGTGAATAGCCTCGGCGCGGCGACCCCCTTGTACTCCGGCGCGAAGGCCCCGATGCGGAGGCGATGGTCACGCTCGTTCTTCCATCGGGTCTTCCACGACTTCACCTCGACCTCGAGCGCGCGCACCTTGAGGGTGAGGGCTACGACCTCCTCCTCGAGGGTCTCGTGCTGGGACCAGGTGTCTGTCACTTCGACCCCCCAAGGAGACGGTCTGCCGTGACGCCCATCGCGTAGCCCTTCACGCTCACGCTCGGCGTGGACTCCGTCTCCGTGGTGAACGAGCGCAACTCCTCGGCGCTGAACACGTCCCCGGCGACGGCCTGCTCGAGTCTGGCGCTGTCGAGCACCAGCACCTGCCGGAAGCACAACGTCTCGGGGTCGAGTCCCTTCTTTGAGAGAAGCGCGAGAAGCGCCACCTCGTTGACCTTCACGGTGGTCTTCTTCTTCGTGACCTGGATCTTCACACCACCATGCTCGACGGTCTTCGACGTTCCGGCCTCGAGGTCAGACGCCTCGTCGAGACGGACCTGCGCCTTGAGCTGGTCGAGGCGCTTCTCGAACGCCTTTCCACCGGCATCCAGGATGGACACGGCCACGAACCTCTCGTCCGTGGACAACTCGGATACCTCCGTGCGTAGGAGTCGCCCCCAGTCGACCTCCACACCATGCTCCCCTACGCGGAGAAGATCCGTCGACCCGTGCTCAGACATGACCGCGCTCCTTCTTGGCCTCGCGCTTCGCGCGACGCCGCTGCGCCCTGTTGGCGTGCTGTTGCTTCTTGGCCCACACGACGCGCTCCTCCGGTGTCATCGCCTCGAGCTTCGCCTTCAGGAACATGTCCCGGATGGGGACGGTGAACCCGTTGGCACTGGCCTCCTCCTCGGAGATGAACTCGCGAATCTCTCCCGTGTCCGGATTCATGCGGCCTTCCTGCGCTCGATGCCGAGCTTCGTGTAGGTGCGGGACCGCGCGCGGAACATCCCCATGCAGATCCCCACCTGGTGATCAACGTAGTCGACGACGAGCGGCTGCTTCTTGTCCGGGCTCACCCGGAGAATGCGGCCAACCGCCTGCTCCACCGACGCCTGCGGCGTGGTGAGGAACAACGTGTCCAACTCCGGGCAGTCGAAGCCCTCCTGCACCATGGCAAAGGTGCCCACGATGACGTCCCCGTCCGCGGCGTACTTCTGCTGGGCCTCGGTCATCCCACCCACGAGCTTCCGCACGTCCACACCGTCCGATGCGAGGGCGCGCACGAACTCGTCGACATGCTCGAGCCGGTGAGAGAGCACCAGCACACGGCGTCCTGCCTCGACTGCTCCGCGGATGTCGCGCAGGATCCGAGCGGTGCGGTCCTTCCGCTCGACGAGCGCGTTGATGAGCTTCGGCACGTTCGGCTTGCGCTGCCCACCGCGCCACATCATGTAGGAGGACGGGTCCACGGGGTATGACAGGTTCCGAACCTCGAGCCGGGGTTGAAGACGCTCCGCCTTCCCCTGGTGGCAGATCTCTCCGAAGTTCGAGAGGAACACGGAGGAGAGGCCGTCCCGACGATCCGGTGTGGCGGTGAGCCCGAGACGGAACTTCGCCGGGAACATGGAGGCCGCGCGCTGCCACTCGGGGGCGGAAGCGCGGTGCACCTCATCGGCGATGAGAAGCCCGAAGGTGTCGAACACCTCTTGGGGGTAGTCGCGGGCCAGCAGCGACTGGACCATGCAGATCACCACGTCGTGCGTGTCGCCCGTGTCGAGCTGGTTGCCCTGGATGCGCCCGACCCGCGCCTCGGGAATGAAGGTGCGAACCTCATCCTCCCACTGCGTGGCGAGGAAGTTCTTGTGCACGAGCACCGCCGTGCTGCGTCCGAGGCGACGGATCACCTCGACACCGCAGGTGGTCTTCCCGAACCCACAGTCCGCCTGGAGCGTGGTGCCGTTCGCTACCGACAGCAGAGCGAACAGCGTGTCGGCCACCGCCTCCTGCTGCCCGTTGCGGAACTTGAGCACCTGCTCGGAAGCCCGGAGGGCCCGACCCTCCGACCGCAGGTCCGTGTAGACCCAACCCTCCTGCAGTGCGAGGTCGTGCACCGCCGTGCGGGGGAACCCGAACCACCCATCCTTCTCCTGCCACAGGAGCAACTCGGGCTCGATGCCCTTCGTGGACGCGCCCATCTCCTTCGCCCCGGCGTACGCCGGGTTGGTGTGCGTGAAGCGAGCGCACAGCCGGCGTACATCCGCCGCGTCCGCGGGGAACTCGGGTAGGAGCCAGAACAGGGAATCGCATCGCGCTTGCATCTCAGTGGACCTCGAGCCAGGTGTGGCCGACGGCGGGGTCGGCGACGATGGGGACACGCAGCTTCACCGCGTGCTCGAACTCGCGCTTCATCATCTTGGCCGCCTCCTGCGCGTAGTCCTCGGTGGCCTCACAGATCAACTCGTCGTGCACGGTGGACAAGATCCGAAACCGCTTGTCGAGTTCGCCCGACTCAAGGGCCGCACGGTGCACGTTGCGCATGGCGATCTTCATCAGGTCGGCGGCGCTGCCCTGGATGATGGTGTTGATCGCGGCGCGGATCGTGTGCCCGTACTTCCCCTTCGGGCGCCCGTCGTCATCGCGGTCCACTTGCACCTTGTCGAAGCGCCGGTGTCGCCCCGTCATGGTGCGCACATACCAGTCGTCGAGGAACTTCTTCTCGACCCTGCGATGGAACTGCTGCACCCCCTGGTACACGTTGAAATACCTGTTCACGTACCGCTGTGCCTCGTCGATCGATACGCCCAAAGTATTACCCAGGAGCCAAGCCGACATTTGGTAACAAAGCCCAAAATTCACCACCTTGGCCTGCTGCCTGTCGCAGCCCACCTCCTGAGCGGTGAGCTGGTGGATGTCCATCCCGAGGCAGAAGCAGCCGGGGTGAGGGACGCCGTCGAGGGACATCTTCGCCTTCTTGATCTTGCCGTCCTTCTCGTAGGTCTCCCCCGCACCACAGTTCGGGCAGTCGTACCGGACAACATCCACTTCTCCGGTCGCCCCGCAGGCGCCGCAGCGCCACGTCCTGTACGCTGCGATTAGCTTCGGGTCGCGCGAGTAGTGGGCCATGAACCGCAACTCGATCTGGGAGAAGTCGATGTCCACCATCTTCCACCCCGGTGCCGACACGAAGGCCCCTCGGATCTTCGGTAGCTTCCGCAACCACACGTCCTTCGAGTCGTCATCCGATGGGCGCGGGATGTTCTGCAGGTTCGGGTTGTTCGACGACGCCCTGCCCGTGTCCGTCCCGGTCTGGTTGAAGTTGGCCCGGATGCGACCGTCTACGTCCGCGAGATCGACGAGGCTCAGCGTGTACCGCGCCCGCATCGTCTCGAGCTTCCGCCACCGCAGCAGCAGGATGGCCACCTCTTTGCCGCGCCTGTCCCGCGCGATCTTGAGCTGGTTGAGGAGCGTCTCCTCGTCCGTGCTGTAGAAACCGACAGGGTCATCCTTGGCGCGTGCCGTACCCCTCTCCAACCCGGCGGGGTTCCACCACGAGAGCGTGTCGAACATCAGCCTGGACAGCTTCTGCGTCTTCGACGTGGGGAACTCGCCCTCGACCAACGAGTCGAGCTTCTTCTGGATCTCGACCTGCTCCTGCTCTACCTCGCCGTGGCACTTCGTCAGGATGTCGCGGTCGATGAGCATTCCCGCCCTGCGCATGTGCGCGTAGACCCGGACAACGGGGCACTCCAGCTCGAGGAACTCACGCAGGAACCCGGCCTCGCCCCACTCCTCGCGCATCTCCTTCTCGTACCGGTGCCACAGGCGCAGCGTGCTCCTCGCGTCGTCCGCCGCGTACGCAGCGGCGGCCTCGGGGTCGCTGTACTGGATGCCTCGCGGATCCGCGACCTCCTCGAACTCGGTCATCTCGTAGCCGAGATCCTTCCTGGCGAGGGTCTTCAGCCCGAACGGCTTGTTGCCCAGCGGGCGCATCCCACGGCAGAGCAACCACTTCGCCACACGAGTGCACACCACCTCGTTCCTGTCGAAGAGCCACCCCTCCCTGTAGGCCAAGGAGAGATCGAACGCGGCGTTGTGCATGGCGACGCGTCTGCCACTCTCGGCGACGGCACGCATGATCGTGTGCGCCACGTCCATCGACAGGTTGAGGGGATGAGGCTCGGACCGCAGTACACGTGGCGGCCCGAGCTTCTTCCGCCCCTGCTTGACCTGCACTTCCTCCTCGAGGATGCGCTCGTGTCGGAGCGGCACGTACACGCCGTGACGGTTCCCGCACGAGATCGAGAACCCCACGATGTGGTGGGCCACAGGAGAGAGTCCCGTGGTCTCCGTGTCGAACGCGAGGGGCTCCTCGCGGTCGGACATGATGCGGTCGACGAGATCGCCGACCGTCTCGTTTGTAACGAGCATGGTCAGCCTCCGTGGTGTTCACGGGGGCCCGGGTTGTTCCGGGTCCCTTACTTCCAGTCGACGTCACCACCGTCCGAGTCGTCGGAGCCGCCCTCATCCTCGCGACCCTTCGACCGCTCCTCGTCGGGCTCGTCGGCCATGCCACGGACGATGCGCTTCAGCTCGTCGTTGTCCTTCGGCTCGAAGACCTCGATCCATGTCTCCGTGGTCACGGCACCCCAGTCACGACCGATGTTCTCACCCTTGTCGCCCTTCTTCTGCTTGGGCCACCACCTCAGGGTCTTGATCGTGTCCTCGCTGTACTTCTCCTCGGCATCGATCTGGTCGCCGGTGGAGTAGCTGAACCCAGCGCCGGTGCGCTCGACTTCGACGCGCAGGCCACGCAGACCACCGTTCTTCTCGCGGAGCTTCTTGAGGCGCAGCGCGGGCTTAGCCTTGCACACGAAGAGGCGCACCTCGTCCTTGTGCTGGTTGCCCTTCTTGTCGGACCACGCGGTGTGATCGACGATGACCCACGCGTACATCTTGGCCGCCTGGTTCCCGGCCTTGCACAGCGGACAGTCCTTCCGCTTGCACGTGAACCAGTTCTGCCACCTGCCGTTGATCTTGACCTGGTGCTCGTAGTACGAGAATGGCAAGTCGGTCACGAAGGTGATCTGCGTGCTCGTGTTCGGGCGCATCCAGAACCGGAACGGGGTGAAGGACCCTTGCTTCTTGGCTTCCTTCTCCGCATCGTCCATTCCCTCGCTGTACCAAGGGACGGCTGTATTCTCGCTCATCACTACTCCTGTTGTTGCTTGCCCGTTCTACGTCGGGCTGGTTGGGTCAGACGGCGGCACTGTGTCCACCAGCACCATCAATAGCTGAGGACCGGTCCGCTGTCAAGTGGGGTAGGATCGCGAAGTCTCCGTGTCCCCCAGGAGGTGCGCTTGAACAGGCAAGGTACGAAGATCTACACCGGCACGGTGGGCGCAGTGGGGACCTCCTACGTGCCCGTGACCGTCGCCGGTCTCCCAAGGGCGGGGTGGATCGAACGGATCACGATCGAAGCCACGGCTGGCCCTGGTGGGGCGGCGAGGATCCTGATCCTCGATCCGACCACCTCCGACACCCTCGTCGAGTACGACGACCCGGACAACCCCGGGGATCCGATCACCTTCCCCTTCGACGTGGGGGATACGGCGGTCTGGTTCGAGCGCGGCACACTCGCGCTGCTGGTGTCTGTGGCCTGCGACGACGGCACGAACGCCACGACGCTCTCCGTCTCGCTCTCGGTGCGCGCCCCCTGACCTGACGCACCAGGAGGAATTCGAATGACGGAGTTACGCCGAAGTCCGCGGTCGGTAGGTTACCGACGCAGCCCGCGCCAGTATTCCAGGGGTGGAGGTGGCGGCACGGCCCAGGAAACCGCGACGTACGTTGAGATGGGCGCGGCGGAGTTCGTCGGAGAACTCATCGTCCAGGCTCCGGCCTTCACGACTCCGGATGCCCTGACGTTCGAGAGCATCGAGGGTTGGGGGGAGGTGGAGTCTCCTGCCACGACCTACGAGGCGGCCGAATCCTACACACCCTCGGACCTCCTACTGCACTTCGATGGCGGTGACGGATCGACGAGCTTCGAGGACTCCTCTCTCGGCTTCTACGGTGATGGGGACAAGACCGTCACGACCTTCGGCGGGATCGCCCAGGCGGCATCCGCGGCTGTGTTCGGTGTCTCGGGGTGCATCTTCGACGGCGTGGACGACTACCTGAGTCTCGCGGACAGCGCGGCATGGGACATCCTCGCGAGCCCAGAGTTCTTCATCGAGATGCGCCTGAATCCGGACACTGGAAACCTCGCTGGGTCGAACGCGGCCATCTTCGCCTACCACTACCAGGACGCCAACAACCGCTGGATCCTGTACCACGACAACGACGGGAACTCCGGCAGCGTGACATTCAAGGTCATCTCGGCAGGTTCCACGGTCTGCAACGTCGTGGCTGGTGCCGGGTCGCTCGCGGAGGGCACCTACCAGACGCTCGCAGTCGAACGCTACAGCGGCACGGTCCGCCTCTTCGTCGACGGCGTCATTGTCGCGAGCGCGGCCTTTGCTGGAGCGCAGACGTTCACCGGCACGTTCTACATCGGGGCGGACCACACCGGCACATCACGCTTCAAAGGTCAGATGGACGAGTTCGTTATTCGCAGGCCGTACTCGCCTGCGAACGGCGCCAACTACACCCCGGCCGTTGCCGCCTACCTCGATTAGGATGTTCCATGCCTTCACTTCAGCAGACCTTCGACCTCACCCCGCAGACGACGCCCGCCACGGCGAGTGCGATGGGCGACCTGATCGACTCGATCAACACGCTCATCACGACCTACACGAACTGGCGTGTGCAGGCCATCGACGGGGCGAGCCCCAAGAAGTACATCAACCTGGCTCCTCCGCTCGGTTCTCCGATGGAGAAGATGCGGGTCCTGATCGCCGGTGACGTGACGACGCCTCCGAACGGGGCCCAGGTCAACTCCCCTCATACGGCGGTCGCGACCAACCAGTGCTACGTCGGTGTCGGTGTGGCGGCGACCGCAGGGGCCACCGCCCCCGATAACGCCTGGGATTCGGCATCGGCCCAGTTCACGGCCTTCTGGTCCAAGTACGTCCGGGGTCCGACGACGACGCACTGGGACCGTGTCTGGCTCGTGGTGAGCGACGACATCCTGGAGCTGTGGACCTACAAGACATCGGACGACACGGTCCGCGGGTTCCGGGTTGGGGCCATCGGCATTGCCCCCACGACAGGAACAGGGCACCAGGGCACCACCCGTCGGATCCTCGGCGTGATGACCACCGGCACGTATTCGATCTCGAACGACTGGCACTACGAGGTCTCCACGAGCGTCGCCTACTGGATGAACTTCGCCAACGAGGACACGGTAGGGAATCGAGTCGCGCAGCCTCTCTGCTTCATCATCCACCCGTTGACCGGTGTGGCGACGCGTTGTGAGAGGCGGTCTGGCATCTTCACGGGAGAGCCGGAGGGATCCGGCGACCCACTTACAGCTACGAACCTCGAATGGAGCACGCCAGGGGCGTTCCCACGTCGGTTCTTCGATACTATCGCGCTGCATGGGTACGCGAATCTCGGTCCGAACATCCGGTTCGGATGGTTCAGGCAGTTCTACATGTACGGCAAGGGATTGGCTGGGCAGGTCGTCAGGGACTCGAGCAACAACGTCGTGGGGTATCTGACGTCGGGCTCGAGAGCCACGGCGTACCCAGCGACGATCACAAGCGACCAGGTGATGCTCACGGGCATCGAAGACGCGGTGGAGTAGGCCATGCAGAAGATCACGATCACGACAGACAGTGGCGACTGGTGGCTCGTCTTCGAGGCCGCGAATCGGATCATCGGCGCCGCCGGGAAGGCACGCGCCAAGGTCATGTCCAAGGACTTCAACGAACCGACGAGCATGGAGATCGTCCTGGACTTCTACACCAGCACGGTAAGCCCGAACGACGAGGCCGTCAGCATCGCCAACGACGGTCTCAGCACCTACGGTGGTGCGCACCTTGTGACGGTCGCCATCGAGCCGGTGGAGTAGTCCGCGATGGCCGACCTCCGGCGAAACCCCAAAGCCGTAGGGCACCGGAGGTCTCCGAGGCAGAGTTTCCGGAGCACCGGCACGGGCTCACCCCCGTTGTACAGTCAGACTGTCCCGGATGTCACGGCGGGGCCGTACCTCGGATCTCCAGGTCCATTCACTGCGGGGCAAACCGGTGCGCCGGTCGAGCGGATCGCCGTAGCGGACCCGCTGCTGCAACCGGGACCGTTCCAGGTTCAGAGTGTGATCGGGACCCCGTTGGAGCAGATCGCCACGGCGGACCCGCTGCTTCAGCCTGGGCCCAAGCGAGTGGATCAGACGTGGCACGAGCACGACTCGGACCTCTTGCTGCACTTCGACGACGGGGAGGGTTCGGGCACCTTCATCGACGACTCTGTGGGTCTCGTTTCAGTAGGCGGGAAGACAGTCACCGCGAATGGAGGCATGGTTCAAAGAACGGCCTCGGCGGCCCTTGGTTCGACAAGCGGTGGCGAGTTCGACGGCACAGATGATTTCCTGAGCCTCGCGGACGATCCGGCGTGGGACATCCTTCAGGGCGGTGGAGACTTCTTCATTGAGGCGCGAGTCAAGCACGACGCCTTCGGCGGCGGCTGCTACGTCGCACACGCGGCCAGCGCCACGAACCAGTGGAACTTCTTCCAGCGCACGTCGGTAGCGGGGGCCATCGGGTTCTATGTGGTTGTCGGTGGTACGCCCTACACGGTGCTCCAGGCAACCGGGACGATGAGCACGGGGACGTTCTACACCGTGGCTGTCGAGAGGTGGCTCGGGGTGGTGTACCTCTACATCGACGGGGTGATCGTAGCGTCAGGTGCTCTGACGAACACGGACGTGTTCACTGGCACATTGTACGTCGGCGGTGGAGGCGCAGGCCCGAGCCTGGACTGGTTCAATGGCGACATGGATGAGCTGCGCATCCAGCGAGGCCCCGGCCCCCGCGGTAGAAACTACACTCCGAAGACCGTGAACTGGACCCACTGAGAGGACACGATGCCTGCACCCACGATGACCTGGAACCAGACGCCTATCGAGACGTTCGCGAGTGGGATCACAAGTCTCAGTGACTTCTTCACGAAGCTCGACGCGCACCTCACGGCGTACTCGACTCTGTGGGAGACGAGCGTGCTCGACCCAGCGGGCACGAAGGAGTACCTGGAGATCAAGCGGCAGGCCGGGGTCGCTGCCGTCATGCAGAACTTCCGCATGTTCCTCTGTGGGAGCACGGCGGGCTCGAAGCCACCCACGGGGAACCAGGTCTTCCCGCACAGCAACAACAACACCACGACCGAGAGCACGGTCTTCATGTGCTTCGCCCCGGACGTAGGCGGCACCTTCCCCAACACCGGGCTCGATACGAAGTGGGAGACCGGGTACCCCTACGCGGGCGACGCGAACCCGTCGCAGATCCCGTACATCAAGGCGAGCCAGCGTCTCGGCGTCGACATCATCTTCGACCAGATGTACCTCTTGGAGTGCGAGGACATGCTGTTCGTGGTCCTGATCAGACGGTCGGACCAGAAGGTTGCGTTCTTCGGCTGCGGTGGGATGTTCCTGGCCCCGACGGTTGCTCTTGGAGATCCGATCCGCGGCGACGAGGTGGTCTGGGGTATGGTCTCGACGGCGGGTCGAGACCTTGGGTCGAATGGTGGGTACAACATCCACGCCATCGAAGGATCGGGCACTGACCGAAACAACTACACACCGTTCAACGGACAGTTGTCGCAAAACGCCTCGACGCAGAACCGCCAGTCGCTGTGCTGCCTTCTGACACCCATCGGGCGAACAACGTCCACCGTCTCCGGTGGTCGCGTGTACAGGATCTACGGAACCAACAGCTACCAGAACGAATTCATCAGCGGGAACGAAGATGAGAGTGGGTACTGGAACACCGTCGAGTACCTCGACGGATCGAGAGCCTGCGACCCCATCGCGTACCAGTACGTGGACCAGTCGAACCGCACTCGCATGGGCGAGCTGAGGCAGATTCACCCGGTGTGGGAGTCGCTGGCCCACAAGGAAGTACGCGACGCGGCGGGGAACCTCAAGGGCTACGACCTGTGTGGCCAGACCAGCTTCGCCGGTACGTCAGGCTACTTCTTCTCCAACGACCCGAACCCCGGACCCTGAACCATGGCTCCTCCATTGATGACGTGGGCCCAGACGCCGATGGACGTGTTCCCCGCGGGGATCACCTCCGCCTCGGACTTCTTCGTGAAGCTCGCGGCGCACATCACGGCCTACTCGACGTACTGGCAGACCTCGGTGCTCGACTCCGCCGGCACCAAACGGTACTACGAGATCAAGCGCAAGGGCACACCGGCAGCGGTGATCGCGAACGCGCGAATCTTCCTGTGCAGTGATGCGGCTTCGGGCCCCCCGAACGCGAACGTGATCGGGCCGCACAACAGCACGACGAACCCAGGCAACGTGGTGTTCGGATCGTTCGCGCCGAATGTGGGAGGCACCTTCCCCAACACCGGGCTCGACACGAAATGGTTGTCGGGTCTGCCATACGCAGGCGACGCCAACAACGGCGGACTCGGTGGCTACGTGAGGTGCTCGCATCGCATGGGCGTCGATCACGTCATGGACGCCATGTGGATCATCGAGAACGAGGACTGCCTCTACGTCGTGACGATGCGCCGCTCCGATCAACTCACGAGCGTGTTCGGCATGGGCGGGATCTTCCAGGCCCCGACCGTGGGTCTCGGTGATCCTGTTCGCGGGGATGAGGTGGTCTGGGGTGTGATGACCACCGGGTACTGGTACCTGCACAACGAAGTGAACATGCACTACTCGCACGCCAGCAGCACCGCGCAATCCCGCAGTGCCGGTTTCGTCAACGGCCAGCTCTGCGACTCCGGCGAGAGGTACAGGCAGGGGATGATCTGGGCGATCAACCCGACGAGCAGGACCATCACGACGGGCTCGCCCATTCGGGTACTGAGGATCTACGGGGTCCACGACTTCGGGAACGAGGTCTCGGCCATCAACAACGGGAATTGGAACACGTCGGAGTATCCGACGGGGGCCAAGGCCGGTGACCCTGTGAGCTACTCGAAGGTGGATGGGGGGAGCCGATTCCGCCTCGGGTCCCTGCGACAGATCCGGGCCTTCCACGGCGGGCTCTCGCGCAGGGCCATCGCCAACGATGTCGGCTCTGTGAAGGGCTTCCTACTCGCCCCTTACCTCACGTTCGACGACAACCACGCTCTCCTGTTCAGCCAGGAAGCGAACCCAGGAGTTGGATGATGGCAACAACGAACGTCAGCTTCCAGTGCACGTCGCAGTCCGACATGCCGTTCCAGTACGCCCTGACCGCGGCACAACTCTTTGTGGGGGAGGCGACGAAGGCGGGGCTCGTGGTGGACTCGGTGGACGAGAACCGCGAGACCGGGATCGTCTGGGTCCAGGTCTCCGAGAAGCCAGCGCCGGACTTCCTCACCACCGTCGATGGGGCACTCGAGGCAGCACTCGGCAGGTACCCGATCCAGATCGAAGCGCAGAGGGGGTAGTCCGTGGCCGAGTACCGCCGCCATCCGAAGTCGATCGGGTACCGCAGGTCACCTCTGCAGTCCTTCCGCGCGACGGGCAGCGGTGTCGACCCGTCCGCCGATCTCGCGCCGTGCCCCGAACCCGTGCTGGTGCTCGCGACGGAGGACACGGATACCTTCACGGCCGATCGCGTCGCCTACCAGGAGACCACCGCCGTGTACTTCAACATCGTGGGTGATGCCCTGGGCATCAGGGACGGCGGGCCTGCCCCCGAAGCCTTCACGTCGGCGGGTGCTATCATCCCGCTCGGGAGTACCATCGTATGAGCTGCCCGAATCCCAACGGTCCCCTCGTCATCGCGGATGGTCGCCTCACGGAGATGCGCTCGCTCGGAGGCGGTGTCGTGATTCCGAGCTTCACGACCGCCGGACAGATGATCCCCGCCGACATCACCGACTCAGCACCGCCCTCACCCGGCTTCACCAGCGCAGGGGACATCAAGCCCCTCGGGAGCACCATCGTATGAGCCTGCCGAACGTCAACTGGAAGAAGGGCAAGCGGTTCTGGGTGGCGGTCACGGACAACGTGCCACGTCGGTTCATGGACGCCCTGTACCTGGTCATGGGACCAGACACGAACGTGGACCCCGCATCGGTGTCTGACCTCTACTACGACGACTCGGCACGCGTCTCCGGTGTAGGCAGTGCCGTCGGCAGCGTGAACAAGGACCAGTACGTGGGCGTCACCGAGGCCCTGTACTGGAGCTACGTCACGGGGGCCCTCAACCACCGCGGGATCATCGCGGGCCAGGGTACGGCGACCAAGAGCCCCACTATGGGTGTCAACGACAGCTTCGCGGCCAACCGCATCATGATGAACTGCACGAAGAATGCGGGCCCATTCACGACCTGGGATGCGGCCAACCCGTTCGGCGGACAGAGCTTCGGCTACTGGCACCTGACTGGTGTGGTGGCAGCACCCGCCGTGATCGGTGCGGACTGGTATGAGTGCCAGGAGGCCATGCACATCGCGATCCGCACCACAGGTGGTGCGGACATGGGCGGGATGGGCGGAGCCATCACCGATCCGCAGAGCACGCTTGCCGCGGATGCGGAGAGCGATGGACGCAACTACGGCATGATCACCGCCGCGGACGGCTTCAACACGGATTGGACGGATCAAGTCCAGATCCAATCCGGCTCTCTCGAGCGGGTCACGGAGCACCAACCGAGCAACGGGTCCAACCACGCTGGGATCCTCACGCCTGGTACGTCCTCGACCGAGACGCTGCGGCGCACCCAGGCGTACGCGAACCTCGGAGAGTCCTTCGGGACGACCTACGGCGGTGCCATCGTGGGCTTCCTGGCGATCCCCTTCAGGCGCAGTGGTGACAACATCTTCCGGGGGAACTCGAGGCGGTGGGGTCCCACGAAGGCCGTGCCGTCCGGGGCTGTGTTCCAGAGCGGGGGCGCGGACGTGGCCTACGCCGGGTGGGCGAACAACATCTACAGCGTGGCCGGTTCGGCCTGCGCCTTCGCGGCATAGGGAGATCACATGAGCACCCTCGCAACGCTGCACTGGAAGAAGTACGCACGGGTCTCCGTGGCTCTCACGGCGAACGCGCCTGCCGAGTCCCTGGACGCGATGTGGACGAGGCTGGACCCGGCCGCATCTGGGTTCTACTACGACGGCATCACGGTCCGGACACCGGGCGTCACCGGCCCCACCTGGAGCCGCTATCAGAACGCCGGCCCTACCACGACGGAGGCCCTCTACAGCTCGGCCTTCCCGGCGGGCGGTGTCGGTGTCTGCATCGCTGGCCAGGACCAGGTCGCGAACCCGGTGAAGAGTCCAACGCGGCGCACCCCCGACACCACGAACAGTGCGAACATCCTCATCGCGAACGTGGCAGCCAACGCGGGCGCCTTCGCGTCGTGGGATGCGGCTGCCGTGTTCGGGGCGAGCGCCCGGCACTTCAACTACTGGAAGTGGGCGACGATGGGCATCGCCACCACGGTCAACTTCGACATGTACGAATGCGAGGAGGCGTTCGCCGTCGCTGCCTTCGCGGCAGGAGCCCCTGTCGGGCTTCTCATCGGGGCCATCTACGACCAGCACAGCCAGCTCGGGGCCGACGCCGAGGTGGGGGGTGCCTCCGCTGGTCGGGTCATGGGCATGGTGACCGGAAACGCAAGCATTGCAACCAATTTCCTGTCGACCAGCGATGTGCTCAACGGCAACAACGTCGGGCAGTTCATGGACCACCACACGACCGAGGGACAGAACCACAACGGGATCCTGATCCCCGGGCAGACCGGCATTCGAGTCGCCGACAAGTACGGGAACACGGCCTACGACGGCAACACCTTCCGTACCCTCGGCGGGATCAACGTCATGCAGACCGGCTACCCGTTCTTCGAGAGCCAGGGCTCTCTCCTTCTTGGGACCTCCCGCCAGAGTGGCCCCTGCCCACAGACCACCCTCGGGGCCGTGTTCCAAAGTGGTGGAGTGGACGTGGCCTACACGGCATTCTCCGGCTCCCACATCAGCGCCCAGCAGGCGTGGGCCCTGGCGGCATAGGAAGCCCACATGCGCATCCACGACACCGGGTCCGACAACTATCTCGTCGAGTTGATGCAGTCCCCGCTGGCTGTCGTGGAGCGAGCCCGGGGCGCGCTGTCCATCACCCACCCGGTCTCGTCTGTTGAACTGTTCGGTGGGCGCGCGAAGATCTGGTTCTATGAGAACCGCGCTGCTCTCGACGCGGACATGGTCGAACTCGCGGCACTGACCTACGAGAACGCTGCTCAGGTGGTCGAAGTCGACAACGATGGAACCTGCGTGGACGTCACGCCGTAGGAGAAGAGAATGTGGAACTGCCACCACTGCTCGAAGGCCGCCCTCGACACGGATGCTCGGTGCCCCCAGTGCGGAGCGCCGAGAGCCAGAAGCTCGCGGGCCGGAGGGTCTCCGGTGCCCGAGGCCGTCGCGATCAACCAGTGCACGAAGCTCAAGTTCGGTGACGGCAAGGCATTCGGCTACATGCGCTGGACCGAGGAGTTCGGCAGCGTGACGGACTCCCACCATCAGCTCGTGATGAACATGCGGGTGGAGCCGCCCGGTCTCGCCGAGCCCGAGGAGATGAAGCAACTCGGTGAGTGGGGCTGGGTCAAGGTCGCCCCGGGCCACTACCAGCGTGAACTGGAGCGAGCCCCGGTCATCACGTTCGAGGGTGAGAAGGCGAAGCATCTCCGGTTCTGAGATCACCGGCGCAGAACTCGCGCACATCCTCACCGCTGCCGGCGCACTCGTACCCGACTGTCCGCCACCCCTCCCTGGGACGGCGTGCGAACATCTCGAGCTTCTCCATGCCCGGGAACATCAACACCATGAACGCGCTTCGTTGACGTGCGTAAACAGCTCCGCACGTAGTTTCACGGCGGCCGTGACGGCTGCCTCGAAAGAGTCGAAGCACCCCCCGTTGTGTCGAACTCCTTGGTGGCACACGCGAACCCTGAACCGCCCACCGTTCTCCAAGTACACGTTCCTATGTCCGGTGGACGACCTGCCACGCTGGTTCTGCACACTCTGCTGGGGAGTAACGACGCGGAGATTCGCGCGTCGATTGTTCAATCGGTTGCCGTCGATGTGGTCCACTGCAACCTCACGGCGCGTCTCTTGGAGCAGAAACCGGTGTAAGAACCCGCGCCTTGATCGCACGTAACCGTGCGTATTCAAACTCCAGCGCCCTGCTCTCATAAGAAGCGGAACATCAGCTATATCAACAATGGTCCTGCTGACCACCGCACCTCGCCGATTCGTGAGGAGAAGCCACACACCATCAACCGCCTCCACCAGATCATTGAAGCCGCGTGAAATGGCGCCAGCCTTTCGTCTACGTTTGGCGGCGTAATGCGTGTTGCACACACCGTTCGCGTACCTGGGTCGCGGGCACCCTGCGACCCCGCAAGGGGACCTACTCTTACTGTTTGACCCAGTCACGGATATCAACTCCAGATGTTGATGGGCACTCGTTACCTACACAAGTCCATCCTGGTCTATCACGTCGGGCAAAGAGTTCCAACTTGTCTAAACTGACGAACATTGAGTCCAGCGCATCCTGCACGCACTCGGGCTTCGCGCTGTGCTTCAGGTTCGGTGCGAAGAACACGTTCCGCACCGACCTGTTCTCGAGCTTGTCGTACACCTTCCCTCGCGTACCCACGAGCATGAACTCGCACGCATTGCGGGCGAGCCGTCCCATCCCGAAGGCGATGTCGGACGCACCGATCTGAACGTCCTCGGCATCCACCTCGACGCCCTTGCCCGTCTTCACCCAAACCCATACCTGCTTCTGCTCGAACCCGTACGCGTCGACGGCGCACATCCCCGCGGAGATCATCGACGCCGGGCACCAGAGAACGAGCACGGCGTCGTCCGCCGCGACGTTCTTCACGGGCAGGGTCACAATGTCTCGGATCGACATCGTCGTGTAGTTCGACCCGGCCCCCCTCGGTACGTCGCTCATCGTGAGCTTGTCCCCGAATTGCCAAGCTGGATCCGAAACAATCACTCCATACTTCTTCTGTTCCACGCGTTCTCCCTTCACACCATCTCCGACTCGAGCAGCGCCGACACCACGTCGGCACCCAGTGAGTCCGGATCTTTCCTGTCGTCACCCGAGTAGCGCGCAACCCACGAGGGTACGTGCTTCGCCACCGTGTCCGCGAGGATGTGCGTCCCCGTCGTCCCTGCCGGATCGTTGTCCAGAAAGAACGTGCACGAGGACGCAGCGCACAGAAGCTCGATCTGCCGGCGGCTCGGCTTGCTCCCCATGATCGCCACGGGACACACCTCGCCGAGACGAGCATGCCCCCGCGTCTCCTGCCACACCCGCATCGCGTCGAAGGGTCCCTCGACCACCACGACGTGCGCTGCCTCCCGTGCCGCGAGGTGGGCGCCGAAGAGGTGGCGGGACTTCTTCGCGTTCCAGTACGTGTGCCACCGTTGCGGGTCGTCCCGCGTGGTGCGCCCGAGGGCGCCGGCGAGGCGCCCGTTGCGGTTGCGCAGAGGAACCGTGGCGCGGTGCCGTTCCTTGTCGAAGCCCACGGACCAGGCTTCCATCGCCTGGACGGTGAACCCCCGCCCCATCATGTAGTCGCGCGCCTCCTCGTGAAGCGGCGCGAACTTCTCGTACATCACGCCGGGCAGGAGGCCGTCATCGTCGTCCTTCGCGGGTGGCGCGTCGTAGTCCTCCACCGCTCGAACCGCGTCGAGGAGACCATCCTCCTCGAGTTCGATCACCTTCCACCTGATCTCGTCGAGGTCTGTGTCGGCGTGAAGCTCGAGCGCATCGAGAAGCTGCTCCACGGTGCCGCCGAACCCGCACCCGAAGCAGTTCACGAGGCTGCGCACCGTCTCGCCGTAGCTGATGCCCATGGACGGGTGACGGTCGGTCCCCTTCTTGTGCCGCCACGGCGCGAGCAGGCACGAGAACTGGACGTTCCCGCCCCCCGTCACCACACGGCTGGCGCCGAGTTCGTCGGCTACCCAGAGGACGTCCTTCTCGATCATCAGCGCAACCCGAAGTCGCGGAGAATGACCGCGGTGGCTTCCTCGAGGCGCACCAGATCTCCGACGTTCATGATCGTGGCGTCGGCCTCGATCGATCGCTGCTCCGTCTCCGAGGCGTGCCCGTCGCCGTCGTACCCGGGGCGAGACACACGCACCAACTTCCCTCCGATTGAGCGGATCATCTCCGCCTCGTTCGCAAACCACACATCCGGCACGAGCCACAGCCGCACACCCGCGTCGCCTTCGATCCTGCACCGCAGGTTCTTCACCCACACCTGCGGGTCGATGCTCCGCCCGACCTCGGTGCCGAGGAGCTGCATCAGTTGACGCGGGGTCTTGTCCCAGCGAGGGTCCACGACCTCCTTGTGCTTGGGGTTGTGCATCTGCGCGTGCGACAGGTCGAAGATGATCTGCGCCGCCTCCTTCAATGGGGCAGCGAAGTGCGTCACCTGCACGCCGTCATCACCTGGCCGGTGCGTGAGCAGTTTCTTCGCGAGGCTGGCGAAGGTATCCTTGCCCGCCCCCTTGCTCCCAAGGATCCCGATCACACGAACGCTCATCACGACACCCTCCCTTGCGCGAACAACCCGAGCGTACGGGGGAACGCGTCTGACAAGATCCGTTGCACGACAAGGGCGAACTGCCTGATCTCAAACTGCGCGGCCTCATCGGTACGCAGCGCGAGGAAGGCGACCCACCCACGCAGGTTCGACGTCGCGCGCATGCGCGAGTACCGGCCCACGGGAAGGATCACACGCGCGAGTTCCTTCGGTACCCCATCGGAGAGGGCCGACTGATAGTCATCCTCGAGCTGCGCGTAGCGGGCCACCAACTTACGGCGGTACGCCTCCGCCGAGACCGCATCGAGTTCGCGCGCACCGTGGATGCGGTTGGCCTGCTTGTTCGAGCCCGTCGCGTTCACCGTCAGCCGCTCGACGGTCGGGACGTAGTTCACGTCCGGCAGCGGGGTGTACCTGGCCGACATCTCGTTGTAGCCGAAGGGAACCCTGTGGCGGTGCCACTCGCGGAACACGAAGATGGGTGCCTGAACCTCGACGGTGATCCCCGCCATCTCGAACGGCGTGTTCCCAGAGAGGACAACTTTCCCCCCGCGTCGCACAACCAGTACCCCAGTGCGGGTGTTTGCGCAGTACACGGTGCCCTCGTATGGAACCCACGACGTATTCACACGGCTCTGATTGATCACTGGCTCCGTCATCCGCGACAAGAACATCATCCGGTAGAGACCAACGTCCGATCTCCCAACCTGAACACACTCCCCGGCGTGGATCGCGATGCGTTGAACGGCATCTGCGAGCGGCGCCGACATGGTCGTGTACTCCCAGGCTCCGCGCTTCTCTGAACCGTCCGAGTTGCGCAACCCATCAAGCAAGGCAGCCGCATCATCAGCACCAAGGTCCATCAGGAAGTCTGGAATACACTTGTCTCCATCTGGTGTATAGAACCACCGCCGAAATGCGGAGGTCAGCCCGTCGGCGCGCACAACACACGAAGACAACTCGTCGCAGGCCCAGCCTACCCCCGCGCACACTTCCTTCAGGTACGCGATCTTCCGCTTCTTCCGAAGATGGAACTGGATCGAGTTGCGAACGGTGCCGTCGTCACGCCCAGCGAACCCATCACCAAGGAAGAACCCAATCAACCGCAACAGCTCGCGCGAATCGTCGTGCTGCGGGAACCATTCCGATAAGTCCACATATGACCGCTTGCGCCGTGCATGCTTTCGATAGCGCACCATCGAACGGAACCCAAGCTCCTCCACGGTCTCCAGGCGCCATGGAGACCACACCTGTCGGTTCTCGCCAACCACACTCACCTTCGTCTGCACGTACATGCGGTGCCCCGGCGTTACGAGCAAGTCCACTCCGCCATGATCGACACGGTACATGTTCCCTTTGAACGGATCGGCAACGAGCTGGAGCGGGGCCTCATACACCAGGGACTCCGCAACAGGGTCCCAGCAACCGAGCAGGTCATCCTTCCGTACGTCTGGCCACGTCACGAAACCGCGCCGAGTCAGAACCTCGGTCGCCGCATCGTAGCAGTGGTGTTTGTGCTCCCACAGGTAGCGAAGGAGCTTTTCATCACCGGGCTTCGCGTCTTCGATTGCGACGTGCGCGCCACCGCGTTCCGTCGGGCAGTGGGTGTGTGGTAGACGACCTGTTGTACTCGACACGCCGCACGAGCAGCGAACCTCGCCCCATCCCTGGAACCCCTTGTTCGTGCTCATTCGTGCGGCCTCGATGATCTGCTCCTCCGAGCCCCACATCTCGATGAGCTTCACGAATCCGTGGTCGAGTACGGGAATCGGCTCCTCGTACTTCTCCATCAACTGCGTCTTGTGCAAGTCCACCCTCATGTTGTCGTTCTCCCTCACTTGAAGATCACGGTCTCTGCGTCGAACCCATCGTCGTCACCGTCACCGTCGGGAGCGGCCACATCGGACAGCTCCTCGAAGTTCATCGTCTCGAGATCCCACCGGACCTTGAACTCGCCGGTGAGACCTTCGCGCTGCTTCAGCAGGCGAATCATCAACTCGTAGTTGTTGCGCATCTCGTCGGTCTGCAGGAGCCCGAGCACGAGGTCCGCGTCCTGCCCGATCGAATCGCTGAAGGCGAGCGAACTCAGGTCACCGCGGAGCCCCTTCGACTTCCGGTTGAGCTGCGTCGTCACGACCACCGGGATCCCGAGCCGGACGGCGAGGCGCTTGAGATCCCGGGTGATGTTGGTGATCCCCTCCCACCCGGTCTCACCCTTGTCGTCGCGCATCAGGTAGAGACCGTCGAGGAACAGGATGTCCGGCTGGAACTGGTCGACCTTCGCGGCGAGACCGGTGACGCCCATGGCCGCGTCGTCGGAGGACACCCAGAAGTCAGGCATGTCCGCGTACAGGCGGACGCTCTCGAAGAACCGCGCCTCCTGCTCCTGCGAGAGATCTCCGGACCGGAGCCCGGCGTAGGGGATCTTCGCCCGAGCGGCGTCGACGCGGCGGGTGAACTGGTCGACGGCCATCTCGCGCGAGACGATGAGCGGGACCCGCTTGGCGACCCCGTGCACCTCGTTGGCGAGCAGGGTCATGAGCCACGACTTTCCGACACCGGGGCGCGCCGAGATCACGACAAGCTCACCGGGGCGGAACCCGAGCGTCCACCGGTTCAGCGTCGGCCACGGCGTGGGCATCCCGGTCATGCCGCCCATGGTCTTCAGGCGCTGGTACTGCTCGATGCGCTCCTCGAGCGCGGACCGGAGGTTCACGTCCTGCGAGCTGCGGATGTCCTGCTGTGACAGGGCGGCCGCGTTCTCGATGACGCGCAGCGCCCCCCTCGGGTCCTTGTCCTTGAGCAAGTTCCCGGCCTCGACCGCCGCGTCCTTGATGCGGAAGTGCAGGCGCCGGTTCTTCAACTCCTGCAGGTAGTACGCGGCCGCGGCCGGCTGCTCGTCGTCCGCGAACAACGCGGGGAACTTCCGCTGCACCTCCTGCGCCGGCGGCATGCCCCCGAACTCGCGGTTGTAGCCCGCGATCCAGGTCCAGACCGCCCGTCGCCCCTCGTCGAGGAACAGGGACTCCTCGAGCCCCTGCTGGACCATCGCCAGGTAGACCGCCCGGTCTGCCCGCAGTATGTCCCTAAGAATGCCTGTTTCAATGTCCATTATACGCGCTCCCGCTGTCCGACGTGCCCCACCCTATGCCCCTGCCCCTCGAACACCCGCGCCTCGACACCCCCGATCGTGGGGATGTCGACCTCCTTCGGGACCAGGAACTCGATCAGCCTCGGAATCTGCCCCGCCGTCGAGCAGTACCCGGCCCAGGATTGCGTCCGGACGATCGAGCCGACCCAAGGACGGTCCCGGGACACGAGCGATTGTAGGGCATCCTGGAGGACCGGACGACCAGGCACCACCACCTCGAAGAAGAACACCCCGGCCTGGGTGTTGACCCAACGGGCGGTGTCCTCCCGCAACCGCAGGAGACGCACCACCAGGAAACCAAGGTCGAACCTCACTGCCTTCTCGAACAGCCAGAGGCGCAGCCCATCTTCCGGGGGTGCGTAAAGCAACCGCCAGTCCAGGTGAACCCTCGGCATGGGGTAGTTGGACAGGTCGCCCCTACGCACCGCGCACCTCCACGAGGTGGAGATGCTTGTCCCGCACCAGGGTGACCAGCACCGGGTACCGCGCGAACAGGTCGGTGAGAGGCAGGTACGACGTCACCAGGGTGGGCCGCCGGTTCTGCGCCCGCACGTGCAGCAGGTTCTGCACGGCGCTCTTCACGAACGAATCCTCCTCGCGGTGGTACTCGAGCCCGAGCCCGCCGAGCCACAGGAAATCCACCCGCTCGACGTGGTCGGACGTGTGGACAGGGTCGCCGAACTCGTCCCGGGTCGCGAAGGCGTTGCGCACGATGGCGCGCTGCAGGTCGTTCACCTCGATGTGGTAGACCGTGAACCCCCCGCGGATCGCCGCCTTGAGCACCACGGAGATGCCGCGAGCCTGCTCCTCGGGGAAGGTGTCGCCGTGGGCCCCCACGAGCAGGAACCCCGATCCGGCCCGACGAACCTTGGGCAGGTGCTCGACGTACCGACGCACCACACCCACGAACGTCTCGTCCGCGCGGATGTCGTCGACCTCGACACCCCAGTACCCTTCCGGGATCTGGGCGTGCCGGAGCTGCTCCGATGTGGGAACCGGTGTCGTCACGAGGCACTCGGGAAAGGGGCGACCTTCGGCGTCTTCTCGTCCTGCACCTCGTCCTTCGCGGACCCGGGTGAGGGGGAGGTCTGCTCGTCGAGCGAGTGGAAGAACACGTTCCCGTTCGGGACGCGGAACTCACGGCAGTACCGCAACTTCAGGCGCTCGAGGTGATTCTCATGCACCGGGAACTCGCGGATGATCCGATCGCGGCCGAGGAAGACCTCGCGGATGACGACGCGGTAGCGCCCGATCCCCTTCTTGTCGGGCCCCTCCTCGTAGACGTGAAGCTCACGCGGCTTGGTGACCGCTGTGGCCTTCTTCGGTGGGATCTTCGTGGGTTTCTCATTCATGGTGCTCACTCCTTGCCCTGTGAAATTGCTGCGTACTTGACCGGGTCCTTCTTCGCCAACTCCATGGTGAGGCGTGGATCCTTCAACCCAGGAAGCACGAGCAGCCCGGTCTTCGGGGGGACGATCGGGCGCCCGTTTCGGACCACGTCGAACACGGTCTCCTGTTGAGACTGCAGGAATCCGATGGTTGGACGCTCCTTGTCGTCCACCCAGTGGAATCGCTTCCGCCACTGGTCCCAGTCCTCGACGAAGCTCGAGAGCGCCTTCTCCACGTCGGACTGCCCGTAGTGGTCCACCAGCACGTTCACGAGCTTGCGCTCCTTGCCGAGCCACAGGGCGGGGTGCTCGTTCGGCCAGCGCCGCCTCCAGGCGGAACGCCACGCACGCTGGGCCAGGGTCGACGGGGTCGAGGGCTTACCCTCGTCCTGGTCATCCGGAGGACCGTGGGACCTCTGCCGGGGTGAGGCGGTCGGAACAGCTGGGGCTGCTCGACCGGTGGCACGGTCGGACGGCCGGGTGTGCTGACGGGTCGGAACGGGTTCGACCGCCGGGTTGGATCCACCCTCGACCTCTGATCGATCTTCGTCGGAGGTTTTTTGCGCGGAGCGCAACTCCCTCTTCTCTCCCTTTTCTTCTCCCTCTTCTTCCCTATGTATCCTTTGCAGTGGGGGGGTTTGCACTGTGAGTGGGGGGGTTTCGCACTGTGAGTGGGGGGGTTTCACACTGTGAGTGGGGGGGTTTCGAATATGCAAATAGTCCAAAACACCCCCACTCAATGGGGTGGTTTCTGTGCCTAAAACACCCCCACTCAATGGGGTGGTTTCTGTGCCTAAAACACCCCCACTCAATGGGGTGGTTTCTGTGCGAGCGGGCTCCTGCAACCACCCGTGGTTGATGTGGTACACGGCGGCCCTGCCCCGTCCACCACCCCGGTCCGTGGCTCGGATCGCGGCGCGGGCGATCAGTTTTCCGATGGTAGCTTGGAGCCAGTTCTTCGAGAGTCCAGTCTCAAGCAGCAGTGTCGCTACGCCTGGGTAGGACGCCCCCGTCTCAGAATTCTCGTGGTGTGCCAGTACAACAAGCACGAGTCGCTCCGCTGCTGACAGCGGTTTGCGTGTTCGCAGTACGTTGCGGAGCCTGTCCGACGGTAGCATGCTGTACCCCGCCGTTAGGCCACTGAGCTGTCCGTTGTGAAAAGACGCTCTGGGTGGAAGGTGTAGCGGGTGGGGGAGGGACCCGCGGCTCCGCTGCGGAGGCGCGACAAGATACCGGCCGCCACCAGTTCTTGGATGATCGCATTCACGCTCTGCGTTGTGAGCTTCGTCTCCTGCGCGATCTGGTTCTGGGATGCTTCCCAGTTCAGATCCTGCAGGAGTTGAAGGACGATCTTCTGCGCGGGGCGTAGGTGCGTCCGCGCGAATGAGAGTGGATCCACGGCGGGCGTCGAAGGCTCCATGAACAGCTCCGGGTTCCGGAGAGACTATTCATGCAGCGTGCCTAAGTCAAGTGAATATTCACTCGCTGAGCTGGTCAAGACCCCAGGCCGTCGCTCCTACCACTACGAGGACGGATGCGCCCCCGACGGTGCGCTGCACCCATGGTTGATCCCAGAACTTCACCTGTTGCGCCTCTTCGAGGCGGGCCGCGTACCAGTCCCGCTCGGCCTCGGCGATCCGGACCTGTCCCTGCAGGTACACCGTGTCGAGGCGGTACCTGGCTTCCAGGGCGTCGGACCACGCCTCGTGCTGGAGTCCGTCGGCGACCGCCGAGAGGGGCACGGCGACCGCCCCGCAGGCCACCTTGCCGCCGGACACCAGGACCGCCGGGACGGGCTCACCCACGTCGAGCCCGATCGCCTCGGCGCACTCTCCCTCGACCGGTGGGATCGGGGAGGGACGCTCGGGGAGCGGGGGGAGTGGCTCCGCACCGAGCGCCGGCAGGAGTAGGCCGAGCGCGAGGATCACTTCCGCTTCCGGTTCAGGATGGCGGCGAGCGCGGAGCCCGGCTTCGACGCGGCGGCGGCGACCTTCACCTCCGCCTTCTCGTCCTCGAGCTTCGCGTCGACCTGCTTCGCCGCTTCGGCGTGCACCTCGGCGGCGACCGCCTTCGCGGTGTCGGTGGGTGGCGCGGGGGGCGTGACGACCTGTTTCCGCTTCCCGAGGAAACGGAGCAGGAGCGTCGCGGCCACCCCGAGCGCGGCCCCGAGGACCGCGATCAGGGGTGAGTCCACTACGGGATGACCTTCATCACGTGGTACGCGACATCGGTGTCAGCGCCGGGGACGGCGTCGACCGAAATCGTGAGCAGGCCGGTTCCGTTCCACGAGTACCACAGCTTCGCCGCGGTGCCGGGGTTCTCGGCGAAGGTGAGCTGCACGAACGCACCGTCCCACGCGGCGGGGAACTGCACGGTGGTCGAGGTGCCGGCCGCGAGGACGACGACGACACCGACCATGCCGATCGCGTCGGCGATGTCCTTGGCGGCGGTGCCCGCGGATCCGCCTGCGAGGACGGTGCGGGCCGGGATCTGACGGGCGGAGACTGCGGGCATGGTTCACACTCCTGGGGAAAGGGTACGGACGGTGTCTATCACGAGTCCTTGATGCCGATGGCCTCTTCGAGATCCTCGACCTGGGACCGGGTGCGGATGTAGAACAGGTTCGCATCCACAACACCGTTGAACTCGACGTGCAGGAGCACGTGTTGCGGCTCGAGCCCGGAGACGGTGACAGGGGTGGTGAGGTCGATGGTGACCTCGCGGATTCCCGCACCCGCGGTGGTTGTCTCGCCCGAGTTCGTTGAGACGAGCGTGACAGAGCCGTCGTTCTCGATCTTGTAGGCGAGAAGATCCCACGAACTCGATGCGGTGCTCACGCCGAGGACGACGCGCTCGAGCGTCTCTCCCGGGTTCAGCAGGATCTGGAAGAACCCGATCGACGGTGCGGACACCGTCCCCTCGTAGAGGGCAGCCGGCCAGTAGGCCACGCTGCCCGGGGGGTTCACCGACGTGTACTTGGCGGGGTTGCCAGGGGATGCGCCCGTCGGCAGCCACTCCGCGAAGGGAGTGGCCCCCGTCGCCTCGTTGCGGTTCCACTGGTCCATGTAGAACATGCGACGGAGCTTGCGCGCGGAGGCGAACTTGTACCGCTTGTTGTTCCCGAGGGTGACGTTCTCCTGGAGTGCGACCTCTCCCGCGAGCAGGATGTCGGTGGCGAAGAGGGTGACCATCTGCCCACCCTCGTCTGCCTCGACGTAGGTGGATGCGTCCTTGCCGATGCGCGAGAGCGCGCCCGCACTGTCGAGGAACAGCCCGGCGTCACCACTCGCAAGCGAGAAGTTCACCTGCCCCGTTGTGGCGCTGAACTGGAGTAGATTCGCGCTGTCGTCGAACCAGAAGGTCGGGGACCCAAGGGAGCCGAACTTCACGTCACCGGAGAGGACGTGCAGCGAGGTGTCGCCCTGCACCACGTGCGTGCCGGTTCCGGTGAACCCGGCGATCTTCAGGCCGGCGAACCCGTTCGTGACACCGGTGGGTGCGGCCAACTCGACGACGTAGGCCGACGTGACATCTGCGCCGGCGTCCTTGGTGAGCTGGAATCGGAAGGCGTGCGCCTGGTTGTCCCCGTCGTTCGGGAACAGGCCGAACGTGAGATGCCCGATGTCGGTGCCGTTCTGGCTGTAGTTCGCGTTCAGCGTCAGCTCGGACAGGAAGTCCGCGGTGGCGCCCGCGTCGTCGGCGAAGAACTGGATCCACGCCTTGCCCTCGGCCTGGGTGGGGACGAGGAATCCGGAGAGCGAGGTGGTCACCTCCTCGGTGGTGGCGCCGAGGTACAGGTAGCCGTTGTTGCCCGCCTGCTGGCTGCGCGCGATGAGCGCGTTCGCGAACACGGCCGCCCCCCAGCCGGATCCGAAGTCGGTGCTTTTCCAGCCTGCCGCATCGAGGAGCGGGAAGGACGTGGCCCCGTCCCACACGTTGAGGTCGATGAAGGGGGACAAGGCGTTCGCGGCGAGGGCCGGGAAGCGGATGCCCTCCGTGCTCGTGCGGATGATCGGGTGCTGGTTCGCGGCGAGCGACGCACCGGGTCCGACGTCGTCGGCGAACTGGATGTCCTTCCACTTCCCGCTCCCCAGGTCGAACTTCGACTTGAGGATGTGGGTGAGCGGCCCGAGCGGGGCCATCTCGTAGTGGCCCGGCGTCGTGTACACGATGTTCGCCGGCACGATCGTCGGGGCGCCAGCACCGGGCGTGATCGTGGCGATGTGGATCCAGTAGACCTTCTCCTCGTGTCCCTGCGGGGCGAGGTCCGGGTAGTCCGGCCGGTCGGCGCTCGTGGGGAGGTTCGCGCCGGTGCGGAAGATGCGGTGGAAGTAGCGGACGCGGAGTCGGTGCGACGGCTCCAGGAGCATCGTCGGCTCCTCGAGGTCGGGATCCTCCTCCATGTCCTGGTCCTCGACCCACACTCCGAGCCACACCTTCTCGACCTGCCCGTTCACGAAGGTGACGCTGTTCGGCAGCACGAGGTACTCGTCGCCGATCGCCGGACCGCCGGCGCTGTAGGGGCCGGTGACCGTGAGGCGCGCCGAGGTGGGCACGGCGGAGATCGTGTACGTGTTCCCAGCCTCCGCGCCGGTGACGAACCGCACGCGGGCGTGACGGTCGGTACCGTTGCCGACGCCGCCGGAGGGGGCGACCAGGTGCAGACTGCCCGTTGCGGGGGTGAAGTCCTTGCTGTCGTCCTCGAACGTGGTGCCGCCGGGGAGGGCGGTGACCTTGCCGCTCGTGATGACGTGCCCCAGGTCCGAGTAGAGCCCGGCCGGTCCACGGGAGTCGCTGTCCTCGACGAAGAGGCCCTGCACCCAAGACGGGCCCCACATCACGTAGAAGTCGTTCGAGAGCCCGGCGGTGTGCACCCAGGGCCGCATCGAACCGGGGAACCAGGACGTCGGGGTCGCGGCCACGGTCGGCGCGTCGGCGGGCCACGTCTTCGTCGGGTCCACAGGGTGGACGAACTCGTAGAGCGCGTCATCGACCGTGACCTGCGTGGTGTCGAAGCCGATGAGCGTGTCGATGGCGCGCGACGTGCGCCAATCGAGCAGGTCCTGCAACTCGTTGATGTCGGCGTCCGTGATGGGCACACCCTGCTGGAGCAGCATGCGCAGGTAGCTCTTGTTCGCGTCGAAGGTCTTCCGCGAGACGTTGGCGGTTGGCGTACCCATCACTGCACCTCGAACGTGAACCGGATCGACCGGTCGATGGAGATCGAACTCGTCTTGTCGATCCTACTGTGGACGATCCAGTCGGTCATCAGGCCGGAGTTCGCGACCCCCGTGGCGTTCCCACTGAACACCCCGAACTCGCGGAGCGCGGAGCCATTAGCCTCGCCGAGGGCGAGCGTGGTGTCCACCTGGATGACGTTCGACGGGGTCGGATCGATGTTGACCCCGGAGACGGGGTTGCGGAAGGTGATGGCCACCGCGGGGATCGCCTTCCGGAACACCTCCGTGGTGAGAGTGGTGTCGGCGAAGGGCTGGGTCGGCGCTGCCGAGTCCCAGGCGGGCAACCCGGTCCCGAAGGCGAAGTACAGGAACCCCGTGTAGCCCACGCGGTTCTTGCACAGCGAGGCGAGGAGCACGGCGTTCGTGTTCTGCACTTGGTTGTGCTGCCAACCAGTGTCCTCGACGATGTTCCCTCGCTCATCGCGGATGATGTCCCGCCACTCCCCCTTCATGCGAAGGAGTCCCTTCGTCGGATCGATTCCCTCCACGACACGACGGACAGGTTCCCGCACGGGGGGAGGTTGCAAGAGGATCGATGGGTCTCGGTGCATCGTCGGATCCTACGGGTAGGGGGCGGGTGGGGGTGTGCCAGCGTATCCGAGCGCCTCGTGGTGCGTGCGGACCGTGGTGGTGTTGGTGGTACGGGCAGCGACGTTGGAGACCATGAGCAGGATCCCAGGGCCCCAGGTGCCAGAGGCCGACTCTTCCGGCGCGCCGAGCGTCTCGATGTAGTTGAGCGTCTCCGCGAAGAAGTCCTCCCCCATCGGAACGATGGTCTCGAGGATGGTCGGGGGGCGCAGGATGACGGCGATCTTGGCCCACGATGTCTTCAGCTCGTCAGGGACGATGCGATCGATCTTGTTGATCGTGATCCTGGTCAGCTCGTCCGACACGTCTCCGACCGGCTCGAGCACCAGCACGAGCCCGTTGAGGCAGTGCCAGTTCTCCTGGGTCGGCGTGTACTTCAGCTCGTCGCCGATGGTGCCGATGAGGCCCACGTCCACCGATCCGACGTCCGGCGTGGTGCAGCGGGTGTCGTTGGAGAACATGACGTAGCGCCAACCCTCGTGGGCGGTGACGTCCCATTCGGCCACGCTCTCGACGAACGCTGTGATCGCGTCCGCCCGTCCCTTGCGCTTGTACAGGGAGACCGCGTTGAGCGTCTCCTTCCGGCGCTTGCCCTCCGGCAGCTCGAAGTTCGTCGGCCAGCCGATGAGCCAGTCGATGTACGGGAGCAGCTCGGCCTCGACGGTGTCGACCTTGTAGTTGTCGAGCAGGCGCTCGATGTCGGTCTTCACCGAGTCGGCGACGGTACCGAAGATCTGCAGGAAGCGTTCGAGTGGGGAGGCGCTCACGGCAGATCTCCGTCGATGACCTGCCAAGCCTGGGGCATCAGGTCGTAGAGCTTCGAGGAGTGCCCGTACCTTCCGTAGGCGAAGGAGCGAGCGAAGGTGGCGTTGTCGGCGTACGCCCAGAACCAGTCAGGGTTCTCCGCACTCGGGGGCACGAGGATGAACAGCGTGTAGTACCGGAACTGCCGCTCGACGCGGTCGGCGTCGTCGTAGTCCTCGTGGTGCTGGTCACCGGGCACCTTCCGGTCGGTGAACACGGGCGAGGTGATCGAGCCGTCGACGAACCCGTCGTGGATCTGGTCGGCCTGTGCGTCGTCGCTGTCGCGGGGGTACTCGATCGGCTTCGCAACCAGCCTGTACCGCCGCACGTTGTTGAGGATCGCGAGGTCGTACGGGCTCTCGTTGAGCTGGTCAGCGAAGTCCGCGACGAGCGATTCGTTCACGTCCACGGTCAGCGCGGCGCCCGTGACTTCTGGGTCGACGTCGAAGTCATAGGTCTGCCGCGCCGTCACGAGTGGCTCCCACCCGTACCGCTCCGCCTGCCGACGGAACTTGTAGAAGTCGTCGCGCATGTTCACGCTGCGCGCGTCGTCCACCACGGTGAAGGACACGGTCTCCGTGATGGTCGCACCGTCGCAATCCTCGATCGAGATCTCGAGCGTGCCTGTGCTTCCTGGGAGGAGTCCGAACAGCGGCTGCACCACGACGGTGGCCTGTTGCCCCTCCTCGTAGTCGAACAGCTCGATGCTGCTCGCGATGCCGTCGAAGCCGGGTTGGAAGGTGGTGCCTGTCACGACGTCCACCCAGCCGTCAGGGCTCTCCGCCGGGTAGGGTTGCTGCCGGTACCGGATCAGCAGCGTGGCCATCTCGAGTGGGAGGTTCCCGTCCCGCAACCGGACTCGGAACCGCGCGGAACGGGGCACGTCGGTGGCCATGTGCACGGGGGCGAGAGGGGTGATCTCCACCGCCGGTACGGCGTACTCCGGCTCACCGCCGAAGAGCCCGAACGTGCCGCGCACCTCGCCCGCGTCCGGGTCGCCGGAGGACATGCCTCTGGTGACCCAGGCGAGACCGATGCGGGCCCCGGGATTGCAGGCCACGGCCTACTCCGCCTTGAACGTCGCCAAGTTCCCGTCGACGTCGTACGTCATCGTGACGTCGATCTGCCCGATGCGGTTCGTGTCGGCGGAGACATCTGCGCTGGACGGGTAGGCGACGTGCCGCGCGGTGAGCAGGCGGCCCTCGGCGTCGTAGACGGGGTTCGGCCCAGCCTGGCCCATGATGCGGGACCAGAACTGCCCGCCGATGCCGAGCGCCATCGCGGCGCGCTGCCCGAAGGTGCCGGCGCCGACGTACTCGGTGACCAGGTCCTCCCAGGGCGACCGACGTTGCTGGAGTATGAACCCGTTCTCGAGCGTGAGAGACGTCGACTCGTAGACGCGAAACCGGTACCCCCTGAGCCCGAGGGTGTGATTGAGCTGGCCGGCGAGCACCGCGGCCTCGTAGACACCGGGGAAATTGGTCGCGTCAACCGCGGTCATCGCGACCGTGGTGGCGCCGACCTGCCAGTTCGTGCCGTTCCAATACTGACTGTCGACCACGCGTTGGATGGTGGCGACGGGAGACAGGCCCGTCACGCCCGCGCCCGACAGGAGAACCTCGAGTCTGGCGGTGATGGCGTTCCAGGGTTGTGTCTCGGCGCGCATCGACGTCCCCTACTTCGTGGTGGTCGTATCCGTCGACGGCTCGGGTGTCGCGGGGGCAGGGGCTTTCGGGCAGTCGCACGTGGCAAGGCACGCGGGGAGGGGCACCGCGGTTGGGTCCGCGGCGTAGGCTTCCGCCGTCGGTGCGATCCAGTCGCGGGGCGGCAGACAGCCCTTCGCGACCGCCTCGGCCAGGACCTTCTGGTCCGCGACCATGCGCGCCAGGGCGGCCACCTTGTCGTGGAGTCCGGCCGCCATCTGGACCTGCGCGCTGTCCTGCCGCACCTCCTCGACTTCCTCGGGCGTGGCGCCCACGTCGGCGGGCTCCTCGGCGACAACGGATCGGGCGAACAGCAGAGAGAGCAGGACCATCACTTCAACCCCATGTCGGTCAGAGCTTTGTCGATGCCGTGTAGTTCGACCTGCACGAGGGCCAGCTCGAGGCGTAGGCGCTGCACCTCCTCGTGCTGCTGCCACCCCCAACCCGTGAGTGCCATGACGGCTGCGACGAGCCCGCCGATGACCCAGCGGGCAAAGCTCTCGGAGATTACGGGATGTTCCGGCATGCCGTCACAGTATCACGGGGCGGTCGATGTCCTCACGCCCAGCCTGGGTCCGGCGGGCGATCGTCCGGGCACTGGCATCCAGCATGCCACCCAGGGACTTCGTCGGCGCCCAGACCCGCACCTTCTTCCCCGCGGCGGCGAGTTCCCGCAGGTCCTCGAGGTCCTCGAGTGCCGTGTTGTGCAACGCCACCTCGATCCCCCACAGCAGGTTCGACAGTGCACCACCCTCCGGGTCTGGCAGCGCGCCCTCATCGAGGACCTGACAGAACACCACGTCGATCTCCTTCACAGTGTGGAGCCATCGCTCCGGGATCGTTGGGATCACATGTTTGTGTCCGCCGTCGACGAGTGCCTCACTCCCAAGCCCGCACCGGATGGGTGCCATGATCCCGCACATGGCTGATGAAGCGAGGATGTGGTCATGCAGCTTCTGCACGGTATCCGAGTGTCTGCCGTGGATCGCGGTGATGTGCTTCCCCTCGTCGCGGATGACGATGCCGCACCCGTAGACACACCGGAACTGTGTGGGGTCCACATGTTTCTCAAGAAGCGCACGCACTGGTTCGATCGAGAATAGCCCCTCCGGTCGCTCGGCGAACGGGATGAGCGCCTTCCACCACAGGGGCTTCAGGAAACCGGGGATGCCGAGCCACGGGTCTTTCGTGTCGAGGTCATCCCAGAACCCCTCGAGCACGTCGAACTTGTCCTGCGCCGCGAGCGAGAGGTTGATCGACCCGACCGAGGTGCCGAGCATAGCGTCGTAGGCACCACGCTCGGTGAGTGCGCGCAGGATCGGTACCTGGTAGGCGCCCTTGAACGCACCGCCGCTGGCAATGAGGAGACGTTGGACATGGGGCTCGGTGTCCTCGATCATGCTTCCTCCTCACCGGCCTTCGAGCCTGGCTGTTCGACCGGGCGCATGGTCACCGGATCAATGAGTCCTTTCGCCGGATCACCGTCACGCCACGGCTTTGCGACATTCGGGGTGCGCCCCAGATCCGTAGCCTTCTGGCCGTTCACGATGATCTTGTCCTGCGTCAAGTCCTTGGGGATCGGCATCGGTTTCTCCTCATAGAAGTGCCAGTAGGCCCCGAAGAGGTATGGGTCCATGCACCTGTGAGAGCCGGGGTGGCCATCCTTCTCGTAGCACTGGCCACCAAGGGGGTGCTCCACCTTGCATCTCATTTCGTCGCCATGATGAGCGACGCCTTCATCGTGAAGTCGCCCGTCGTGTTCGCGTTGTACATGACCACCCGGAAGTAGTAGCCCCCTGGCACCGGCTTGGAACCACCCGGCTGAATCAGCACCGGGATGATCGGCGAGCCCTCGGGGTGGTAGATCCACTCGTCCTTGAGGAAAGGCTTCCGCAGGGGCAGCACGTCGCCCTCGTCGAAGGGAGTCGTGCCGTCGAGCACCGCTGTGGCTCCCGAGGTCTGGCCCGTGATCGTCTCGCCAGCCGTGAAGGCATGGTCGTTGCCGCTGGAGTCCTCGACGAAGAACCGCACGTCGAGCGATGAGGCCCCGACGGCGAGTACCTTCGTCTTGGCTCCCGATGTCCCGCCTACCACGTACTCGCCCACCTGGAACGTGCCGGTGATGCTCGTAAGTCCAGGGAGCTTCGAGGTCACAAACCCGATGTAGGGAAACACACCCGAGTTGTTGTCGCGGTCCACCATAAGGAACTGGACGACAGAGCCCCGGTCAGCCTTCGTCCAGATTTCATAGGCGCCACCCGCCATGAAGCAGATGTTCTCCGGCCCCACGAGATCGCCGCCGATCCAGATGTCGCGCACGAACAGCGTCTCGGGCGGGCAGTCGATCAACCACGTCGCACGAATGTCCTCGGCCTCCTCGGGGTAGTTGAGGAGGGTCCAGACCGGGAATCCGAAAGCAGTCTTTGGAACGGCCATTAGATGTTCGCCTGCGTGAACACGAAGATGACATCGAATGAGCCAGCGGTCGAGGCTGTGATCTGCTTGAGATGGATGCCCTGACCTGGTCGGATGGTGAAAGGCTTGAGCACCGCGTCGCGTTTCGCGCGTGCGGGCAGGTAGTTCGCGATGCTCTGCTGCTGGCTCTCCACGTCCGCCGTACCCGTGCCCCACTCGTCGCTGGAGATCCGCATGATGTCGAGAGGCACCGTCTCCTCAGTGCCACCCAGCGTGCCGCCTGTCCTCACGTCGATGCCAGCGCCCAACGTGTCGTTCGTGTCGTGGAGGGCGGGGGTGATCGCTGTGCCCGCAGTAGGCGCTGTGGTGTGCGCCCACCGGAGGAGTTGGAACTGTGCAACCACACCTGTCACGGCGGTGGTCTGCGCGTTGCGGATGTAGACCTCGCGCAGCTTGAGGATCTTCGTGCTGGCGGTGGGGTTGTAGATCGACAGCATCGACTTGTTCGTGCCGATGGCCGTCACGAGCGACGTGGCGGTGAAGGTCGCCTCCTCGCTCGCCTGCTGGGTCACAGGCACGGCAGGCTGGTCGCTTGCCAGGGTCGTCGGCACCGAGTTCGCCATCGTCTTCTGGCCGACGGTCGGTGCCGTCGAGCCGAGCCACGCGCCGATGTTGCTGTCGAGGCGGCCTCCGACGAGCGCAGTCGGAAGGCGCGTGAGGAGCTGCTTGAGGCGACCGATCACGGTGAGCGCGGTGTCGGCGTCCGCCGTGGACCCTATGCTCGCGCTGTGCCCGTCCGCCTGCGACCCGACCGCGTTCGTGGTCCCGCCGATCACGTTGGTGCCCGTGGGGAGTGGGTCGGTGATCTTCTTGATGCCGTCCGTGTCCTTGATGGCGGCGAGCGTGGCCTCGGTTGCCGCCCCCGCCGGCAGCGGCAGGGACGACGCGCTCACTGGTTGGGTGGTCGTGCCCGTCGGATCCACGCGCAACGGATCCGTGCCGGTCCCCACTTCGGTGCCATCGCTCTTGCGGAGCGTGACATCGCCCTCGACGACGACGAAACTCACGACTGCACCGCGTCGATGCTCGCAACCTGCCCGCTGCTACGGGTCACCGTCCTCGTGATCGTCTGGTTCGCGATCAACACGCCGGCAGCGTCGTACTGCTTGGTGACGATGGTATCCACCTGGCCGCCGCTCCTCGTGATGTTGGTCTCACGCACCTTCTTCAGCTTCGCCGACGTCTCCCACACGATGATGTCGGTGACGCGCCCGAGGGATCGTACCACCTCCGTCCAGCATGTCTCGGCGATCTCGTGTACGAGCGTGTCGAGGTTCTCGTGCTGCCCCTCGGTGAGCCCGGACCCGCCCGACCGGGGGTTGAACGGCCCGGTGGCGTCCCGCATCTGAAAGGACGAGCCATCGTAGGCCAACTCTCCCGGGTTCTCCGCGGAGGCGGCGTCCTCGAAGATGATCTTCGTCTCGCGACGAGGACCATCACTTCGGTCAGGTGTTCTTCCCACGCGGCCTCTTGCTCGCCTTCTTCGTCTCCGCGAGGCGTTGAGCTTTGAGGGTGGGGCCGGGGTGCTTCCCCGCACCGTTGACCGGCCCCTCGGCGGAAGGGGCAGCAGCTTGCTCGCCGGTGCGCATCTGGATGGCCAGCGTCTTCTCGTGGTCGTGGTACTTCTTCACGTTCCCGACAGCGAGGCGCACACCCGCGGCCTTGCCTTCGGCCTGGAGCTGGGACACCTCGGCCCGGACGGCGAGGTTCTCGATGATGCCGACGTCGCGGGCGAGGTACCTGCGGATGCGGTCGGCATCCTCGAGCGAGAGCTTGCCCTCGTCGATGTCCTTGTCGATGTGCTCCTTGTGGTACTGGTTGAGCGCCACGACAGCCTGCCGCAGCCCTTCCTTGGCGCCGCGATACTGCTGCGCCTCGACCAGAACAGCCTCGAGCATGTCGTCGAGGCCGACCCCGAGTTCGTGGGCCACCAGCGCCTTGATTTCCGCCTTCTCGCTACCCATGCGGGCCTCCGTCAGGCGTCAGGTACTACGGCTCGCCCCACACGACCATCGTGATGACGTCGGGGCTGCCGCCCGCCTTGAGGGCGTACTCGAACTTGAGGTGCCCACTCGCCGGCGTGGTACCGGGGTACACGTCGTGGTTGGCCGACGCGTCCGCGCCGTTCCGCTGGAGTACGCCGTTCACGTACACATCGACGTCGTCCACGAAGGACGCGACGTGGTCGTAGGCGGGGAGGACGGCGTCGATGTTGGTCGGGTTCTCGACGTTGGTGTCGGCGGGGATGGCGTTCGTGACCACCGCGACACCCTTGGTGCGGTTCTCCTTCTTCTTCGCCTGCACGATGGCGCTGAGGAGCGAGACCTCACCGAAGGCGGTCTCGTAGGCGTCCCACTCGGCGGAGGTGTCCGACAGCTTGAGCTGGCCCGAGTAGGTCGATCCCGCCTTGTTCCCGTCGACGAACGCGAACTCGGCGAACGCGGTGAGCCCGAGGTCACCGGCGGTGGTCTCGATCACTCCGTCCGTGGAACCGACCCGGATGGGGCGGGTGCCGGCCGTGTTGACACGCACGCCGGTGCGGAAGTCGTTCACGACCGCGTCGACGTTGAAGGTGTCCACGTCGGTACCGAGGTGGACCTCGCTCGTCCCGCCCGCGCTGCCCTCGACGACACGGAAGAGGTTGGCCTCGAGGTCGTCGCGAATGGCCCACACGAGCCCGGCACCCTCGAGATCGAGGGTGGCATTCGTGAGCAGGTTGACCGGCGTGGTGCCTTGATTGTCGTAGGCGACCTGCCGAGTGACCACAGCCGAGGACGGTGCGTCGACCACGGCGCCGGACAGGAAGTCGCGCCGGGTCAGGTCCTCGAGTCGGACCTGTTCGCGGGTCGCGTAGTTGATGGTCTTCCCGCCGATGTCGGCGGCAGGCACGGCCTCGAGGTCGTCGCCGGTCGAGTTCTGGCGCACGAACGAGATCTGGGCTCGGGTGGTCGTCGTGTCGGTGATGGTCGCACCGTCGACCACACCCGACTCACCCTGGAGCAGACCGTAGACGATGCGCCCGCCCGAGAGGATCTCGTCGCGCGTGGACCCGTCCACGATCAGCATCAGGTTGTCGGGGGACAGCGCGTTGGAGCCGGCCACCTCGGACAGCGCGTGCGTGCCGAAGGTGCCGCCGTGCGAAGCAACGATGGTGCCGAGCGTGTTGGTGATGCCGACGGACGCGGTGGTGTTCGCGGGTAGCTCACCGGCCGCGAGGACCTTCACGTCGCCCGCGCCGCCGGAGAGGGTCGCGCCACCCCAGGACAGGTTCGCGCCCGTCTCGGTCGTGGCGATGACGTTCCCGGCGGTGCCCGAGAGGATGGCCGTGACGACCACGGTGGTCGGGCTCTCGACGGCCGTGACCTGCGTGTTGACGGGGGTGCCGGTGCCGTAGTTGGTGCCGGCCACGCCGTCGCCGTTGATCGCGCGGCGCAGGTTCTCGAGCGCCTGGGCGGTGGTGCCCGAGGCGTCGATGTTCCCGGACGCGTTCACGAACGGGCTCCGGAAGGTGTAGGTCTGCGCCCCGATGGTGACGGTCTCGCCATCCGAGATGGCGCCCGTCGAGGTCAGGGTCCCGACGGCAGCGGCGGCAGCAGGGACCGCGATGTCGGTGAGCTTGTGCACCTGCCGCAAGATGCGCTTCTTCTCGATGAGGTGCAGCGCGTCGTTCAGGGCACGGATGCCACGCTTGGTGCCTGTCTCGAGCGTGCTCGGGATGTTGATGTCGGCGTACCAGTCGCCGGCGACGTCCGCGTACAGGGCGCGCTTCGCCTGGGAGCGCAGAGCGTTGAGGTCACCCTCGATCGTCGTCTGCGTCTCGAGCGTGGCCCCGACGGAGAGCGTGTCGTCGTACAGGTCCGAGTTTCGGATCTGGGTGTCCTGCCGGACGAAGGTGCGACTCATGTTCTCTCCTCGTTCACGCTTGGTAGTAGGTCAACCAGAGCTTGTCGCCCGGCTTCGGCACGAAGCTGGTGGTGATTGTATCGAACCCGGTGCCGATCCCACCAGATTCGCTCACGACGTAGTCGTCGCCGGCGCCCTCGTCCTGCTCGACACCGTTGTAGGAAAGGACCTCGTCGTGCAGTCCGTCGTGGAGGAACTTCGTCGGGGAGACGAACACCGTGTTCACCCCGTCGATGGCGCCGACGAGGGGCTGACGGACACGTGGGAGGTACCCGATCGATGGCGGGACGGTGGACACCTCGACCACGACCGTCTGGACGGTGTCGACGAAGATCTCCGTGACGGGCGCGTCGATCACCGCCTCGATCACCGGTGACTCGAGCGCAACCTCGACCGGAGATAGGCCGATCTGCGCTTCCACGAGTCCCGTCGGGGTGACCAGGACCTGGACCTGGCAATCGGCCATGGTCTACCTCACGAGTGAGTCACGCCGTCGGACACCTCTACCTGGCCCTCGAGCAAGCGGTCCACCTGCCCCGAACCGTGTGTAGCGAGAAGGTCGTAGACTCCGAGTTTCTTCTCGAGGGTGGCGGTCTCCGCGGCCGTGAGGAGGATCTGGATCTGACCCTGCGTCAGGTCCACCGAGACGATGCGCCCGTTTCCGGTCGTGAGTTCCATCAACACGGCGGGGAGCTGCTTGTTCTCCCGGATCTGCATCTTGAAGGTGGCGCCCGTGAAGTCGATGGGGTCCTGCGGCGGCGCCTTCTGCTTGAACTGCAGGGGGACGGAGAAGGTCGCGTACCTCTCGATCTGGAGGTTCAGCTTCCCGGCCTTGGTGACGACTGTGGAGGTGCTCATGCGACCCTACTTGATCCCGCCGGACAGCCCGGTCACCGAGATGTCCGCGTCATCCAACGTGGTGATCTCGTACTCCCCGACCTGCACATGTGTCACGACGGCACCCGATCCCACCGTGATGCGGTACCGGTTGCCGGCGTAGTTGGGGATCGCCCCCGCCGTGGCGAGGAGACGCAGGTTCCCGAGGTCGTTGGTCCACGTGGTTCCGACCGTGCCGAGGCTCGACTGATCACCGGTGGAGGCGCCGCGCACCCTGTACTGGGTCGGCGAGATGAACTCGACCTCGAGGACCTCCTGCAACGTCGGTTGGACGTCGGAGGTGAGTACGAACTGCTCGTGGTCGGTGTCGTCCGTGGTCGTGACGATCCACGTCGTGTCCGGCGTGTTGACGACGAGGAACGGGTCGGGGTTCCGCAGCACGGCGGTGGGCTGCCTGCGGAACAGCGAGAACCGAACCTTGTTCACCCCGGCGAGGGACTCAAGTGCCCCCATCACGTCGGAGAGCACAAGGTCCTCCCCCATCCGCGCGTTCTCAACGAGGTCGAGGATCGCCTGCCGAGCATCCACCTCGGTGTCGGCCTGGAAGAACCCGGCGTTGACGTCGATGGAGAAGGCCATCTCGAGGGGCACCTCGGAGGGCGGCCGCACCACGAGACGCGTGGGCGCGGCCTTCCTGACCACGAGGTACGAGCCGACCTGCCCGATGAGCCCGGTGCCCGTCTCGAGGATCGGATCCCACGTACCGGAGGCGATGGGGTTCGAGCCGGTGGCCGCCACGTAGACGACCTCCTCGAAGGGGCCCACTCCGTAGGTGGCCTTGGCCTGCGCCACTCCGGCGACCCCAGCCACGGCCAGCGCCTCGTAGTCGGCGTGGGTGACGGCACGGTCGAGCGCCTTCAGTGAGGCAGGGATGTTCGTCCGCGCCTCGTCGATTGACTCCTTGTCGCTCCCGCCCTGCGGCGTGTTGTTCCCGTTCGTGACGGAGGACACGAACGCGAGGGTGTCGAGCAGCTTCGTGATTTGCCCCTTGCCGACGGAGTTACCGAACTCGCCGCCGCCCACGCGGTAGCTGGCCTTCACGTTGTTCGAGCCACCGGCCGCGACACGGCCGTCTACGCCGTTACCGAATCGAACGGTCACCCGGTCGTCCTCGTCGATGCGCACCGTGTAGTGCCGGTCGAGGGGCTCGGAGTCGAGGAAGTTGGGGACCTCGGTGTAGAGCACGAACCCGGAGCCCTCGTCGACGTAGACGCGGAGCGAGGAGATCCCCGAGGGGTCATAGGACAAGGGCGTGCGATCGAGCTGGAACTCCTGGTCGGGCAGCGCGTTCCCCGAGCCCAGGATCTCGTCGGTGATCGACTGCCCCTCGATGCAGTCCACGGTCACCGTCCCCGGTCCGCCCACCGCCGTGGCCGTGGTCACCTCGTAGATGACCTGCTCCTCGCCGGTGAGCGTGGGATCGGTGGCGACCCTGGTGCCGGCCGGGATGGAGCCCGCGCCGGTGCACGTGAAGGACATCGAGACGATGGCGGATGTGGCCGGGCTCAGCTCGTAGCCGACGAGGCGACCGAGGTTGATGACGCTCCGCCGCTGCGTCGCGGTCGGCAGGTAGGTCTCGTTCGCGGCGCGGTCGATGTAGTAGCTGAGGTTGTCCCCGAGGTACGAGAACGCCTCGACGAGCACGACGCCGATGTCGGTCGGGTAGAAGTCCGTCCACTCGGGTGTGAGCGTGGGCGCCAGAGCGAGCAGGTCACTCCGGTACGACTCGTAGTCCCGACTCGAGTAGTCGATCGGGACGTTCACCCCTCCGAGAGACGTCGGCAACGGTCACCTCAGAGGACGCGCTTGCGCGCACGGGTGGCCTCGCCCTTGCGCTCGTCGGGGGACATCGTGTCCGTACGGTCGGCGCCGCTGGTCGCGATCTTGTCCGTGGGGTGGTTGTTGACGTCCTGGCTGTTCGTGCCGCCGTAGTACCCGTCCCAGGACGGGCGCACCGCCGCGGAGTTGGCGCTGGCCACGCCTCGCGCCATGGCCGGGTACAGGTCGGGTCGCGTGGCCTGGTTCTTCGTGGGGGGCAGTGCGGGCTGTTCCGGCGGCGGCGCCGGGTAGCCGGCATCCGCCATCTCCCTGCGGAACCGCTTGTCTTCCTCGGAGCCCTTCCTGTTGAAAGGAGCACTGAATTCACGTCGGATGACCGGCATCGAACCTCCCTCAGACGTCGCCCCCGACCCGTAACTCGAAGGCTCCCTCGTGTTGCGTGTCCTTGACTCGGAACCAGATCTGCACGAACTGCGCGTTCCCGGTGGGGAGGCGCTTGGTGGTGATTGTGACACGCCGGACCAGAACGCGGGGCTCGAACTTCCCGATCGCGTCCTTGATGAGCGTCTCGAGGAGAACCTGCTGGGGGCCGCCGGTGTTGCGGAAGAGGCGCGAGAACCCCGCCGAACCCTTGTCCGGCTCCATCGGCAGCTCGCGCAGGCGGATGGTCATCAGCGACTTGAGGTTCGACACCAGCTTCTCGACGCCGTCGTCGCGCACGATGTGTCCGTTCGCACCGAAGCGGAACGGGAAGCTGATCCCCTTGACCTGACTGACACCCAAAACGCCTCCCACATGGTGTATTTGTGATTCTATGCTGAGCACGAACTCGTGGGCACTGCCTGTAGATCGCTTCTGGGCTGGGGTCGACAAGAACGGACCGATAGTACCGGGCTTGACCACTCCGTGCTGGTTGTGGCTGGGAAGCAGGAAAGCGCACCCTCAGCAAGACTACGGATTCTTCCAGATCCAGAACCGACGCGTGGGCGTACACCGCTTCTCGTGGGAATTGCACTTCGGTCCCATACCCGACGGGCCGCACTGTGTTTGCCACAAGTGCGACAACCCACCGTGCGTGAACCCTGATCACCTCTTCCTCGGTACGCGCCTGGAGAACAACCGCGACAAGGAAAGCAAGGGGCGAGCAAACAGGCCGCTCGGTGAGAACCACCCGCACGCGAAACTGACTGCGGAAGCAGTGCGTTGTATACGCGCTGAGAGAAGTTTACCACCGGGTAGCCGAACCACACTCCGGGAGCTGTCAGATCGCTTCGGCGTGGGGCCCGATGTGATCTGCGCCGTTGCCCGTGGACGGGGATGGCGCCATGTGCAGTGACACCCACGTCAGGCTCCGAGCAGACCGCGCAGCAGGTCGATGGTGGCGGTAGGTCCACCACCCACCAGCAGCATAGCTCCTACGGCGGCGTACGGACCAGACTCCGACCCAGGGGGAGGGCCCGCGGCGAGGATGGCCGACTGGAGTTCGTAGGTGGTGTAGGTCCCCTCGAAGAAGAGGATGCTGATCCCCCCGATCTCCGAGAGCGCATCGAACAGCGCGAGGATGGCATCGAACTCGGCGATGAGGCCGTCGAGGATGGCGATCTTCGCCTCGAGGAAGGCGATGTACTGCTCGATCAGTTCGGACAGTCCGAGCCCGAAGACGAAGAGACCGACGCACTTCTTGAGGACGGTCGCCACCGTACCGAGCACGGGAACCAGATCCTTCAGCAGCACGGGCTTCATCCAGTCCGGCGCGGTGCCCTGCCCCCGGTACACGTTGGTACTGTACCCGGAACGCAGGCAGTCTTTGTCCAGCTTGAAAGGCGGGAACTGAAGTGCGCCGTCTTCGTCGCGGTTCTCCGCGATGCAGGAGAGGGACCGCCCGTCGAACGGCTGGAACAGCGCGGACAGGAACGACTTGATCGTGGTGAGCAGCGCGTCGTAGTCGAGGCCCACCGACATGATGACCGCGCCGGCCTGAAGTTGTGGCGTGGTGAACTCGGGGCGGTTCCGGTCCCCCGGGTCGGAGAGCGAGCTGGTCACCCTCGTGAGCCACTGCTGCGGCGTCACGGCGTTCCTGAACCCCTGCGGTGCGTACACCAGCATGTAGATCCCCGCTTCCTCGAGGGACTCGATGAGCTGGTTGATGAGGGCGAGGATGCTCTCGAGGGACGCCTTCAGGATGTCGATGCGGTCGATGATGAGGGTCTTCAGCACGTTGAAGACAGCCTTCACCGCCTCGAGCGCCGTCTTGATGGCGTCGATGGCAGCCTGCAGTCCGGCGATGATCGGGTCGAGAAGGTCGTCCAGCCCGAAGCTGAAGTCTGTCCACTGCAGGTCAGCCATCGGTTGACTCCTCCGCGAGGAGCGCGGCGCGTGTCGACGGGGGCAGCGCGGTCAACGCGCGGATGCGCAAGGTGTTGAGCTGGTCCACCGACCGCCCCTCGATCTCGAACGCCTGCATCCGCACGAGCAACCCCGTCAGAGCCCCGGCGGTCTGCAACAGCGACGCGAGCCAGCCGTTCTTCGCGGTGGCGCGCCCCCATTCGATCTTCTGCCCCCGCTTCGCACGCAGTTCACCGATGCTGCGGCGCAGGACCTTCTCCGCGCTGACCACCTCGGCGACCGCTTCCTCCATGACCGGACGCCAGCGGTCGAGCATGTCCTTCTGCGGGGTCCCCTTCGCCCGTACGAGGATGCGCGCCACCTCTTTGGCGTCGCCCTCGACCCGGCGCAGAAGCGTGGCCGCCTCGGCGAGGCGCTGCGTCTCGGGCATGTTGGCGAAGTCGAGGTTCATCCGATGGTCCCCGTCTCGGTATCCACGCCGCTCGTAACCCCCGTCACGGTGACCACGGCGTTGGCCTGGAACTCTTCGATGATGGCACGGGCGAACCCGAGCGCCATCGGTGCGATCCCTTCGCGCGCTTTCGTCTCGTCGAGGTCGCCGCCGTATACGGCCTGCAGTTCGACCACGGCCTCGTCTTCCATGGCCTGCGCGAGTCGGGCGATGTCGAGTGCCATGCGCTACTCCGTGAAGCTCTTGACCGAGAGGGTCGCCGCCAATCCCGAGGCGTACGTGGATGCGAAGACGGGCGGGATCGGCGGCGTAGTCGGCGCACCCGGTGCGGCACACGTGTGGACGTGCGCGTCGATGAGACCGAGCACCGTCGACATGAGGGACGTGTACGAGAGGCCCTTGATGATCGGTTCGATCGCGGCCACAAGGCTACCGAGATGCACGGTCACGGTGGCATCGAGGTTGGCGACTCCGGGTGTGCCGTTCAGCTCGAGGATCGCTTTCGTCGCGAGTCCGGTCGCGTCCGTGCTCTGGAGGACGGCGCGGGAGTTCTGCGCCGTGAAGTCGATGCCGAGGTCGGTGGGGATGCCGCCGTTCGTCGCGCTGTTCTGTGCGGTGATGCCGACACCGCCCGCGGCCTGCACGAACCAGTCGGTGCCCACCATCAGACTCGCCTGGTTCGAGACGGTCCTGCTTTCCTTCCCGAGCACGAGTTCGGTGAGGGAGCCGGCGAAGGTGTTCTTGGTGTCGCCGCCCATCTCCATCGTGATGGTGGACGCCTTCACGGTGTAGTCACCCTTCACCTCGCATAGGTACGACCCGTTCACCGTCTGCTGCCAGTCCCCTTCGTTCGTGAGGAACGCGGGGCCGTTGACGATCTGCTCCCACGCGAGCGCGGCGAACGTCTGCAGGATCCCCGCGGTGGCCTGCAGGCGCAGGTTCTCCACCGCGCCGAGGTTGACGGTGCCGTCCTGCATGATCTCGAGGTGCGCCCCGCTCTTGTGGTAGAGCTGCACACGCTCGGTTCCCTCAGTGTCGTCGAACTCGAGGCGCGAACCGGACGGCATCTGGATGATGCGCACCTTGCCGGTCTCCGTCGCGTTGAAGGTGCTCTCGGGGATCACCCCGCCGGGGTGGCCCTTCACGGAGTTGTTGTCGGCCTCGTCGGGCAGCGCGCGGGCGTGGTCGGGAACGCTCTCGGTGGACCACATGCCGGCCGTCCAGATGGGCGGCTTCTGCGTGTTCCCCTCCTCGAGTTCCACCCACACCATGTCGCCGACGTCGGGGATGAACACGGCACCGTGCGGCGCGTCGCGGTTGTTCCCACCGAAGGGCATCGCGGGCCAACACCACGAGCTGGTGGCTCCACCGAACAGGACGGGGACCTGCACCTTGATGCGCCCCAGCCCGGCAGGGTCCTGGTTGTCGCGCACGATGGCACGGTACTTCCCGTAGTACCGGCCCGCGTAGCGAAGCCGGAACTCGTGGTGCATCGTGTCGAGGACGTCTTTGAGGCTCATTTCCTGCTCGTGGCCCTCTGGTATACCAGTTTGCCGCTGCCCTCGAGCACCGCCACCGACGTGTCCCCGGCGAGCCCCACCCACATCTGCTCGGCCTCCTCAGCGCGCAACGACGGATCCTGCTGCGTGTCCTTCGCCTTGTCCTCGGCGTCGGCGGTCTTGCTCGAAGGGCCGAGCCCCTTCTTGCCGCACCACAGGGTGGTCTTGAGCCCACCCGCGTCGAGGACGTGCTCGTACTCGTAGATGCGCCACCTGCCGCTGAATCTGGTGCCAACGCCGATAACCTCCACCGGGTCGCCCTGACGCACCGTCACGTCGAACACCGTCAGCTCCGCCTTCGCGAGCGCGAGGTCGCTCTTCGTCCCGGCCCCCGCCGCCGGCAGCACCTTCGGCACGTCCTCCTTCTTGTCGGGCGTGTCTCCCACGTCGCGCTGCGGGACCGTCACATCGCGGACCGTGTGCACGAACGCGCTGTCCTCGATCGTCTTCCCACCGAGCTGCAGCGTCCCGGTCTCGTAGAGCGCCTCCATGTACTCGTTGGCTGGCTCCGTGACGGCCCCTTGATCCTCCTCGCTGTTGTCGCTCGTGGCGAGGATGTCGCCGGCCTCCGACTGCTCCTCCGCACCACCGGAGGTGTTGGCCACCACGTCGTCCATCGACGTGTCGTTCGGGTCGCTCACGCCAAACTCGTCGTCGGTGTCGTTCGTCCCGAATGCCTCCCCGGCGGCGATGTCCACCCCGCACGTACCGACATCCGGGCCGGACTGCCCGGCCGCACCGGTGCCGCCGCCCTTCTTGATGAAGGTGGTCTGCGCGGGCTCGAAGGACATGAGGCTCTTCGTGCCCACCCGCCACGCGAGGATCTTCGGAGACAGGACGTCTTTGTTCACCTGGTCCTGCTTGAAGATGATGTTCCCGTCCTGGATGGCGAAGTAGTAGCCGTAGCGATCCGCGATCTTCCGCAGGAACCGCGCGTCCGTCCAGTCGGCCTGCATCGCGGGGAAGCTGTCGTCGAAGACGTGCTTGTCGCTGTCCTCGATGATGAACCCGAGTCCGTTCTCCTCGGCGATCTGCTGCACAACCTGCCCGATGCTCTTCCCCTCGAAGGATCTGGCGCGTGCGCACTGGTTGAGCACACGCATCTTGTCCATGAGGTCGAGGTCGATCTGGCAGTACCCCTGCGGGTTGAAGGTCATCTTGAATCCGGCCACCTCGAGGGGGCCGAACGGGCGGAAGTCGTCCACCGAGCCGAGCGCCACGGCCCACTCGGTACCCTTGTTCCAGATGTTGAGGTCGGTCCACTGGAGCTTGTCGTCGCGGATGACGACCTTCACCGCCATCGACTCCTGGTACCTGTGGGAGATGCGGATGCTCTCGACGTACCGCTTCAGCCCGTCACCGACCTGGTAGCCGGCGACGTAGAGGTTGAAGAGGGGGTTGAGCTTCCCCGGTTCCCAGAGCTGGTACCCCACGACTCACCTCTTCCGCTGGAACCGCTGGTGGGAATCCTTCGGTGGGACACGGATCTCGACGCCGTCCGGGAGATCGAGCGGGTAGAAGATCTCCGGGTTGCAGTCGGCGACGAGCCACCACAGGTGCTGGCGCCCGAGGAACCGCTGCGCCACGGCAGCGAAGCTACTCCCCGCCTGGGGGATGAGGGTGCGCGTGCCGCGGGGCAGTTGCTCCTCGAAGACGGTGGTGTCGCGCTGCTCGTAGACGAGCTGCGTCCCGCCCCTGTCGTCCACAACCTGGAGCTTGGGCTGCCGCAGGTACCGACTCGATCGACGAGGGAAGGACATCAGAATTCCTCGACCGCTTCGGGCGGTGCGGACTGCAGTGCGGCCAGGAGCGCGGCGTTCTCCTCCGCCTGGTTTCCGATCTTGCCGAGCCCGCCGGAACTGCCGCCCTGCCCGTTGACGATCATGTCGGTGAGGAGCTGGTTCGACTGCTCGACGTCAACGAACACGACGGACGCGTCGATCGCGACCCGCGCACGGATCGGGTTGAGGTCGAGATCGAACATCTCCTCGGTGATGTCCACCCGGTTCACCACCATCCACCACACGCGGTTGCCGAGGCAGAGCTGGCAGAGCGGTGGAGCCGTGAACTCGGAGAGGGACACGTCGTCGTTCTGCACGTTGGGGCGCGCGAGGCTTTCAAGGAATGCGAGTTGGTTGATGACCCACTTCCGGTTGCCGTCCTCGCGAGAGTCGAGGAACAGTTCGAAGTTGAGCGTCTCTCCTTGTCCCTGCCCGTACATGGGGATCGGTAGGAACCCACCAGGTGGGATGGTCAAGGTCCAAGCAGCACCAATGGTGCGCCGGATGGACCCAGGGTTGAACTGGAACTCGAGGTAGATCACGGGCGTGCCGTCACTGTCCAGCTTGTTGATGAGTCCCCTTTTCGGGGGTCCCTTTACGAGTCCCATGCTGCCCTCCTCACGTCACGCTCGAGGACATCTGGATGGCGAGTTCGGCCGCGATCTGGTCCGACACCATCCGTGCAAACTTCTGCGCCTCCGCCGGCGACAGCTCCGCGGCCTGGAACACCATCTGCCCGATGCTCACGGTGATGCCGCCCCCGGCCGCCCCCGCAGCCACCGCCGGTGAGCCCTGTGCCGTAGGCGCGGACGCCACGACGGCGGACATGGCCGGGTTCCCCGGGCCAGGACCCACCGCGGTGGACAGAGCGCCCGCTGCCATCGCCCCAAAGGACGGGGCGAATGCGAGCATGCCCGCCGCGATGTTTCCGAGGATGGCCGCACCGGCGTTGCCGAGTCCGTAGAGCGGGCTCGAGGTGTCCTTCGGCTCCGAGCCGGGAAGGATGTCCTTCAGCTTCTGCAGGTGATCCGAGAACACATCGGTGAGGGTCGTGTCGGTGAAGGCGGCCACGATCATCTTTGGGATCATCCAGAAGCCGCTCTGCACGAATCGGAAGAAGTCGTAGACCATCTCGAACAGCTCGGCGAACACACGCCAGATCGTGGCTCCGACCGCAACGAAGGCCGCGCCGATGATGGCGAGCACCCGCCCCATGTCAACCAACCAACCTACGAGAGTGCCAAGGACCAACCCGAAGTCACGCCACGACTTCGATGCGCCCATGCTGGCCGCCGAGATGCCGAAGAACCCGAGGACCATCTTCGCCGCGAGCTTGAGGTCAGCGATGATGAGTTTGAATGCTGGGCCCACGTTCTCGAGCGCCGGCATGAGCCCTTCCTTGAACCCCTCCCAGAGCTGCTGGAGTCGGTACTTCAGGTTCAGGATGGCGATGACGAACTTGCCGAGGAGGGGCGTCTGCTCGAAGAGCATCTTGCCCATCTTGAGGGGCACCTTCTCGCCGTTGAGGAACGCGAACAGCACCTTCACCGCGTTCGACACGAGCGCGAACTTCTCCGTCACCGAGTCCGCGAACCCGCCGATGTTGTAGCGCCACGCGACGAGGGCGGCGGTGGCGAACATGAGCAGCGGGATCATCAGGAGCAGGCCGACAAGCATGAACGGGAACACTTCGGCGGCGAACGTGCCGAGGATGATCTGTAGGTTCACGAGGGCTGCGGAGAACAGGAAGGTGTTGGCCTCCGCGATGGCCATGGCCGCGTCGTAGATCGCGAGCACACCTGCGATGAACCCCACCGCGATGGCGGCAGTCCCGGCGGCGGTGGCCATGAGACCCATAGCGAGCGTGAGAGTGCCGACGGCGAAGGTCACCCCCAGGATCGCCACACGCACGAGAATCGAATCGCGCGCTGCCACGGCCAGCCCCTTCGCGAAGCGAAGGACTACATCGAGCCCCTCCTTCAGAAGCGGCAGCACCGTCTCCCCGAGGACGACCTTGAAGCCCTCCCACACGTTGAAGAGCTGCTTCTTGATCCCTTCCCAGGTGTCCGCGAACTTCTGGGACATCTCCGCGGCCTGGTTCATCTTGTCGACGCCAGCATCGTCGATCTGCTTCCCGAGAGCCTCGAGCGCGTCGACGCCGCTCAGCACCTTCCCGTCGAAGTTCATGTTGCCCATGTTCTGGGCGAGCGCGAGCAGGCCACCGGCATTCTGCTTGAACACGGCGGACATCACGGAGCTGAAGTCGGCGGCGTTCATCCCCATCGCCTGCTGCCGCCGCGTCATGTCAGCCGTGATCGACAGCACGTTCTTCCAGTTGCCCTGCGCGTCCTTCAGATCCTCCGGGCTCATACCAAGCTTCGCGAGGGCGCCCGTCTTCATGTCTGACTGGGAGATCTCCATGACCTCCTTGTTGAGGCCGGCGAAGCCGTTCGCGATGGAGGCGATCGAGTTGCCGACGTCCTTGTTCGTCTTGCCGGCGTTCTTGCCCGCCGCGGCGATGGCGAGCAGCGAACCCACGGTGGAGTTCTTCATCGTGACGCCGGTGGCGGCGATGCGCGCGAACAGTCCGTTGAGGTCCTCGAAGTTGAGGTTCGACACCTGGGTCGCGACGGCGAGCTTGTCGAAGAACCCCGGGAGCTGGCTCTCCGTGAGACCGAGGGTCTTCCGCGCCATGACCGCCATGAGCGCGCCCTGCTCCGTGGTGAGCGTGCCCATCGACGCGCCGACGAAGTCGAGCGTTGGGATGAGGGCCTCGTTTGCCTCCTTCGCGGTGAAGCCGGCCTGCGCGAGCGAGAGGAGTGCCTCGGTCTTCTCCTGTGCGCTGAACAGCCCAGCCTTGTCGAAGTCGAGCGCGCTCTGGCGCAGCGCCTTCATCTCGTCGACGTTGCCCTCGGTGACCGCCGAGAGCTTGGCCATCCCCACCTCGAAGTTCCCAGCCGCCTCCACGCCGGTCCCCATCGTGGCGAGCATGCTCACCCCAAGACCGGTGAGGGAGCGCCCGGCGCGGCTCAATGCGGAACCGATGAGGCCCACCCCGATGCCGCCGAGCCGGCCCGTCCGGTAGCTCGCGGCGGCGAGCTGATTCTGCGAGCCGTTGAACTGCGCACCGAACATCTGCGCCTGCTTCGACAGCCCGCTGAAGAACTTCTGCGCGGCCGCTGTCGCCGGGCCGGTGACGACCTGGAACATCAGCGGGAAGACGGCGGGTGCAGCCAACGCGATCTCCTACTTCTTCTTGATGGCCTGTTTCTCTTGCTCTACGAACTCGATCATACGATGCCAGTAGGACTTGCGCATTCGCACCGTGAGGCGCACGACGTCGTCGGGGTGCCACTTCCACCGTTCCGCAAGCATCGACACCTCGTTGCGCACCATCCGCTGCCCCGCCGTCTCCCAGTCCACCTCGCCGAGTCCGGAACTCAGGGGGTCACCCTGCTCCATCACCGGGGCGAGGTACCCGAGAAAAAACCGGAGGCGTCCACCTGCACGCGCTCGTTCAGGCGCCCGCAGTCGGCGCACGTGAGGTCCGTCGCCATCTGCACACCGGGCATCTTCGAGTTCACGATCTCGCCGAGCCGCTGCCTGTCCATCGTGCGCATCTTGCGGAACGCGTCGGCGGTCGGCTTCACCCCATCCTCGAACCCCACGACGAGCGTGGACAACAGGGCGGTGGCGACGGTCTCCGGGCTCCGCGCGCTCACGTTGGCCAGTTGCTCCGCGTCGACCCCGCTGAGGAGCTTGAGCGTCCCCTTGTGGTGGACCTTGCCGTCGATGAGGAATCCCTTCTCGTCCTCGAAGGCGAACGTCGTCTCCCTGGAGTCGGGCCACTCCACGAAAGGAAGCTCAGAAAGCCGAATCTGGTCGGTGTTGTCCGTCTTGCAGTACCTGCACTGCCAGTCGCTTGATACCTCGTCGCCCATCGAGATCCGGCGGATGCTCAGGAGCAGGAAGTCGCGGTCCACCTGGTACATGGATCGCAGGTACTCGAGCGGCGCCAGAGCGTACCGGTCCGCCTTCTGCTCCATGAGCGCGGGGATCTCCTGGACGCACCGTTGCAGGAGCGCGGTGAGCCCGCGGACCGGCGCGTTCTTGTACTTCGGGTTGGAGATGATCTCCTCGTCCACGCCGGACATCTCGTCGATCAGGACGTCGCGGAACACGCCGCCGTCCCTCCGGATGCCGACGGGAAGGCGGATCGATTCGTACATGCTCATGTGGTTCCTCCGGGCTGCGTCGATGGTTTGTCGGGAGGAGCGCACGCTCCCCGCGCCCACAGCCTAACAGAGGAGGTGTCCCGCGGTCAGTCGCAGGAGATGCCCCCGACGCCCCACCCAAGTTCGGTCACGGTCGGGTGCATCACCTCGCCCATCCTGTGCGCGACCACGCCGTCCACCACCTTCGTCTCCGAATGGCCGAGTCCGATGGCGTGGCCGATCTCGTGGGCGAGCAGGAGCGCCTGCAGGTCCGGCCCTTGGGGCGCCACCATGGTCGCCCCTTCCGACGTGGGATCCACGATCTCGATCTGGGCCGGGACGCGCACCACCGGGCCCTGCGTGGGCGAGAGGAGGGTGTCCCCCGCATGTTCGGGGCTGGCCCAGAGGTCGCGCTCCACGATCGCGATGTGACCCGGCTTGCACGGTGCCGTCGTGCCGTCGATGGTGCAGGTGTCGATACAAGGACCGGTGCCCGCCGTCTCGACGTCGCACCCGTTGTCCGACCAGAACTTCGCGACGCGCGGCATCTCCACGGACACCCACGCCGGCGCGCCGTCGCAGATCCACACCTTGTGCACCGCGTCCACGGGGACGATGCCGTTCTCGGGTACCACGGGCTCCTGCGAGTGCAGGTAGATGAGCAGCCCGATCACCAGAGGGGTGAACACGAACAGGCCGAGGACTCCGATGACGCCGAGCTTTTTGAGGAACTTCACGGGATCTCCTGAAACGGAACAGCCCCCGACGGGATCGGGGGCTGTCGTAGGGTGAGGGTGGGGATCAGAGGGGCCCGGCGGTGACCAGCTTCTCGGCCAGGATGCCCTCGTTGGCAAGGGTCAGCTTCTCGATGAGGACCTCGTTCGAGGAGGCATCCAGGTCACCGATCTCGAGTTCCGAGGGCCAGGCGCGCTGCACGGTCCACTTCCACACGTCGACGCCGCTCTTGTTCTTGAGGTAGATGACCACCTCGCGGCGGAAATCGGCAGTGCCTGCCCCGTCGGTCCCGGGGGGCTGCGCACCCTCGGTGTTGTCGAGCGAGAAGATCTGGTCACGCCAGCCGAGCAGGTCCGACCCGTCGGCGGCCATGCCGCGCTCGAGCACCACGTTCTCGAAGGTGGTCTGCCCGGGGAGCTTGCGGGGGGTCTCGTTCTCCCCGCCCTCCCGGTACTCGATGATCTCGGTCGTCTCTTTGAGTCCGGAAATCATCCGGAAGCCCATAGGAACGCCGTTGATCTCGACGCGGAACTTGAAGTTGCGGTATGGATCACGGATTGGCATGGTTCAAGCTCCTCACTCGGTCACGGTCGTGGAGCCATCGTACTGCGAGAACCGGAAGATCAGGAACTCGGCGGGGCGCTGAGGTGCGATGCCGATCTCCCCGATCAACCGTCCGGCCAGGACGTCGGCGGGCGTGGTGGTGGTCTCGTCGATCTTCACGAAGTAGCTCTGGGCTGGGGTGGCGCCGGGGAAGGCGCGCTGCTCCCAGAGCCCGCGAAGGAACTTCGAGATGAGGTCGGTGAGCTTCTGCCAGAGGCGGAAGTCGTTGTTGCGGAACACGTAGGCCCGCGTGCTCTTGGCCACCGACTGCTCCACGAAGGTGAAGAGGCGGCGGACGGAGATGTACTGCCAGTTCGGGTCGTTCGAGAGCGTGCGGCCGCCGTGGACGACGATCCCCTGGCCGTTGAACTTGCGGAGGCAGTTCACGCCGATGGGGTTGAGCACGTCCTGGTCGGAGTCGCGCACCTGCGCCTCGAGGGCGAGGGCACCGCGGATCTTGCCCTGGTCCCCGAACCCGGCAGGGGTGTTCCACACGCCGCCGTCGGGCGGGGTGAGGTTGTCCACCCGGGCGTAGATGCCGAGGATGTGACCGACGGGGTCGACCGTGATCTGCGGGTTCGAGCCGGCGCCGACGGGGTCGGTGACCGTGATGCGGGGCCAGTACAGCGCCGCGTGCGAGGTGTTGAAACCGCCGGTGATCTGGCGGTAGGTCTCGATCTGTTCCCGCGTCCGTCCCGCCTGGGGTCCGACCACGTAGAACAGGTCCTTGCGGGCCTCGACGTAGTCGATGACCTGCTGGACCATCGCGGCGGCGTAGTAGCCGGGGATGGCGAGCAGCGAGATGTCGTCGAGGTCGTCGAAGAGGTGCACACCGGTGTGTCCGGCCTCGCTCCCGACGATGTCGGCGGTCACGATGCCGGTGCTCTCGTCCGTGCCGCCGGACAGTGGGTACGTACCGGCCTGCGGCGTGTCCGCACCCTCGCCAAGGAGGGCGTTCTCGTCGACCACCCGGATGATGAGCGAGCCGGTCGCGTCGTCGTTGATGACGGTCTCGACGTAGTTGTCGACGGTGTCGAGCATGGACACCTGCGACCACACCTCGAGCAGCGCGCCGAGCTTGTAGACCTGCACGTCGAACTCGAGGCTTTTCACCGTCGTGGCACCCACGAGGTAGCCGTTCGTGATGGCCGTGGTGGTCGTCACGACGTGCTTGATGGCCGCACCCACGACCACCTTGGCGATCGACTGGATGATCTTGTGCTCGGTGTTCACGCCGTCGGTGATCCGGAGGATCATGCCGGCGGTGAGCCCGTCGCCGTGCGCCAGCTCGATCGTGCTCGAGGCGGCGACCACCGCGCTGTAGAGGTCGAGCCCCACACCCAAGGAGGCGAACAAGGGGTTGTCCACCAGGGTGACGGAGAGGTCGTTGCCCCATTCGCCGGGGTTCGCCGCGAGCACCGTGAGGGCGTGCTGCGTGGCGGAGGCGGCGCCGGTGGTGACGCCGACGGTCAGCCCGAAGGCAGTGAGGAGACCGGCGGACGAGGCCACCTTGATGTCGATCTCGCTCGCGGGACCGGTGGTCGGGCTCGTGAGAACGATGAAGCCGCCGCTGCTCTGCGTCACGACGAGGCCGGTGATGGCCGCCGTGACGACCGTGTCCACCTCGGCGAAGGTCACCGCGTCGATGTTCGACACGTTGCCGGCGCCCGACGTGCTGCCGATGGCGAGCCCGATGGTGGCCCGGCCGGTGCCGCCAATGATGTTCACCGAGGAGCCGGTGCCGCGCCGGTCGGAGCGGATGCGGACCTCCCCGCCGGACACCTCGGCCTGCGCGCCGACGATCTGCGCGTTGATCTCCGCGACGACGTCGGCCGCGAGAGAGGCGGCTGCGGTGAAGATGATGGTCTGCGTGGCCCCGCCGTCGATGGCGAGGGTGAGCGTCTCACCGCCGGCGAACAGGGTGGGGAAGGTACCCGCCACGCCAGTGCGCGCACCGGCGGTCGCCGTGAAGGTGGCGATCAGCACACCGCCGTTGTTCAGGTCGATGTTGAGGGTCCAGCCCGGCTCGAGGTCGTATGTCGGGAGCGCGGTGCCGATGACCTGCGCGGGGCTCGCGTCACCGAGATCGCTCTCGATGTCGGTCCCGGTGTTCGCGGTGGCACCGACGATCGTGAGGGGATCGTCCGGGTCGGTGTAGTGCGCAAGGCGACCGACGTAGCACTGCGTGCCGCCGTTGATGAAGAAGCCCTGCACGGCGTAGGCGAGTTCGCTCCGGTCAGGGTCGAAGTCGCCGAACCGGCGCTTGAACTCCTCGAAGGAGGTGCACTTGACCGGCTCGTCGACCGGCCCCATGAGCGCCACACCGAGGAAAGCTGCCACGGCCGTACCCGCTGCCTGGATCGGCGCGGTGCCCTGGACTTCCTCGATGTAGACACCCGGGTGAAGGTAGGAAGGCATCGACTACTCCTGTGTTTCGCTGGTCGTCCGGGCGTGTCGATGCGTGTTCGAGGACTTCCGTACGTGGGACAGTATCACAAGGCGCTCGCGTGTGCTCCGGCACCCTAACCGGTGACGATCAGGGTGGTGTCGAGCACGAGATCTGGCTGATCGGCGACCGGAGTTGCCGGGTCGTTCTTGCCTTTCTTGAAGGACAGGCGCAGCTCCATCGCCTGCTGGACGGTGAGCACGTCGTTGGGACCCAGCTCCACGAGGACCTCGTAGGTGTAGGTCTTGTGGTAGATGCGCTGGTCCTGCACGTCCTCGTCGTTGTTGTCGAACCCGGTCATGAACGCGTGCACGTCCTCGTCGGCACCGTCGGGCGCGCTCGAGTCGAGCGTGAGCACGCCCTTGTCGCCGAGCCGCTCCAACACGAGCTGCTGCACCGCGCGGTCGACCACGGCGCGGGCGAGCACCCAGGTCTCGAGGAAGTAGATGAGCCGGTACGGCGTAGGCACGGGGACCATGCTGCTCGTGTACACGGGGCCGGATGTGTTCTCGCCGACCTTGTACCGCTCCCCCTCCTGCTCCCCCTGCCGCCGATCCTCATCCCGCTCGATGCTCCGCAGCGCGATCGAGATGGAAGGGAACTTGCGCGTCAGCGCCTCCTCCACGTCGGGCTGCTCCTGGAAGAACTCGACCGGGAGCACGGTGGGGCCGGCGCCGAGGTTCACGGTGACGGAGGCACCCGTGAACTTGTCTTCGAACGCCTGGTCAACTTTCGGGATGGTCTGTGCCACGTGGTGATCCTACCCCTTGAAGCGTCGAGGACTGCGGAGGTCGAACCACTCCCCGCGAGCCAGGCGTCGGTACGCCGGGGACGTGGCCTTCGTCTCCGTGACGGCACGCACCCACACGGGGCGCTTCGGCACGCCGTGATCGCCGCTCGATCCCTTCTCGTGGATCAGGGGCAGATTCTGGGGTGCATCGCGCAGGCTCCGCTTCTCGAAGACGCCGATGCCGAAGACGATGCCTTCGTCACCACCCTCGGTGCGCAAACCGGCGGCGACGTTGACGTTCTTCACCATCGTTCCGGTCTCGATGAGCGTACGCGCGTCCATGCGACGCTTCTTCTTGTCCCACTTCCAGTCCGCGGAGAGCGGCGGACCGCCCACATCACCGGACCGGATCTTCCGCTGCACCGTGCGGCGCACGTCATCGGCGAACCTCTGCACCTCGGCGGAGGTGCGTACCTGCAGGACTTGGCGGAAATCCTTGCGCCACAGCCCGCAGCGTCCGACCCACGTGGAGGTGACGACCTTCATCTTCATGGGTACGCCGTCTCAGCCCCACCGGGGATGGTCTCCCCGATGAGCACGAGCATGGAGTAGGTGAGCGCGACCTTCCCTGTCGGGTGGGCCTCGACGACCCGGTAGACCCGACCCTCGAACCCGATCCGATCGTCGTTCGTGATCCAGTACGGCTCGGTGGCCAGCGGGAACTTCTCGTTCAGCTCGAGGCGCGAGAACACGAAGGCGATCTCCACCTCTTCGGCGTCTCCGATGAAGGAAAGCTGATCCTTGGTGGGACGCCTGATCCCTCGTCCACGCACCGAGACGGGGTCCGCGAAGACCTGCTCCCCCTGCTTGTACTGGTCGAGCACGGTGCTCTCGTACTTGAGCACGTCCATGTCGGTGCCGTGATCGCGCAACAGGTCGTGGACCTTGTTCTGGATCTTCGGCTCGTTCGCCTTGGCCATGTCCTACGGTACCACCACGGTCACGACGTCGGAGAAGGAGTGCAGCGTGTTGTCGCTCACGGACGCGATGCAGAACTGCCAGGTCCCGGCCGTGAGATCGTCGACCACGACGCGCGTGCGCACGATGGTGCCGTACGTCTCCCCGTGTGGATCGGCGATGAGGCGGAACCTGTGGGTGTCCTCGGGGACGTCCAGTGTTTCCGGCGCAAGCGCACGAAACAGCTCGTACCGCTCGAAGTTGTCGTCGAAGACGGGGTCCCACGTGAGCACCACGTTGCCACCGGACAGCGTGGCGACGAAGTTCGACGGTGCCGCGATGCCCTGATCGAGCCCGTAGGACGCCCTCGCGCCGGAGCGCAGTGCCTTCCGGAACAGCGTCTTCGACTGCACCTCTGGCAGCAGGGGCGTGGCCCCGGGGGTCGAGCCCTTGGTGCCGACCTCGCCGTCGTACTCCTTCTGCAGACGGTCCGCGAGGTCGAGCCACACGTCCGCACCGGCGGTGGTGGCGCCCTCCTGCACCGTCAGATCCGGCACGGCGATCATCGTGATGTCGCCGGGGTCGTCACCGCTCGCTGCGTCCGTGGCGCGGACGTAGGCCATGTGGATGGCCGCGAGCTTCACGAGCAGGAACCGACGCTCGGACGGCACGTCGGTGTCCACGGAGTACCCGGGCGACGCGCCGAAATCGAAGGTCAGCTTCTCGAGCGCGAACTGGACCGCGTCGTAGTAGTCCTCGTCCTCGTAGATGACTTCGATGTCATCGTCGCGGACGAGCTGCCGGATGCGGCGGACGGTTTCTGTGGTCGCGACGGCCATCTGGGCCTCCTACCAGGGAGGCTACTCCACGAACCCGTGGCTGCGGAAGAACTCCGCGGCTTCGCGGGGGAGGGTGATCGTCTCGCCCTCCTTGATCTTGTAGGCGCGACCGTAGGTCTTCACGGCGGACACCTTGCCGGTGACGGTCACCATGTCGGCCCCGGCCGAGGCGGAGGCGGGAGCGGGGGGCTTCACGACCAGCGGCTCAGGGAATGGTGGCATGCCGGTCTCTCCGCTCCCGGAGACATCCTGCACCTCGAGTCCGTCGACCTCGTGGATGAGCCACGCGACGAAGGGGCCCTTGTTGACCTGCTTCTTGTCGTCGTCGATGGGACCGAAGACCGCCTCCGCGGCGTCGATCAGATCCTGCCGCGAGTGGGCGCGGGGGTCCTTCTTGACGTTGGCGACCATCTCCTTGAGACGGGCGACGGGGTCGATCTCTTCCATGGGAAGCTCCTCGTAGCGAGAAGGCCCCACCACCGTTGTCCGATGGTGGGGCCCTGGTTGGACGTGCGACGGATGCCGCCGTCGGACCCCTACGCCGATCAGGCGTGGGTGATCTTCACGCCGTACTCGCCGTACAGCATGCCGAAGCCCATGATCGAGTACCAGGCGATACCGTGCTTGCGGCCGTAGTCCTGGACGCCCGACTCGCGCATCTCGACCGGTAGCGCGGTGGCCCAGCCAACGCACATGTCGCCGAAGATGAACGCTTCGTACAGGTCGATGCCACCGGCGCCGGTCGCGTCGAGCGAAGCGGCGTAGCCCTCGGACGTGGCGCCCACGGCGCCGTTCGGCATGTGGGTCGTCGCGATGAAGACGACGTCCTCCCAGCGACCCAGCTCGCCGTTGAACAGCGCGCGGGTGTTGGCGTAGTTGTTCGCGGCGATCCAGTCCGGGTCGCGCTTGAGGTACGCGGCGGCGTGCGGGTGCACGAAGCCGACGTAGAAGTCCCCATTGAACTTCGGAGCGTTGGCGGTTTGGAGGATCTCGACCGCATCACGAACGGCTTCGACGTCGAACACGTCGTTGCTGTCCGTGGTGCCGATCGACGTGGCATCGCCGGCGAAGGTGCTGTTCGAGATGCCGGACCGGAGGGTGTCGCGGATGGCGAGGTCGAGGACCACGGCGTAGTCGCGCCCGAGGAGGACGGCCGCCTCTTGGAGCACGTCGTCGTAGCTGAGGAGCAGGAGCTTCTCGGTCACGCTGACGGCGTTGGCGTACTCGGTCACCGTGATGGACGTCTGCGAGGCAGACATGTTCCGCTCGGTGATCGACGCATCCTCCGCCACCACACCACCGCGCGTGAGGTTCGCGTAGCGGGTGAAGGTGACGGACTGGCCGGGCTGCGCCTGCAGCTCGGTCTTCTGGACCGTGAATTCCGCGAAGCGGGCGATGCCCATCGCGACGTGCTGGATGTCCATCGAGTAGACGGACAGCAGCGCCTGGGGAAGAGCGACAATGCTACCTGCGGTAGCTACGCCAGAGGTCGACATGATGTTTCAGGCTCCTTGAGGGTGGGACAGGGGAGGTTCTATCCCGACTACGCCGTCCGCTTGAACGGGTGCGTCGACGGGATCTTGCTCTGCGCCTCCGCCATCAGGCGCGCTCGCGCTTCACGGTACTTCTGGGGGTCTCGGATCTTGGCCAACTCGTCCCGCTGAGCGGGGCTGAGGTTGAGCGCAGATCCCTTGGAGTCCGCATCCGAGGTCGGGGCCGCGGAGTTCGTCGGCAAGTCCTTGCCGAGTTCCTTCGCGACTTCGTCCCGGAGCTTCCCCTTGGCCTTGCCCAGGATGTCCGCTTCACGCTGGCGTGCCTTCTCGACGGACGCGTCGATCTCCTCGGGGGTGTTGCCGGTGACCAGCTCGGCGAGTTCGATGCCTGCCTCGCGCACCTTCTTCTCCCGGTAGAGCCGAAGCTCCAGATCCGAGGTCTGTCGGCGCGACTCGGCCTTTACGGCTTCCAGCTCGCTGTCCTTGATCTTGAGCTTTTCCTCGAGTGCGGAGAGGCGTCGCTCGGTCTTCTCCTGCTCGGAGAGGGTCGAGTTGTCCTTCTCCAGGAGCTTGTTGCGAAGCTCGTCGGCTTCCGCCTTGATCTTCAACAGCTCCTTCTCCTTCTCTTCCCGTTCCCCCTTGAGCTTGTTCAACTCGGGGTACAGCTTGTTCTTCTCCTCCGTCCGAACCTGCTCGAGGAGCTTCCGGTGCTCGTCCTTCGAGATGACCTCGGGGACGGTGACCTTGGGATCCTGGGTGGTTGCGGTCGTGGTCGAAGCGCCCTGTGCGGGCGTGGTCGGTGTCGTGTTCTGCGTCGGGGCCGTGTCGGTGTTCATGTAGTTTCCGGGTCTTCCGGGGAGGTGGTTGTCGCTCGATGGCTTGCGTCACCGGGCGGGTGGTTGGTTCAGACGAGACCGTTGCGCTGCGGGGGACCAGGCACCCGACGATGCAACCCGTCACCGGAGTTGTCGTTGGGGGTTTCGGTCACGGAGCCACGAACGGTCTGCTCACGGCCGCGGGGAACCATGTTGGTTCCGACGGGGAGCTTCCCGGTGGGGCCTCGGTCCTGGTCGGTCTGCCCGCCGTTCGACGGCATCATGGGCTTCGCGGAAGTCGGCATGCGATCACCTCGGTTGTGGTTGCGGTCCTACATCGACACGGTCGTGCAGGCAAGCCCGCACTACCGGGAGCATATCACCACATCCGCAGCAGCGTGTGTGGCGCATTTCTGCGTGTCGCGAGATCACGGGATGAGTGGCTCTGCGAAACAAGCGCAGCTCGGATGAGGAAGCTCGGGCATGTCGCCCAGCGGGTACAGCCCCCGCAGGTCTACGTCGCTCGGGTCGATGCCCGACTCACGGAGCAGCCGGCGGATTCCCGGGTACACGTCCACGTTGAGCTGCTCGCACGTCTCGATCCCATCCTGGAACCGATGCTCAGCGGACAGACGCCGGTAGGCGAACTCGAGCCCCGCGTCACCCATGACCGCGATGTCCGCGTCGTTGGCTTTCCTGACGGCATCCGCGACGAACACGCGGGTCATGTCGCGGATCATCGATCCGGCGGGTGTGCGGTCTCCACCAAGAGGTGCCGTGGCGCGCTCGATGATCTTCTCGCGATCCCGCTCGTTGCCGCGCGTGGAATCGAGCACCGCATCCACGCGTGCGATCTGCTTCTTTCCGATCGTCTTCACGCGCTGCTTCGTCGTGGCGCCGTAGAACTTCGCATCGGCGTCGGCGATCTTGGAGGCAAGCCTCTTCGCGTCCGCCGCGTCGACGTCGAACCCCTTCTTCTCGAGGAACTTGCGCGTGGCGTCTGCAGACAGCTTGGTCCCCTTCGACACCGCCACGTCGAGTCTGTCGGCAAACTTGCGCATCGCATCGTCGACCATGTCCTCTACGGCTCGGTCCACCGCGCGTCTGGAGGTGGCCGTGAGCGTGCCGTCCTTCCTGTACACGAGAGCCGTCGCTATGCGACGGTCGAGCCTGTTCGCGAGCGCGCTCTGCTCCGCCGTGAGGCGGGACAGTTGCGCGATGATCTCCTTGCGGTAAGCGAGGCGCAGCTTCGCAAGCTGCTTGTCCCCTGCGCCGGAGAGGTACCGCTTCTCGGCCGCCGTCAGCTTCTTGGCCAAGGGCTACTCCGCGGTGTCGTCTTCGTCGTCGTCCTCGACACCTGCCCCGTCGGAGACCTTCTGCCCCTGCACATCGGGGTGGGGGCGCACCGGGTTCGGGTTGCCGCGCCCATCGCCCTCACCTGTATCCGGCAGGTACTTGCCGATGTCGAAGTCCATCTGCGCCGACTCACGCTGTTCCTCGCGCCACTCGGCGAGGATCGCACTCGCCTCGGAGTCCGACTTCCCGCTCGCGAGCAGCTCCCGCTTCCGCGTCGACAGTCCGGCCGCGATCTTCTTCACCGACGTGTCGAGCGCGTTGGCCTCGTCGCGGGGGAGCGGATTCCCGAAGACGATGTTCGTCGCGTACCGCCCGGGGACGGGCAGCTTGACCATCTTCGCGAGGAACTCCGGGTCCTTCAGTTCCGTGGCCTTCAGCATGAGGCGGTTCACCTTGCGGAGCCCCTCGCTGTAGGTGCGGATCTTCACGTTCCGCGTCTCGAGCATCGGCATGTAGGCCATGGCGATGGCGGCCGCGCTCGTACCGGTGATCTTGAAGTCCCCGCCGAGGGCGGCCTTCGGCACGCCCGACAGGTTGTAGATGGACTCCATGATCGTCTCGAGGAAGCGGTTGGATGCCGCAAGGTCACCGGACAACTCGAGGTTCTTCGCGTCGGCGTCGGCGGGGATGGACCACACCTTGTTCGCGCCGGCCTCCAGCTCCCGGACGCTCGCACCCTTGAGGATGGTCACCGGAGAGCCGTGGTACTCGATGGCATCCTTGATGTCCGTGGCCGTCTCGTTCAACAGCTTCTGCAGGTCCATGACGACGTGCAGGTCCGACAGCCCGAAGGGTTCACCGGCGATCGGGTAGTTCACCACGTGGGCGACGTTGACTTCGCCGAACGGGTTCGCCGTCTGCTGCACCAACTCGTCGCCCTTGTACAACTCGGTGACCTGCGGCGTGATGACCTTGCGGTACACGAGCCGCGAACGCGTCTGCTGGTAGCCGCGTAGCGTGAACTTGCGCCCGTTCTCGTACTCCTCCCAGTAGACGGTGCAGCGCGTCATGCGCCGGCGCGTCCCGGAGCCCGCGTACTCCGGGTAGCAGAGCTGCGACGGGAGCACCTCGACGCGAGGGATCGACAACTCCTCATCCCAGAAGACGTGGAGGAACGCGTCCCCGTTCACCGAGCCGGACTGCGCGTACTCGAAGTTGAAGAGGTCCTTGTCGTTCATCGCCCAGATCTTGTCGAGCCGGTGCTTGATGAAGCTGCGGTTGACGTCCTCGCTCTGGGGGGTCTCGGGATCGTCGGGGATCTGCAGCTCCCACCCGCTCTTCATCAGGAAGTTGACCTGGGCATCGACGATCCGGCGTCCGTAGTTGACGGTCACGAGCGTCTCGGAGTTCGGGTCCCCGCCCTGCCCCCGCTCGTAGTCCCAGTGGTCGCCCTTGTAGATGCGCCAGTAGTCGCGGTAGCGGGCGATCCGCTCCTTGTCCTGCATCCCGAGGTCGACGATCTCGACCACCTTCCCACCGGAACGTGAACCGTAGATCGAGTTCTCGAGAACGCTTCCGGCCATCGACCTACTCCACCGTCGTGCGGCCGAACGGTGGCCGCGAGACCAGGTAACCAGGAGAGAGTATCATCCTCATCCCCGCCACCAGGCCCGACCCTCACGCATGCGCTGGTGTCGGGCGGTCTTGGTGTAGAAGGGGTTCTTCGGCGCGACCTCCACCTCCTTGAGCACCGCACCGGACTGGGTCGCGTAGATCGCGAGCATGTAGGAGTCCGGGTAGTCGTCGTGCATGTCCTTCACCTTGCGGCCCCCGCTGGACCGCTTCGGTGCCTCGACCACCATGTACTTCCCGCGCCAGCCCTTCTCGAGGTCCTCGAACTGCTGCTTGAACCGCTTGTACTTGGTGAGCTTCTGGACGGGGTAACCGGCCGGGTAGGTGGCGCGGTTCGCGCGCACCTCCTGCTGGAGGAGCGTGTACCCCTGGTGCTTCGTCGCCTGGTTGAACACGAAGGCCACGACCTGGATGTCGAACGGCTTCAACTCGGCACGGAGTCGATCGTAGATGGGATCACCTCGTCCGGTGGCGTCCACCGCCACACAGTCGATGCGGTAGTTCTTCAGGAAGCTCACGATCTGCGGATACTGCTGCTCGTGGTCGTCGCCGTGCAGCTCGAGCCAGTTGGCGATGTGCGTGTAGTAGACGGTCTTCTCGCCCACCTTGATGGGGTTCTCCCACCAGACGCGGAGGACGGTGACGACCGTGCTGTCGCCGTCGCGCCCGATGTCGATGCCGGCCACGTGCCGGTTCTTCGAGTCGAACGTGACCAGATTGCTCGCGCACATGAAGAGGGAGGCGCGGCCCGAACCGATCTGCCTGCGGAGCAAACGGTTCCGCTTGAGGCCGCACTCGTTCAACTCCTCGGTGGAGATGAAAGTGCTCCGCTCAAGGATCCAGTGCAGGCGGTACGCCATGCGGAACTCGTCGGAGTCCTCCCCGAGACGATCCCTCTCGGCCTTGACGTACTTCGCGTACCGCTTCGACCATCGCGCGCACTCCGTCCAGTCGTACTCGAAGTGCTGCTTCTTCCACTTGTCCTTGCCGGACAGGTTGAGGTCCTTGCGCCGGTTGCGCTGGCAGGCGTCGTAGAACTCGCACCGCTCCGTGCTCGGTGTGCCGAGCATCACGATGGTGGCCGCGGTGCGCGCGCCGCTCGGGCGGATCGACTTTTTCATCCTGATGTCAGGGATGAACTGCGTCTCGTCCGTGATGATCAGGTGGTACGTGTGCCCTTCGATCGGGACCTTCGGGTGCGTGGTGTGTGCCTCGACACGCGAACCGTTCGGGAGCGCGAGCGCCTTCGCGTCCTCCGGCAGGTCGATGCCCACCTCCTCGTCCTGCATCACCTCCCGCATCCCGTGGCTGTAGACGCGATCCTGGATGCGGGCGCAGAGGATGTTGACCGTGTCGTACGACGGGGCGAACACGCCGATGTGGATCCCGTTCTTGAACTTCGCGAGCCGCTCGTCCGGGATCTGCTGCGCGAGGGTGGGAAGGAGGACCATGAGCCCCGCCACCACGATCGCAATAGTCTCCGTTTTACCAGCTTGGCGGCTGATAAGTGCGGTTAGTTCGGCGACGTCCTCGAGCAGGATCGAGCGCACCATCCGCGTCGCGAATTCGGTCTGGTAGGGGGCGAGCGGGATCCCCACCGCCTCGATGATGAGCGTCGTGAGCTTGTCGGCCAGCTCGATCATCACCTCGTCGGGGATGCGCGTCTCGACGCCGTCCCCGATGCCCTGCTCCACGGAGGGGGTCTTGGGGACGCGCTTCGGCTTCGGCGCCTTGCCCTTGCGTGGCTTCTGTGGGAACGCGGGAATCCCGGCGCCGCCGGCGACGCCATCTTTCGTGTTGCGGGAATCGAAGGGACCGAGGCCCACGGAGCCACCTCTCGTCCGATGCTACTGCGAGTTCCCCGCGAGCCACACATCGATCCCGTCCGTGAACGGCCCGGTGGCGACAGTGATCTCCACGGCCACGCGATCCGCACCGTCGAGATCGAAGCTCTTGTAGGACGGACTGTTCGCGGCCGCGACCACGACCGTCCCGAGCGTCGGGTGCAGCACCCACAGCCCGGCGACGTCGAGCCACAACCACACCCGGAACGACACGGTCGTCCCATCGTGCTTCACGACGATGTGCCCCTTCTTCGCGTTACCACCGGCGAAGCCGTCCGCCTGGAGCGTCGGTGCGGCGACCACCGCCGTGGCAGCCGCGATCACGCGCCGAGCGGCCGTTGTTGCCCCCTGCTTGAGGGAGACGGGGTGTCGCTTCTGGTTCGGGGCGCTCATGAAATCCTCCGGGCCTGTTGACCTAACCCGCGGCTTGTTTCCGCCAGTGTAGCCACTTCGCCAGTTCTTTGTCCCTCGGCTCGATGTCGGTGCGCCCGATCACGAACAGCGACCAGGCGTCCTGCGCGTACCGACCCACCCCAGGGATGTCCCTCACGTCCCGGTGTCGGTAAGGCAGGAGGTGGATCCCCCGCCGCACGATGGATCGGCACATGGCCACGATCCTGTCGGCCCGCACACGCTGCAGCCCCAGGGGACGAAGCAGCGGCTCGAGATCGGCGGATCGCGCCTCGGCGAGGTCCTCGGCTCTGGGCCACCTGGTGACGATGTCGATCAGGATGGGGAGGGCGCGCCGACCCTTCGTCCTGTTGCACAGCGCGCACGCGAGCAGCACGCGCCACGGTCGGGCCTGAACCACCGGGTGCTCCTGCACCAGGAGGTACGGGCTAACCCTCGTCCTCGCCGCGGATGTTGAGGGCCCCGAGCGCGCAGAGGACGAGGATGTACGCCACAACCGCTCCGTGCATGAGTCGCCTGGGGAAACTCGGCCTTCCTGCTTCCACGTCTCACCTCTCGTGACGAGGCCCACCGTTGCGCGGTGCACACCTTGTATCTCCGCGAGTGCGGCCTGTGACCAGCGCCCCGACTCTGCCGCCTCGCGGATCGCCTTGATCCTCTGTGGGTCGAGCTTCGCTCGTCCGTTTCGGTTCCCGGAGACGACCCTCGATAGCGGCCGCAGGGTGACCCCTGCGATCTGCTGCTGGCGGTGGCGCAGGCACAGCCCCTTCGCCTTGTGCGGACGCGTGCATCCCTCGAAGGTGCACATCGGAGAGGCGGGCTTCTCCCGCACGACCAGGGCCCTCGGCGTCGTCCCGCGCTGCACCTGCCGCAGATGTGCGGCGCACCATCCCCGCCCGCGCGCCGGACGACCGCAGTCGTCGAACGCGCACGTCTTCACTCCCTCGTACCCACGAGCGACCAGAAGGCGGAGAACAGGTTCCGCCACCTCTGGTTGTCCTCGGCGAGCACATCCGTGATCGCCTCGAGCCGCGCCAACCGCTCCTCGACGGACAGGTCCTCCGTGTTGACGTTCCTCGTGTCCGGCGTCGGGCCTTCCTCCTCATCGTCGGGCTCACCTCGATCGGACATCCCCAGCGCGAAGGCCACGACATCCTGTGCCGTGGAGCCCGCACCGAACACGCGATCCTCGTCGGTGCTGATGTCCTCGCCGTAGCGGTGGCCGACCAGCTTGTCGCCGCGCATCTGCAGGATGAGGATGCACCGCCCCTCCTTGTCGTGAAGCTCGCCGCCGTCCTGGAGGTGCAGGCCGAACTTGTTGGCCGTCACAGCGAGTTGTTCGAGGAAGGTGTGCGTCATGGGACAGCGGTATCACCGTCCAGCCACGGGCGTCGAGGGTGCCCCGGATCCATGTCCGGTTAGGACTGGCGCAACGGAGAACACGATGAAGACGTTCCACCTCTACAGACACGAGGATGAATCTGGGGTTTCTGGTACAGGCCGGGTCGCCCAGGGCGTCGTGTTCGACGATGGGCAGGCCGTACTGCGGTGGCTCGGGGAGCATCCGAGCACGACCGTCTACCCGAACATCGGGGAGGTGAAGGCCATCCACGGACACCAGGGGAAGACGGAGGTGGTCATGGACGCCGACTACCGCGGTGCGCTGGGGGAGGTCCTCAAGGCCGCGAACACGAACCTCGCGGATCTGCTGCTCGAGAAGGTCGGCGACTCCAAGGTGCGCAAGATCCTCGAGGAGCGCGACATCCTGACGTGATCAGCGGGCGGTGCGCAGCTTCACGGGCGGCATGTTCATGTCGGGGTGGGCCGCGATCACAACCGGCCTCTTCTTCACCAACCTCCGCACCATCGTGTCGTCGTCGTTCTCGAGCACCTGCAACGCGTCCCCAAGGCGCCAGAGGTCGTCTTTCTCGGAAAGTTCCACGCATAGCTCGTCCAGGCGATCCGCGTGCTGGAGCAGCCGCATCTCACGGGGCATCCGTCACCCCCAAGTATTGCAGAACCCCCAGCTTCGCTGCGAGCCAGAACGCAAGTGCTGTGAGGGCGAACTGCACTGCAGGTGACTTTAGCGCCGCGTCTGCGAACTTCGCAAGCGCCGTTGTCTGCCCCTCACGCTTCGCCCGCTCGTCCGCCAGTTCCTTCAGGAAGTTCTCGATGCGGAGCATGATGTCCGCCTGCCTGCGGATCTCCGTACGCAGCTCGTCTACGGCTTTCGACTGGAGCCCGGAGGAGTTGACCACGTCCCGCAGGTCAAGCGCGACCTCACGCATGGACGACGACGTCTCGCGGATCGCGTCGACGAGGATCTCTGCGCTCCCGCGTTCGTTTCCCATGCTCCCCTCATCGTACAGGATTCCGCCTCAACGTCGTACAGCGTCCTCAGCCAACTGGCGCAACCAGGTCTCGAGCGTGCGGTGATCCGGTAGGTACGGGGTCCTTCTCCTGCGGTCACGCAGGACGATCACGGGGTCGTGGTCAAGGTCAACGACGACGTGCGCCTCGGCGGCGACGGCGTCGAAGTCCGCCGGATCTACCCGTGCGGCCCTCGGGTGTCCGTTGTTGACCAGGAGCAACAGCATCGACACCAGATACCGCGTCTGGCGGAAGCCGGCAGCCTACCTTTCCCGGGGCGTCTTGGGGAGGGTGTCCACGCTCACCGCCCCCGCAGCCTCCTCGTCGAACCTCGTACCGCGCGAAAGCCACTCATCGAGGTCCACCTCGAACTCCTGCCCCGTCTCCACGCGCACATACCGCACCACCACACGCTTCCCCACGAGACGGCGCACGCTGCCACCCCCTCGCCACTCGGACGGGATCACTGTGCGTCCTCCACCCCGAGACCGTTGGCGGGCGCGAGTTCCGGCTCGGGGCGGCTCGCGAGCACCACCTTCCTCGACACCACGACGGCTCCCACATCCACCGTCACGGACTGGATGTCGAGCCGTTTCATCTGCTTGCGCAGCTCGGTGATGACGAAGGAGAACGCCTCGTCCTCCCCTGCGGCCACGGCCGCGCCCAGCGCATCCACCAGCGTGCGCTTCCTGCGCCGCCCAGGCAGGCTCTTCGATGCCTTCGGCGGCTCGGGGGGTGCGCAAGGGTCGTTGATGAGCTTCCAACCCCCCAGGGAACGGAGTTCGAGGGAGCGGTCCTCCGTCCACTTCGCCGCTGGACCAGCCGCCGCGACGAACTTGGCGACGTCGATGGTGCCACCCCTCGCGTGGCGCGTGATCCCGAACTCGCTGCGGGCGAGCCCGCGGACTTTCGACACGACCCCGGGGTCACCCCCGGCGTCCTTGGTCAGGGTGAAGAGGCCACGGTTGTCGATGGTTGGGTCCTCCGTGAGGATGTTCTGGACCCACCGCGTGACGGCGATCTCGTGCTCCGTGAACCCGGCCTTCACCAATTCGTCCATCGTGCTCACGCAACACCCCGCGCGGCACGGCGCTTCGCGAGGAAGCGGTGCACGAGGTACCCCCCGACGCCGGCGTAGACGAGCACCAACTGCACGATCAGCGCGGGCGTGATCTCCGTGGGGATCAGGTGGGGCCCGAGTGCGGCATGCGCGTCCGGGATCAGGATCAGAATCATGGAACCTCCTGCACGAAGCCTACCACACATGCCTCCAAACCACAAGCATTGATGGTGCCTCGATTCATGTGTGCACTATTGCAACCTCACGACTTGATGTTATAGTGTGCCGGGCATTCCGCCCAGGAGGTACACGATGAACAAGACGAAACTGGTGGCGGCAGTGGCGAATACGACCGGGCTCCCGAAGACGAAGGTGGAGGAGGTCATCACGGCGATCTTCGGGGAGAGCGGTGCTCTCGAGAAGAGCCTGTCCAAGGGGAACGAGATCGCACTCCACGGGTTCGGCACCTTCCGCGTGAAGAAGCGCAAGGCCCGCATGGCCCACAACCCGCAGACCGGTGCCAAGGTCGAAGTCCCGGCGCGCAAGGTCGTCGTGTTCAAGCCCGGCGAGCGGCTCCGCAAGTCGGTGGCTTGACTTACCATCAAGAGTTGGGGTAAGCTGTCTACATGCGTACATGGCGTGTGACGGTCGGCAAGAAGTGCTTCGGTGAGGTGAGTGCCGCCACCCTCGTGGAGGCGAACTACCTCTCGAAGCTGCTCCTGCAGGCATGCGGGATCCGCCCACGCCACGTACTCTTCCATCTCAATCTCGAGGAGGTACGGTGAGGAACATCGTGTACGTTGCGGGTCCATACGCCGGCGACTCGCTCGAGGTCATCGAGCGCAACGTGGGGCGCGCCGTCGCGGTGGGGTTCCTCGCCGTGCAACGCGGGCTGTGCCCGGTCGTGCCGCACACCATGGGGTGGCTGCACGTGCATGGCGCACACGACGAGAGCGTGCCGGGTGTCCGGGAGGCGGCCATCCAGTGCGGCGTGTCGCTCGCGTACGCCACGGCGAAGGTCGGTGGGATCCTCTGGGTCGTCTCCCGCGACGACGGCTCACTGTCGGCGGGAACCCAGCTCGAGGTCGACTGCTACCGCGCTCACGGTGGAGTCACCGCTGTGATCCGCACATGGGACCAGTGGGTGAGGGAGGGCGCCTCGTACCGTCGTCCGGTCGACGATCGCTTCTATGAGATGGACGCGCAGATCGGGATCCTCAAGGACGAGACGACTCGTCTCGTCGAACTCGTGGACAGTCTGCGCGAGAAGGTGCGCACCCAATGACCAGGAAGTCCGACAGTGGGGGCAACCTGTGGTGGGAGGAGGGTGTAGCCAAGCAGTGGGAGGCGGACGAGCAGGACACCGTGCCGTCGGACATCGTGTGGATCGACGGCTCAGGTAGGCGCACTCCGGTCGCAGATCTCGAAGACGTCCACCTGATGAACATCATCCGTATGGTCGCAAGAATGGATGATGAACGTGCAGAATACTTGGCCATGCGCGCCTTGCAGACCGGCAACCTCGGCTCCGCTAAACGGCAGACACGCGCCATGTCCAGGAGGGACAAGTTGCTCCTCGCCGTTCCTGTGCTTCCGTACCTGGAGAAGGAAGCGCGACGACGCGGGTTCCGCGTGCCGGAGATCGCAGACGACAAACCCCTGCCGCGTAGGACGGTATCCCAGGAGGTGATCGCTCCGATCGAGTTCGTGCCGGAGAAGCCGAAGCAGAAGAAACGCCGCGATGTCGCCAAGCAGTCGCCGGACACACGCGCAGTGGACGTCAGGCGCTTCGCGATGCTCGAGCTGCCGGACGACGACTAACGGTGCTCGGCCACGGTATCGGACCAGGCCCTGTCGACTTCGAGATGTGGCAGCAGGGTAGCCCTGTCGACGAGTTCCGTCGGTAGCAGGTCCGATCGGTCCGGTGCCTCCATGAGGTGGATCTCGATCGTGGGTTGCTCGTCGAAGCGGGTCGCGTGCTCGGTCTGTTCCATGGCGCCTGACGCGTAGCGCGTCACTCCTTCGGTGACCACCGTTCCCGCGACATCGGATCCGTCACGGGCGTGGGGTCATCCTCCTCGAATGGGCGCTCGGGCGGCACGAGAGGGCACACGTGCACCCACCTGTCCCCCACGAGACGCCAGGACGGGTCGGAGTTGTCGAGCCCACATAGCATGCACTCGAACCTACGCAGCAGGCCGGGGGCGGGCGACAGTGACTTCTCGCTGTTCACCCACCAGACGTATCCGGCGGTGGCGGATCCGACTTCGGCTTCTTCGGTCCGCCGAAGATCTCGAGGAGAACCTCGAACAGCGAGGTGAAGGTGTCGAGCCCGGCCTGCCCGACGATGTACCCGATCTCCACAGTGCCGAGGACGATCACCATCCCCAGCAGGAGAGTGGTGCTCCACTGGTCCAGCGGCAGCCATCGCCACATCCCGATCCCGATGAGGATCGTCCAGAGGAAGGAGGCGATGACGAACCCGATGAACTTCTTCGACTCGAGGGCGCCCTTGGCCATGGACCCGCGCTGCTTCATCGGCTCACCCATCAGAACTTCTCCGCCGGCCACTCGAGGACCGTGAGTGAGATCTTCGACCCGAGCCCGCTGCTCTTCTGCAGGTGCATCTTCTCCATGAACGAGAGGAAGTCCGCCTCTTTCTTGAACACTTGGCACCCCGCGCTCCACTTGTCGACTTGGCTCGAGTCCTTCCCTGCCTTGTGGATGTTGATCCCGGAGTTCGACGCGTCCTGCTCGTTCATCCCGTAGTCCAGCTCGGCGTCCTTGTCTGCGTCGCGCCAAACCTTGAGCACTCCGCACTGCCGCATCGCCTCGTACTGGTTCGGCTGCCCGATGTGGTGGAAGCTGATCTCGTGGCTCGCGCGGTACTGCCCTGGCTTCACGATCGCAGTACCCGCGACGCGCCCGGGGTTCTGCAGGTGGTACGACCCTGGGTCGGTCGTGCACGGCCACGCGTTGAAGATCCAGGCGCCCTTCTCCCTGTAGAAGCAGCAGAGCAGATCGTCGAACGTGTTCGGCGTGCCGGGGATCCGACGCAGCGTGACCACGTTCATGTCGTGGTCCTTCGCGTCGAACACGACGTACCCGAGCCGCCGCATCTCCGCGATCACGGCTTCGACGGTGACACTCACTTCTTCGCTGCCTTCTTCTTGGTGGTGGCCTTCTTGGTGAAGGGCGGGGCCATGTTGCCATTCCCACCCTTCGCTTCCCCGAGCCAGGGCGGCATCTTCTTGGTACCCTTCGCCGCACCGTTCTTCGGGGCCTTGCTCTTCTGGGACGCTGCGGCCTTCTTCGCCATGGGAACCTCCAGAGCGAAAGCCTACCACGCGAGCGGGTAGCGGTCCTCGATCAGCCGGATCAACGCACGGTGCGTGCGCACAGGCTCGAGTAGATGCGCCCTGCGCACGTCGGCCGGGACGTCGATGAGGCAGCACCACGTCTCCACCACACTTCCGTCGGGGGAACGGATCATCCCGCCTGTATGGATACGCCACCCGTCGATCCGCTCCCATACGGCAGGGCAGGTGGTGTACCTCTCCCATCGGCGCAGGGGCTCACTCATCAGCGGCCCCAAGCGAGACCACGTAGACCTTGTGCGGCGTCTTCTTCACGTACGATTTCGGCATCCGTGGGAACCAGGATCCATTGCGCCTCTTGTCGAGGCACGGCTCACCCACAGGCGCGTAGCACACGTCACACGATTCAAGGTCAACACGTCTCGGCTCGGGCCGGAAGGCGCGTGTGGGCATCTCACGTTTCATCGTCATCCCCGAGTGCGATGTGGCGGAACCTGTCGTCGTGCACGGGGGCGAGTGTCCGCGCCTCCGAGGTGGTGGTCTCCATGTCGAGCAGCGGAAGCAGTGGGCCCTGCAATCCAGCCCGCGTCAGCGGCGGCGGGGGAGGAACAGGCAACGGCACAGCCCCCACCTTCTTCGTCTTGCTGGATCTTCCGATGGTGAAGTAGTCCTCGTCTGGCCCGAGCGCGAGAAACCGCGCCTCGTCGTAGACGACGTCCTGCAGAGGCACGGCACCGGGGATCCACCGGCGGGAGTAGGGGTCCGTCCACGAGGTCAGGCGCCGCGCCTCCAACACCGGGGGGTTCCCCACCGCGATGCGCACGAACACCACGGTTCCGCCCGAGACTGGATCTCTGACCTCAGTGACGATCGCGCTTCTGGGCCAGCCTTGAAACACCACACCGAGGGGGCGCCCACAGTCGGCGTACCTGCGCGCCATGTCGGGGATGGACATCAATGGCGACGAATACGATGTCACGACTTCTCCCGGTCGCCGAGCACCATGCTGCGGAACCGCTCGCGCTCCACTGGGGAGAGATCGATCTTCGGGTTCCCCAAGTCCGACGGCTCGATGGGCTGCACCGGGATGCTGTCGATCTGGTCGATCTGGTACCGCATGATCTCCACCCTACGGTCGTAGTCCTCGGGTGAGGTACCCGGCACCTCGTACTCCTTGACGCTGCCGAACCCCAACTGCCAATAGGGCTCCCCGCGGTACGAGAGCTGCTCACCGATCACCACCGGGAGACCCATGAACTGGTTCATGCCTCGCAAATCCTGGAGCCCGTACATGTCGGCCCGCGCCGAATCCTCGAGGTCCGTGCGCTGCTGCGGACTGCACAGGAGCACCTGTGGCGGGCGGCAGAATCTGGCTTCGAAGTCAACGTACGCGGTGCGGAACGTGTTGACGGTGAGTCGGTCGAAGCAGCGCACCCACGTGGTCATCTCGTAGGTCTCACCGAAGATCGCGTTCCTGGAGTACATCAGGTTGTACCCCCGACCAGATCTGCGACATCCACAAGCCGGAACCCTGTGACCTCAGGGCTGACATTCACGAACTCACCACGCTCCCCATACCTGTGGGGGCGCTTCGAGTGTGAGTGCCCGTGGATGCAGAGCTTGTACTCACCAGTCGACCACGCGGCGACGACTTGCCCACGCCAGGTCTTCTCCGTACCGGACTCTTCCTGCCGCGACCGTGCCGCGAACGGTGGGTAGTGCGACAAGAGCACAGGTACGCCGTAGAACTCGTCCCCCACGAGACCCCTGTGCCCGTGCACGCCGTTGCGCTCGAGGTAGCCGACGGAGAAACTGCGATCGTGGTTGCCGAGGATCCAGTGCTTCGTGCCGGGGAGAGAGCGGAACCGCGCGAGCTGCATGTCACGGTAGGTGCGATCCCCGAAGCAGAAGTCGCCGAGGAACCACACCGTGTCCTCAGGACGCACCTGCTCCTCCCAGGCACGCCAGAGAACATCCTCGAAGTCGAACGGGCGCGTCGGCTCGTACGCGAGGATGTTCTGGTGCCCGAGGTGCCAGTCACTGGTGAGGAAGATGGTCATGGCAGCACCCGCACGAGCCACGAGAACACGCGGTTCACGGTGCCGTTCGAGAACCCGATCCGTTCAAGGAACCGCGCGAACCGCTTCATCACCGTGAAGCGCCGCCACGACACGTCGAAGCACGACGTGCAGAGCGTAGTCGCCACCATCGGCCCATCGTCGGTCGGCAGGATCGCGGGCGATGCTCTGCCCCCACACACATGCGGCACACGTTCTCGAGTCCATGTCGGAAGTCGTCGGTCACGTCTCCCCCTTCGCCGGATCCACAGGGACCAGATCGTACTCAGAGACGTGGTCGAACTCCGTGTTCTGCACCTCGCAGTCCTCCTCGCAGGAGAAGACATCGAACCCCGGTCCACCCTTCGCCGTGCAGCCAGGGAGGTGCTCGACTCTGCTCGTCTCGACGACGCGCTCCGCGATCGGGCCCCACATGATGTACTCGACCTCCTCGGGCCATCCGTAGCTGGATGCTTCGTCGCGCATGCTGTCGAGTGCGCTCTCGCACCGCGACTGCGCTTCACTCCCGGTGGCGTGGGTCTCCCAAGTGTCGCCGTCGAAGGACCAGAACCGGTGTGTGGTGTGCATGACGGGACCATACCATCAAGTGTTGAGGTAGTCAATGCGCAGTAGCGTCAGTACCCGCAGATCTTGAACTCCTGCCTGTACGACACCATCAACGGATGCCGCGGCTCCCCCGACTTCGTTCGCCCGAGGTGCACCACGTTCCGGCACCGCTCCTGGAAGAACTTCGTCGCGCGGCTCACCCACTGGGGCGCGAACCGCCCGTTGGAGCCCCAGGCGAGGACGACCGTGTCGCAGTCCGCCACCCAGGCCCACGCCAGAAGTTGCTCCTCCGGATGTCCACAGCGATCCATCTCGGCCGCCGCGAGGAGTTCCTTCGGGTCGGTGGCGCGCAGCGGGTACAGGTTGCAGATCCTGATCCCGGTGAACCCGTTCGCCACCGCGAATCCCTTGCACTTGCGGATGGTCGGATCGTCCTTCATGTGGTCAGCGGTGCTCGGATTGAGCATGCAGAACCCGAGCAACCGGGGCTGCGTGATCCCCGGCACGAGATCGCGCTCGAGGCGGTAGCGGTACAGGTGCGTCATCGACCGACCCCCTCGTGACAGCGGCAGTCGACTTCGCCGCAATGCGGGCACTCGCCGTTCGGACCCAACTGGCTGTCCCTGATCCTGCGGTACTCCGCGCCACCGTCCCAGCGATCCACTTCGCCCTTCCGCCACTCGGCCCCGCATGTGTCGATCACCCCGGAGTCGCGCTCCCGCCACAACGCGGAGAACCGCTGCTGTACGGCGGCGAGCCACCCCACCTCGACGGGGTCGTAGCCGAAACCCGGTGTGCGCTCGAGCTGCATCTCCTCCGCGACGGCGGCGCAGCAACGACGCAGCTCGTCCTCCCTGTCGCGTCGCAGTTCCTCGTTGAGGCAGGCGAGCGTCAGGGGCTCCACCTGCGCGTCGGGGTCGTCGTTCTGCGCGATCACCTGCAGGTCCTCGCGAGCCAGCCCGACGTTCCAACCCTTCTGGAGGAACTTCTCCGCGAGGTAGGACTCGCCCAACTCCCCCGCGAACCAGGCGAGGCTCTTCCCCCGAGCGTGCACCACCCCCAGGTCGGTGATCAGTAGGTCCCCGGTGATCGTGAGCCCCGTCGGTGTCTCGCAGATCTGGACGAGGTAGACGCCTGTGCCTTCGCGCCGCATCACCGCGACCCGGACCCCCTCGGTATCCACCAGGATCTCGAGCCGGTGATCGCGCAGGGCGCGCACCATGTGCTCCTCCACGCGCCCCGTGCGTGCAGCGCGGGACACGAGGGCCCCGCCCTCCGCGACCACCACCTCACGCCTGTGTCCGGCGAGCCCGCTCAGCACGTCGGACAGGGTCTCTTTCTTCTTGTCACCCACGGTCTCCTCCTTCGGCGCTGTCGCGCGAACAACGGTCTGACGCAGGCACCTCGGGCACCGATCCTGCGCGCGCAGCTCCACCCAGTGCGCTCCCCTGTGCCCCGCCGTCAGGTTGCAGCGCAGACCTTGCTTCGACCTGGCGTTGCACCATGTCCACCCGAGCCGACATGCGGTGCACGTGAGGCGCCCCCTGTACGGCTTCGTCAAGGCGAGTCCCAGCGTGTGAACTCCCGCAGCAGGTTCCCCCACCTACATTCGATCGCGAAGTGATCCACGAGGACCACGCAGTTCGGGTGTGAGCCGATCATGCGGAGGTTCTGCCAGTCGAACTGGCGCGACTCGCCGGACTCGAAGCTGATCTGTCCTCCCTGTGAAGGCACGTACACCTTGGTGCCGGCGAGGGTGGCCCCCACGACACGGGCGGCCACACTGGCCCGCAGCACTTCGGCGTGCTTCGCCGTGGCACCCACGACGAAGACGTAGCTGCCGTTCGCCGCCAACCACACCGCGTGGTCGAGCATCCTCGTCGTGCGGCCCGTTCTACGGTTCACGGGGCCCCCGTACGCGGCAGCATGGGTGAGAAGTCATCGAGGACAAATACCATCTGCTCACCGCGGGTCATGTGCAGCCTCCTTCTCCCCGCCCCACGCTGCGGCGAACGCGGCCTCCTCGGTGGAGTGGAAGCGCGTCGTGCCGTCCCTGCAGAAATCCTCGAGGCGGGTGTGGAAGTGCTGCGCGCGACGCTTGATCGCGCCCGCTCCGGCCCAGAAGGCGACGAACCGACGCTTGCCCTCGCGGTCCGGCCTGTCGTCGAGCAGCACGACGTGCATGGTAGGTGGATCACCAGGAGTCACGGTCGGCCTCCTTCGCCACGTTCTCGGGCACTGTCCGCGGGTGCGAAGCACGCAAGTCGTCGATCTCCGCGAGAAGCTCGCGCACGTCGTCGAGGTACACCAGCAGGTCCACGGTCTCCGCCTTCAACCAGGCGTCGTCGTCCGATCCGGGTGGGATGCACAGCACGGCGTGCCTCATCCGGATGCGCTCGATCTCCTGGTGGCGGCTCATCGTTCACCAGAGGTGGTGCCCGGAACGCTTTCCGGTACCGCAGGAACCTCCCCGGTGGTGGAAGCGATCTCCTCCTCGAGGGCGGCGGCGCACATCCGACGCAGCTTCATCGCCACACGCACGGCTCGCTCCTCCGACCAGTCCTGGTGTCCGGCCATCAGCGTGGCGGCCGTGTTCACCACGTCGGACGTCGACAGCATGTGTGACTGGCGCAACTGCCGCTCGAGAGAGCAGACGAAATGCGCCACCTCCTGCGCCCGGACAGCGTCCGACAGCCCCTCGCACCACTTCACGGTCTGCGCGTGTCTGACCTTGTCGATCATCGAACCCCCAGTCCGCATATGGTAACATCAACCATTGATGCTTGTCAAGCGGGGATCACTGGAACTCGTCGCCGCGGACGACAGGCGCGGCTTCGACCCAGGCCCACTCCCCGTCGACGCGGTCCACACGCAGCGGATGCCCGAGCCGCACACCGAGGAGCAACAACCGCTCGAGGTTGGCTCGGTGCACCACACGCGGGGCGCCGACCAGAGGTCCACCCCGCAGCGACTCTCGGATCGAGCACCACTCCACACCGAGCACGAAACACTGCTGCGATGTGAGCCCGTATAGCTGCCCGTCGTCGATGTCGAACGGAAGACTCAACCGGAAGTCGTGGTCGGACACGGATCCCTCCTCTCGATCAACAAGACGGCCAACTCGCGCACCAGATCCTGCGCGCACGGATCGCACACCGGCGATCGCTCCAGGCCGAAGTGCGTGAACGTCAACTGCCCGCACCGGGCGCAACTCGGATCCTCATCATCCTCCGGCAGGTCATCCGAGTCCGCAGCCAGCAGGTCCAACAGCTCAATGGTCGCCCTCATCCCCCGTCCTCCTCATCCGCAGTGAGCACCGCCTGGCCGACCGCGTGGTCCCGCGCGATCAGCGCCACCTCCTCAGGCTTCAACAACACGCCGCGTCCGTGAACAGCAGCCACGACGATCCGCGCGTAGACGCCGGCCACACCCGGCTCGCCGAGACGGAGCAACCTGCGCGCCGCGGTGGCGAGATGGGCCCCCGGTGTGAAGCGCATCAGCCGTCCTCCCCTTCATCCGGGATGGGTTCGTTCGGCAGGTCCCACCCCATCGCGGACCAGCTCTCCGGTTTCGACTCTTCATCCCCCACCACATCTTTCTCAGGGACGTACAATGTCCCCTGGCGTCGCATCCGCTCGAGGTCCCTGGCCGACAGCCGGGATGCGCGTTCCGCATCCTCCCTCAGCGATCTGGCCTCGTCCCGCAGCGCCGCGGCCTTGACCAGATCCGGATGGGGCTGGGTCGGCGCGGAAGGTGGCCCACCGTCCGTCAACTCCTCGAGCCGGACCGATCCCCTCCGCAACCCGGCGCGGACCAGGGCCACCGCGAACCCGAGCAGGTACTCCACCTGGGACGGGATCCGCACCATCTTCCCCCTGAAGGTGCGTCGTCTCCACCCCTTCGGCTGGCGTGTCTTCGGCAACTCCCCGCGATGAACCATCGTCCTCACCGCAGCCGGCGTCAGGCACAACACCTCCGCCACATCCTCCACCGTCACCGGGTCGAGGAAGACCCCCCGCCCCAACCCCGT